CGGTGCGGACCTGCGCGGTGCGGACCTGTGCAGTGCGAACCTGTCCAGTGCGAACCTGCGCGGTGCGGACCTGTCCAGTGCGAACCTGTCCAGTGCGAACCTGCACGGTGCGGACCTGCGCGGTGCGGACCTGTGCAGTGCGGAGAATGCGGAATTAGCTTTAGCGCAAACTTCTATCGTTCCTGAACACGGATCATTCATCGGCTGGAAACTATGCCAAGATAGTGTTTTGGTTCAGGTTCAAATACCTGTGGACGCTAAACGGTCTAATGCTACGGGCCGGAAATGCCGTGCAGAGTATGTGACCGTCCTAGACGTTATCGGCGCGACTAAGGGAGTCTCTAAACACGACTCAAAAACAACCTACGTCAAAGGCGAAGTAGTTCGGTGCGATAACTGGAATACGGACAGGTTCACAGAATGCGGAGGAGGAATCCATTTTTTCCTTACCCGGATTGAGGCAGAGAATTACGATTAGGCTAGACGGTCAAGGCGCATCGTTTGCGGCGCCTTGCACGATTCGCCTAAGGAGGATGTATACCTAGCAAGTTTGTCCAGTCTTATATTGAAACTGCTCTATGGTCTAGCACGGACGAATTCGGGATCCCGCTGGATGATTCGAAATATTCAAATGCAGAGATATCGCCAGAAACTCTTGCACAATTTGAGGCAGACTGCGAACGTTTCCAAGCAGAGTATGTTAAGGCCGTCAATGCGTTAGATTACGTATCGGGAGACTTTGAACACTGCCCGATAGCACACGACTTTTGGCTCACCCGCAATCATCACGGCGCTGGCTTTTGGGACGGAGATTATCCAAAGGCAATCGGCGACGCCTTGACAGAGATCGCGCACAGTTTCGGCGAGTGTGACCTCTACGTAGGGGATAACGGGCAAGTCTTTACAAGTCCCTGTCTGTAGGTACTCGCCTTGCTCTGCCTGTTACGTTCCAAGAATCTAATCTAAGAAAAGAGGGTGTATGGTATTGAGTCAGAACAAAATGCGAACAGTAGCGAATCTAGGCCAGCATCTACAATTCGTTTCAGACTCTCAAGACGTGCAAGCGATCAGGGAGCATCTAGGCACGGCCGCGGGCGATTATGACGCATTCTTTGTTGACGCGCGGGACGGCGAGTATACCAAAATATGGGGTATGTGTGGAATCGTACCCTATCATTCCAAGCTTGTTAACCAGCTTATCCCTGCAGGCGAGTAAGTCACACCTAAACCCTGTTAACGTTCGCCAGAATGGACGCTAGACGGCGTAGCGTTCATTATAGCGCGCGTTCGCGCTAACATGGCCATGTTAGTTATCTTGGCCATGTTAGTTATCTTGGCCATGTTAGTTATCTTGGCCATGTTAGTTATCTTGGCCATGATAGGAGGATCGTGGAAACCCTAATGCTATTTGTCTACCTGTTCGCTCTGGCCGGCATTCTGACATTCTGCCTACCAGACGCGGTATTCCGCATGCCTCACAAGTAGGCTAATCGGCCGGCAGATAGGTGAAGTGTGCCTAGACAATTCGGCCATTAGATTGCTATTGCGTACCAGTACGCTAGACCTACGAAATTTTTACGTACTAGTACCGATAGGACTAAAATATTTTGACATTTGCTGTGAAAAACACTCAGATTTTGAAAACCGCTATGTTTTTAGCTAACGAGTTTTTCCAGATCAGGATCCTGAACGGGGGAGTACTTCACGGGGTACCGAGAGTTCGTGTCTTGACCCCTCTATATAGATTTTTCTCTCGCACTAGGGAGTAAAACGAGATTAGAAATGGGGTGGTACCAGTACAGAAGTACTATTGACGCCAAGATGCAAAAGTAATTTAATGCAATGCATGGAGGACCAATGGCAGAAATAACCATTTACACTTGTGATCGATGTGGAGCAAAAAGCGAGGGGAGAAAATCGGGATGGTTTAATATCCATGAATGGTTTGGGGATTACTCAAAACTTTTATGTGAGACTTGCAAGGAAAAGTTTTTCTGTTTTATAAAACGAAAGCCCTACAAAGACTAATGGGCTTTGAACTATTTTTTCGGTGGTATGATTTGTGGATCGGTGCATATTGGGATACAAAAAACCAAGTTTTATACATTTGCCCGATACCTTGTTTTGGTCTAAGAATAAAATTCAAGGGGGGTTTATGACGAAAGCCGAAGCACAAAAACGAATGAACGAACTTAATTGGATGAGAGATCGAGTACAAGATGAGATTCGAGAAGCAGACCAAAGGCTCAAAAGAGCCATTGAAGAAGGCAGAGGTTTATTGAGCGAACATCCGGGGTTGAGTTTGAAAGCACCCAAACTTATTGAACTCCCGTGCGGCTGCCTGAGTCCCGCAAAATCTAAGTACGAGTTGTGTCCGCATTACCGCCGTTCGTGTGGGCTTTAAATATGAAATCCAGAAGCTACTTGTCTTTCATCCGCGCACCAGAACTCGGATTAGTCAATATCGGCAGGACACATGATCCCGAGACGCGCCTCAAGATGTTCCAGTTGCATTCCCCGGTTGAGTTAAGGTCAGACGGGGACCTGAGAATGACTAATTGGGATCAGGCGACAGCCTCAGAGAATAGCTTGGTCGCACATCTGGCACCCAAACAAGCACGACCGGGATGGTTTGAGCTAAGCGTCCGCGAGGTTGTTGACATCTTTGAGATGGCGAATAAGTCCAGAAAGGCGGAGAATACGCAAGCCGAAATACTGGCTCTCGAGAAGGAATGGTTTCAGGCCGGGTACCGAGCATTTGAGGAAGGAAGAAAAAAGAAAAACGGGTGGAGGGCCGAATCTTTATCCAAAGTCCGAGCATCGAGTTCACTTTGGCGCCTCGGTTATGACGCCGCGGATAAACCTGCCATCGTTGGCAAGTTGTATAAAGACTGGATGCCGAAGTCTTAAATGACGCTGATTGTACCAACGAACTACCGTCGTTCGTTCTTTCGCGAGAGGAATCAGAAACGCTCTGACCAAGCCGGAGATGGCCAAGAGGTAATCCTGACCTGTCTCAGATGTTTCCGAGACGCTCAACAAGGCTCTCGTTGCGATCTCTGTCGGGAAAAACGAGAAGTAGGCAATAAAGGGAGAAAGCGATGATCGTCGGCGTAGTCACAGGATTAATCCTTCTCTTGATTGCTATCTGCATTACGGACTCTGTCTTGGAGACTTGGAGGAATAATGAGTGAGCAAAACGGACCGTATGACAAAGACCGTTGTCATTTCTGTAACAAAAGCGACAAGACGCACCCGACCGAAAGATCCAAGAATGTAGTCGGATATCAGCGTCCCGAGAACCAAGACTTTACTGGCAAGATGGTTGACTCATGCCAAGGTTGTTTGATTCAAACACAGGAGGCAAAGTGATCGGTACCGATATAAACGGAAGTTTTTATTATGATTCAGAGCCGATCTCTGCTCACGAGAGACACTTTCAGAAATGTAACATCGGTAATGTTCTCAGATATGATCCTACCTCAGATGGTCCCGAAGTCTCAACGATTCGATTCTTTTCTAGGCACCCCGAAGGCGGTCGATATTTTACCATTCACGGTTTCCATACAGGTCTGTACAGGACATGATAGCTCTGATTCTATCTGCGGTCTTTCCGCCCAAGCCCGTCAGCCTAGGCAAGGTCCCGCTTGAGTCCCTGACGCTAGCGGCTATCCGCTCAGGCGATATTAAGGTGATTGAGTACGATGATACTTGGGCAGGCAATCTACGCGAGTGGCGAAACGGGAGATGGAATCTCGTAATACCCTACAGCGGCTCCTGTGATGGAATCCGAAAAAACCAGAGCCAAGAGGCTGTTCAACAATTACAACCTCACAATCCAGGAGTGGGAGACGGTCAATTCATTCCAGGGTCACAAATGCTTTATATGCGGACACGCTAACAAACGCGATCAGAGACTATCTACCGATCACGTACATGATTCGGGCTTGTTCCGCGGCCTGCTGTGCCTGCGCTGCAACATCCTTTTGGGTAAAATCGAGAACGCTTTCAAGCGGTACGGCCTGCATAAAATCGAGGGCGTAACCTTAATTGGCATCGTCCTCAAGACAGCCGAATACCTCCGAAGCCCGCCGGCCGTCCAAGCCTTGGGCCGCGAGGTATACGGTTGGCCTGGCCGGATCGGAACTAAAGAGCACAAGGCGTTCATCAAGAGACGGGATAAAGAAAAAGCGAAGGCGAATAAGTCGTAATACCCTCTCTACAACAGTTGTACCCCGACAGAGGTAAAATGAGCATTAGTACCGACATCCAAGGGATTGAAAAACAGGCCGGAGTATTCCTCAGTACGCATCACATCGTACTCTATCTCTTGCTGGCCGCCGCTCTAGGTTTAGGCATCTACACCGTAGAGTCGAAGTACGCAGCCCTCCAAGAGGCCCGAGCTACCGCTGCAGAGCAGGCGCTAGCCGTCGAGAAAGACCACTCGGCACAACTGACAGCGGCTTTCGCCCAAGCCCAAGCCCAGCGCGATCTCCAGAATGCGCAGTTCCAGCAAACGATCCTAGCGCTCCAGAAACAGGCCCAAGTCCAGATCATACACGACAAAGCACTGCCTGCGCCGGAGCTCGGACACAGGATTGAGACTCTGACGGGATTTAAACAAGGCGCCATCACGCTTGATGTAAGTCAAGATTTAATCGTCCCGCTCCCCCTAGGCCAAGAAATCGTCGCGAAGCTAGACCAAGGCTTGGCAGACGCCCAGACAGTTGTCCAGCAAGCAGGCATCATCAAGAATCAAGGCGACACAATCTCTGGGCAGATATCCATAATTGCCGAGGATAAGAAGGTCCTTGCCGTGCAGATCGACAGTGATACGAAAGTTCTGAACGCAGAGAAGGCGAAGTGCCGAAAGTCTAAATTTCGCTGGTTTGGAATTGGATTTGTTACAGGATTTATTGGGCGGGAGATTATCAAACCATGATGAATAAACTCCAACTAATAATTGATCGAGAATTTCAGAAATTGATTCCCTCTCTTCAGCCAGAAGAGTTTAAGCAACTTGAAGCGAATATTCTTCGAGATGGTTGTCAAGAGCCATTATCAATTTGGAAATATGATGGTAAAATCATTCTTATTGACGGACATAATAGATATAAAATTTGTGAGAAGCACAACAAAAAATTTGAGGTCGTGTTTCTTGATTTAGAAGATCGAGAACACACAAAACTTTGGATAGGGGAGCGCCAATTAGGCCGCAGAAATCTTACAGATGACCAGAGATCTGTTATCGCTAATGAGATCAGAGAATGGCGATCAAGTATTGCTAAGTCAGAAGCAGCTAAAATCGCAGGATCGGTTAAACCCTTATCTAATCAACGGCTTAACGATTCGGACAATGCGTCCGAGACGTTAAATGATAGAAACAAAACAACTTATAGAGATACAAGAAAAGAAATCGCTAAAGAAGCAAATGTGCCAGAGAGAAAGCTTAGAACAGTTCAAGAAATTAAAAAGAGCTCGCCCGCGCTATTGGAGAAAGTACGCTCAGGAGAGATATCTCTAGCAGAAGCTAAGCGTACTGTTCGTCGAGAAGATTTGATTGAAAAGTTATCTTCGGTTGAAGCCATTAAAGCCAAAGAAATTTCTGGCAAATACGATGTGTTCGTAATCGATCCTCCATGGCCTATGGAAAAAATCGAGCGAGACGAGCGCCCCAATCAAGTTAAGTTCGATTACCCGACAATGAGTTTAGAGAAGATTGATGAGGAGGTCGGAGCCGCCCTAAAAAAACACACAGACGCAGACGCTCATGTGTTCTTGTGGACTACGCAGAAGTTCCTTCCAAATGCCTTCGATCTCCTCGAATCATGGAAGATGAAGTATGTTTGTGTTTTTGTCTGGCATAAACCGGGTGGATTTCAGCCTATAGGGCTTCCTCAATATAATGGTGAATTTGCTGTTTATGCTCGAAAAGGGTCACCAAAATTTATAGATACTAAGAAATTTTTTACTGTATTCGAGGCACCTCGCGGCAAACACAGCGAAAAACCGGAAGAATTCTATGACCTATTGCGCCGCATTACCGGTGGTCGGCGATTGGACATGTTTAATCGAAGGGAAATCCAAGGTTTCGATGGGTGGGGAAAGGAGAGCAAGCAGTGTATTCAATAGGCCAGATTGTTTCTCATCCTCAAAACGGAAAGATGGAACTCATCAAAGAGCTATCTAGCGGTTCTTGGCTCGCTAAAGGATTAGATGGAGAGTGGATAATTGATGATCTATCAGTTTTAACAATACTGGAAACACCGTCGCCCAAGAAAGTTTTCTCAGCCAAGTATAAAAATAAAAAGCAACGCGCACGAGAGATTATTCGCCAGTATGTAGGAAAACAAGAATTCGTAGATTTTGTCGAATACTTACAGTCTACTTGGTATCGGCTAACTGTAGAAACCTCGGAACCGGAAATTTTTGAGGACGAATATCACCAACGATTAAATAAGGATACAACTTTGCCTGAAGCTTCTATTCAGAGAAATAAGTGGGGTACTCAAATCAGGGTTCACTTTTTAATTCCCCCAGATACATCTTTGATACCGTTCCAAGAAGCTATTTCAGGAGAGGGCGGGTCATTCTCATCAGGAAAAGAGTCTTGGATTAATCTTGGGAATGGAAACGGAGAGATAACTAATAAAACGTTCAATTGGGAACTCCGAGAGAATGGAATATTGTTTGATTTTGAAGAACAGAGGACTTATGCCTCGTAAAATCACAAAACGAATCTGCCCCGCATGCAAAGAAGAGAAGATGATGCGGTCAGATGTCAAGACTTGCGGCTGCCAGCAAAAGGTCATCAAGGACTTGAAAGAGTCCAGCCAAGTCTCGGGTAATAATTGGGAAATAAGTATTCCCAAAACGCGCATTCATACGCTTGAGGGATTGATTAAAGCGTTTGAGATCGATACAGAAATTTGGGAAGTCTCTCGTTTCGTAGCCAATAAATGGGATATGGGATATGTGGTTGATGGAAAGGCATCCCACCACGAGTTGTATCAAGTCAAAGCGTTTCTGAAACGTAAAGTTGACATCGTAAACGTCAAGAAAGAAATAGAAGATCTGATGAAGTTGGCTAAGCAGACCGCGCCTCAGCCTAAAGCGATCAAGAAACCCGAGAACCCTCAAGGCGGAATGCTCGAGATCAACTTGATCGATCATCACTTCGGTAAGATGGCTTGGGGACTTGAAACGCTAGGCCCGAATTATGATGTCAAGATTGCAGCCAAGCTGTTCAATCGCGCCTTGGATACGCTGATTAATCGCTCGCCGTTTGCGACTTATGAGGAGGTCTGGTTCGTAGTAGGCAATGACCTGCTTAACTCGGATGACACGACGGGCAAGACAACGGCCGGAACGCAAGTTGAATCAGATTTCAGGCACGAAAAAACATACGTGGTTGCACGAACCCTGTTGGTACAAGCGGTCGAGAACAAGTTGAGGTATATCGCAAAGAAGGTTAGAGTTATCGTAGTTCCAGGCAATCACGATCATAACTCAATGTGGCATCTAGGCGATTCTCTTGAACTCTATTTTTCAAAGTATACAGACGTGGTTGTTGACAATCAGCCCTCGGCGCGCAAGTACCACGTATATGGTAATACGCTGATCGGATACACGCACGGAGACAAAGCCAAGGGTAAGAATTTGCCTTTGTTGATGGCGACAGAGGCTAGGCAGGATTTCGGCAGGACATTGTTTCACGAGTGGCATACAGGGCACAAGCATCAAACGAGGACCGAGGAATTCAACGGCGTCCGTGTCCGAATCCTGCCCGCGCTCTGTCCCTCAGATGCATGGCACGCAGAGATGGGGTTCGTGGGAAACCTGCGGAGTTCCGAAGCATTTGTTTGGGACGCCATCCAAGGCCTGATCGGCATCGTAATCTATACGGACAGCGACGACTTTATCGAGAAGGCGTCCAGTATCCCGACAGCGGTGAACGGATGAAAATAGGAAATCGCGTCGAACATAAAATCTACGGTTCTGGCGTCGTCGTAAACGTCCTCGAAGGCAAAAGCGGATCACTGAATGTAGCCGTCAAGTTTGATAAAGGCGGCCCGATGGGATTCGCAGAGCACGCATCAAACGATGTCAAGCAATTGGCGGTGGTCAAGTGATATTATTTGGGCTAGGAAATAAAGCGCGTCAAGGAAAAGATACTGCGGGCCTCGCGATTTGTGATTATTATAACCGCAAACGCGACATCCAAGCAGAACATGATCTCCCGTTCACGGTTCCTGAAGCCCGGATCTTCAAGTTTGCAGACGCCTTGTACAAGGTATGCCGTGAAGAATACGGCATGGTGGGCAAGGATGCTCGCTTGTTACAACAAGTCGGAGAAGGTCGCAGAAACGAATACGGCCTTAATTATTGGATCAATAAGCTAGAACAATCAATGGCCGGCTTTAAAGGCGTCGCGGTTCTGACTGATATGCGGTACACGAACGAGGCTGATTGGGTCAAGAGCAAGGGCGGTCGGACTGTACAAGTTACCAGGTTAAATCTAGATGGATCGCAATTCATCTCGGGGGATCGGGATCCGAATTTTATCAGCGAGGTTCAGCTAGACAGCTATAATTTTGATGCCTATATAAAAAGCAAAGACGCAGCATTGACCGCCGAATACGCGATTACATTAACGGAGTATTACCGAGGATTGAAGGCTTAATGAGTCAAGCTTGGATAGAAACGGCAACCGGCGTCAAGTTTGACGTTCTTGATCCGCAGCCAGATATGATTCGGATCGAGGACATCGCTCACGCAGGTTCTCAAGTCAACAGATTTGCCGGCCATTGTAGATTTCCATATCCTGTCAGTCAGCATTGCAGACTTGGCAGCTACATCATAGAAGACGAGTTCGCACTAGATTTTTTGCTCCACGACGCTAGCGAAAGCTTTATCGGCGACGTTACGCGACCGCTGAAACATTTTTCGGTAGTCGGAGACGAGTACAGAAAGGTTGAATCAAGGCTCCAAGGTGTTATTTGCGATGTGTTCGGGATCAGTCGCGTCGATCCGCCGCAAGTCAAGGTGATCGATAACGCCATGCTGTATGCAGAAAAAGAACAGTTGATGTTCGGCGTCGAATGGGATTACAAATGGTCGGACTTGGATAAGCCTGCGGATGTAAAGATCGTTGAGACCTCATTCGCGGATAACAAGCGGCTATTTTTGGAAAGATTCTATCAACTGAAATGAATCTTCCTGAACTGCTGAAAAATGTTCCGAAGTCATCACTGACTCAGCAAGAGGTTACGAGTATATGGTATTTCTTGCAAGCGAACAAAGAGATTGTTGAGTACTATAAAGCTAACGAGTGGAATGGGGATACCTACGTGATCCTAAAGTGGTCTCACAAGGTTCAGGGATTGGTCGTGTTGCCATGAGTTCAGGCGGTACTAAATTTACTTGGATTCCGGGCGGGCATTTTGAGATGGAAATAATCCCCGCTTCTAAATATTACAAAAAGCCGATTAAATCTTTTTACGTAATCGGCGCACTCGCTAATGAACAAATTGCGTCATTCTCGAATGAACTGGAAGCACTAGGCTACGAGGCTTTTTCAGATTGGAAAGCGCCAGGCCCGCCCGCAGATTCCTTTCTTCTTGAGTACTCTAAGGCTCGCGGTCGCAATTATAAACAGATTCTCAATAGTTATGCAGCTCAGCACGTTTATGCTTTTGATGTTAAGCATCTGGACCGTTGTGACGCCGCAGTAATGCTCATGCCCGCAGGTAAGAGCGCGCATCTCGAATTAGGATATACAATCGGCAAAGGCAAACCGGGATTCATTGTTTTTGAAGATGAACCTACTCGAATTGATGTAATGCATAATTTTTCGACAGAGATTTTTCTTAGCAGAAGTGAATTTTTTGAGTACTTAAAGGAGAATAGCAATGCCAGTTACTAATACGCAATTCAGTACCGTGACATGTGATTCTTGCAAGAAAACCATCACTTACGCCGGCGTCAACGAGCAAGAAGAACTCAGCAAGCCTGAAAACTCTTGGGTCATCAAGACGGCGCGCATTGTCCAAAACCTAGTCCCCGCGCCTGGTCAGCAACGCCCGCAAGCATTCTTGTATTGCGGAGACGAATGCGAGATAACAGCGGCCGGAACCGGCGTACATAACGTACCCGAACCCAAGAAGATCATCTCCGGCGTCGCATCATCTGCGTCCGTAGCCCAAGCCGCCGCCGTCGCAGCAGCAGCCGAGAAGGCTACAGCCGCACTCAAGTCCGGCCAGCCTGGTATCATTGGATAATTATGTCTAAAACAAAAGTCGAAAAAGTTGCCAGACAAGAATTTCTCAGAACTATACCTTTTGTCATATCAATGATGAGTAATCAAAAATTTGTTAAAAAACTTGATAAATTAGGGTACCGATTTGATGTCGAAGCAATCCTTCAAGCCGTTAATACGGCCACAGGTTGGAAAGGTCCGTCTCCGATTCAAAAGGTAAAAGCCCGTGCCTGATTACATGATCCGCATTACAGGCCACATCGACGAGAACAAGCGTCCGAGGGAGGTTTCTAAGGACTTTCCCAAAGGTTTCCCTCAGCAGGTGCGCGAGGACACCTATATCCAAGCCGAGAACTCTCAAGGTGTCTTCAAGAGCATCAACGACGAGATAACGAAGTATCTGCGGCTCACAGGTATGTGGATTCGCAAGAATCCTGATGAGTTGCTAGACGCCAAGAAACTTGAGATCTTTGACCGGATGTTCGTCCCGCTGCACATGATTACGCACATCACTGCAGACTTCCAGATGTTATCTGCGGAGATTCCGATGGTTGACCAAGAGGGCAAAGTATTTTTGACGAGCGGGAAAGAATTGGTGAGACATTGATTATACTCGGATATGACATCGAGACGACTGGCCTTGATAAACAAAAGGATCGCATGATCGAAGTCGGCCTAGTTCTTTACTCCACTGGCCAGAACAAGATCTTAGAGAGTACAGGATTCTTGGTTCAGTCAGACGGAGTCCCCGTCACACCTGAGATTACAGATCTGACGCACATCACTCAAGAAGCTCTGGACAGATTTGGATACGAACCATCCGCAGCCCTAAATGACATCATGGACTGGATGAGTCAAGCAGATGCCATCATGGGCCATAACGTGATCCGCTTCGATAAACCGATCACCGATAATACCGCGCACAGGTTTTTGTGCGAGTTGCCCTCCAAACTGTGGATCGACACCATGACCGATCTGCCTCAGACCAAAGGCGAGCAATTGATTACCATGTGCGCGAAAAAGGGATTCGTGAACCCGCATCAACACTCAGCCGAAGACGACGCAAAGGCTACGCTCAAGTTGGCTACATATTACGACTTCGATCAAATCGTTGAGAGAGCCAAGTCCCCAACCGTCGTGGTTCAAAGCCATCAGAGCCGACATGAGAACGATTTAGTCAAGAAACTCCAATTTAGGTGGAATCCTGAGAGAAAACTCTGGTTCAAAGCCGTAAAGGAAATGGATTTGGAGCAACTCAAAAAGAACGCGACCTTCGCCCTATCTATTATAGATAAGCAAGTCGCCGAAGAACTTTTAGCACTATAAGGAGACAAAATGGTAAAGAAACAAACAGAGTACGGGGTTTGGGCAAAATGCTATCGGCAAGTAATCCTCAATATCCGAGCGGCCAGCCTAGAAGAGGCTTTGGAGAAAGCCAAAGAACTCAAGAACGACGATTTTGTCACCGTGAACGGCGAATACGCTGACGGCTCAACAGAAATCCAAGGCGTATTGAAGAACGACTAAGAGTTTCGCGAAAGCGAATGCAATAAAGTAGTAAAATCCAAAACTAACGAAAAGGAAAAAACTAAGGAGATATATGGAGTTTACAAAACCAGCACCACGAGAACGAGCCCCGGGCGGTCCATTTCTCGGCACCATCGTAGACGTTGTTGACATGCCTAATCGCCCATCCGCTTATGGTCCCCAGAACAAAGTCAGGATTGACTGGATTTTAGCCGATCTTAACGGTAACGCCGTTCTTGATTCTAAGGGCGGGCCGTTGACAGTGGCGGAGTTCTATAATGCCATCTTGACGGACAGCTCAAAGTTGACCAAGGCTTTGGTTCAGATCCTGAATTCAATGCCCCCGGTCATGAACTCAACAGAGCAGATGGCTCAGCTTTTAATCGGCCGCAGCGCAAACCTGTTCTTGGTAAAGGCCGCAAACGAAAAGAATCCTGCGGATCCTTACACCAATATTGCGGGTCACTCTCCGATTATGCCTGGCCAGCGTCCGCCGGTAGTTCCGTCAAACTACGTTCGCGAAATCAACCGCCCCAAGACCATCAATGGCCAACAGACGTACGCGACTCCGCAAGCGGCCGCACAATCGCAGCAGTCTCAGCAACTAACATATGCGGCGCCACCGCAGCAACCCGCACAACAGCCTCCGGCACCGCAATATCAACCGCCGGCTCAGCCGACCTTCCAACCGCCCGCACAACCTGGATTTCCGGTGCCGTCTAATGTACCTCCCGGAGCTCCTCCTAATACCCGCGCATTCTAACCTCAACGTGAAAGCCGACGCACTAGGCTTGACTTCCGGTCAGAGATCGGATAAACTTCAGAGGACAGATGGAAAACGCTCAGTCTAATCAATTGGTATCTGCCCTTACCTGCGTTGAGAAAGGCTGGTACGTATTCCCCTTAGGAGAAAAATCAAAACAGCCTGATAATGAGTTTGCCCCAAACGGGTTCAAGAGCGCTACAAATGACCCCGATATAGTTCGCGAGTGGTGGTCCAAAAAACCAAAAAATAATGTTGGAATAGATTTGGGCCGCTCCAATCTCACGGTTCTGGACTTCGATAAAGGCCTTCCTCCGCCCGAATTAAACCTGCCTGAAACCCTTCAAGTCTCAACTAGCCGCGGGACGCATGTGTACTTCTCCGGTGCGAGTCAGCAAACCAATATGTTTTTCAATCATATCCATATTGGTGAAATCAAGACTGCGGGAGGGTACGTCCTTGGTCCTTTTTCGCTTCACCCAGATGGGCCGGAATATCTAGTTCGTGTCAAAGCGCCAATCGCGCCGCTTCCTTTGGATCTTCTTGATCGCCTGCGTCCGAGCAAAAAGCAGCAGCAAACATTTGAGCGCGACGAACACAATCTGGTGATGCACGGCCAGATTCATAATTATCTTTTACAGCAAGCGGGTCGTCTTCGAGGCCAAGGCTTAAGCATCGAATTGATTGAGGCTGCCTTACTTGAGATCGCCCACGCGAATTGTGCGCCGCCGCTCGACGAGTCTAAGGTTCGGCAGATGGCACAATCCATCAATTGGCCCCCAGGTCAGCCTCAAGTCGAGTTGACACTTAACCAGACTCCACAGCCTGCTCAACAATGCGATCCGGAAGAACTTCCTGACTTCGAAGATGAGCCCTATCCTCGTTGGCCTGCATGGGTGATGGCCGGAACCAGTATTTATGAACAACTCGTCAAGCCTGTTTGCGATTTGAATGAACGAATACCATATTTCATGTGGCTACCCGCGATGCAACTTCTTCTTAATTACGTTGGCCCGAAGATTAAGATCAAAGGTTTCGGAGGAGAGTTTCCGTTCAGGGGTGCGCTTTATTTAGTCTTGATCGGCCAGAAAGGCAAGGCACATAAGTCGGATTCCGTCAAGGATGCGCAGAACTATTTCAATTATTGCGGCCTTTTGCAGCAAGCCGGAAAAGACACCAAGGCTGCGGAAGGCCGAATGTTGGTGTGGACCGCCGGATCTCCGGAAGGTCTCGGTCTCGATATGGCTCGGACAAATTGCAAAAATTCTGTACTTTTTTACGATGAGCTCTCGACGCTGGTATCCAAAACAAATATTGATTCAAGCGCACTCTCCTCCGCCCTGCTTACGATGTACGAGAGCGGAAAATTCTCTAACTCCGTCAAGGCCGCGAAAGAAACGTACTCGATTGATCCGGATACGTATTGTGCCAGTCTGATCGCGTGTACAACTGATAAGAAGTTTCCAGAATTGTGGTCAAAACTCGCTGGAGCGGATACTGGCTTGGATGATCGATTTATGTTCGTCTATCAGCCAGAATTTTTGCCAGAGCCTAGACTGCAGCAGCAAGTCAATACCGTTATGAATTCTCAGGTGACCCGTAGACTGATTGATCGCGCGGTAGACCAAAGAAAGGTTTACGAGTTCGAGGATCGCAACCATCCTATGCTGGTTGAACTGAATAAAAAGGAACCCAGGTATGCTGCTCGAGCCGAGCGTTGGGCGGTGGGTCTGGCTATCGATCTCGGTCTAGATCAGGTAGATAGCGAGTGTGTAGAGCGCGCTTGCGCTATCGTTAATTACGAAATCGCCGTCAAGAAGTACCTGAAGTCTTATGAAGCCGTCACCCGCGAAGGCGAGATCCAACTCAAGGTTAGCCGCATTCTGGAAATGAACAAAGGTCGGATGGAGAAGCGTAAACTTGAGGCTGCAGTAGATTACCGTAAGTACGGGCTCACCATCTGGAAGCAGTCTTACAACGCCATGACAGGTGCCGGAATCATCCGCGAAGACGGGCCTGGTACTAGGTCACAGCCGTGCTATGTTCAGTTACTGAGAAAGCGAGACGTTGATGATGAGTAACTTGATTGAATTCGGAGATTGCCGCGAATTGATGAAACACTGGATTTGGGAAGGCGTCAAGGTCCAGACTTGTGTTACAAGTCCGCCGTATTTTGGCTTGAGAGATTATGGTGTAGATGGCCAGATGGGTCAAGAGAAGACTCCTGAGCTATTTGTCTCCGAATTAGTTTCCACACTTCGGCTAGTTAGAGACTTGCTCACGGATGACGGCACGCTTTGGCTTAATTTAGGGGACAGCTATTGGGGGTCGTGGGTAACGCAGGTAATCGTCCAGAGTTAGATAAAAAATCTTCAAATCAGCGTCCCAAAGATTGCGACTATCTTCCGCGTCGAGGGTGGGATGAGAACAGGGATCGTCCGCCGTCTAGCTACAAGCATCCGTTTTTAAAGCCTAAGGAGTTGATTGGAATTCCGTGGCGAGTCGCTTTCGCTTTGCAGGCTGACGGTTGGTATCTCAGACAAGATATCATTTGGTATAAACGAAACCCGATGCCAGAAAGTGTTCGAGATCGCTGCACTAAGGCTCACGAATATATTTTTCTTTTAACTAAGCAACCTAAGTATTACTTTGATGGAGACGCTATAGCAACGGAATGTAAGCCGTCAACCAAGGCACGTCTAGAGCAGCCGACGCTAGAGCAGCAAGCGGGTAGCGAGAGAGTCCCAGGAAAGACTAATGGACCTATGAAGGCGTGCTTCGGAGGCCGGAATAAACAGGCAGGATACAATACACGAATTCACTCCGGTAACGAAGACGAAGGAAATTATTTAGAGCGCGGAGCCAATAAGCGGAGTGTTTGGGATGTAACTACCAAGCCGTTTAAAGGCGCTCATTTTGCCACCTTTCCGCCCGATTTGATTGAGCCCTGCATCTTGGCGGGTAGCCGCCCAGGCGACATCGTCTTCGATCCATTCATGGGTTCCGGAACCACCGCCCAAGTCGCGCTTCAACACGGTCGTCAGTATCTCGGCTGTGAATTGAACCCAGCCTATAAGGAATTGCAGGATAAGCGAATCGCTAGCGTCGGAGTCAAGAAGTGAAGACTTTGCGACTCGATTTCGAGACGCGTAGTGAGTTGATCCTCGGTGGACAGGAGTCTGTGGGCTTATACAATTACGCCACACACAAGTCTACGCTGGTATTAATGCTTGCCTACAAGATGCCGGGATCCAAAGTTGTGGATATCTGGTTTCCTCACCTAGGTCCGATGTCAGCAGAACTCAGAGCCGCGATTTTAGATCCGAGCGTAACCATATCTGCTTTTAATTGTGCCTTTGAACGATATATTCTGAGATACAAATGCGATCTACTAGTTCATCCCTCTCGATTTAGCGACCCCCAAGTAGGCGCCCGTTATTTAAGCCTTCCAGCCAGTCTCGAAGAGGTAGGCGAAATTCTAACCCTTCCTGAAAACTTGATGAAAGACAAGCGCGGCTCTGCGCTTATCAAGATTTTCTGTGAACCGAAGTGGACGAGGAAGAAAAAAGGCATCGAATCCACGATGTACTTCAATGACTGGAATAGCCATCCCGTTGAGTTCGCAGAATTTGCGGATTATTGTAAGCAGGACATAATCGCTGAGGAGGAGGTTGAACGAAGAGAAATCATCCTCGAGGCTCTTCCACTTCCTCCGTTTGAACAGCGTCTTTGGATATTCGATCAGATCGTGAATGATCGCGGCATGCCTGTGAACGTCGAATTTGTCCAGAAGGCACATAAGCTAGGTGTACGTGCCAAAGAAGAGGCTATCGCAGCCCAAGACAAGATTACAGGTTTAGAGAACTCAAACAGCGTACAACAGCTTTTGCCGTGGGCGAAAGAACGAGGATATCCTTATAATACCTTAGGCAAAGATTTTGTCGACGCCGTTTTGAAGGATCCCGCTATTGTATTGTCCGAAGAATGTAGACTCGTTCTGACTAAACGTCGAGAAGCCGCATCAACCACGTACACCAAACTAGCAAAGATTTTGAGACAGGTATCCCCTGATGGTCGTCTCCGCAATATGTTTATCTTTATGGGGTCAAGTCGTTGCGGAAGATGGAGTTCAGGGGCCGTGCAGCTCCACAACATGGCCCGGCCGGATAAAATGTTTGAGAGCCGTAAAAACCTTGCTGATGCACGCACCCTGATTCTCGCTGAAGACTACGAAGGCATCAAAGAGCGCTTCAAGGATCCAAAGACTGGGAAGCCCGGAAGTGTTTTGCTCGTTATCAAGAACACAATTCGCACAGTGTTTGAGGTTCTTGAATGAAGACCCGATTGCAAATTTGTGATGAGAATGCGATCGAGACTCGAGTCGGAGCTTGGTTGGCAAACTGCCCTTCGCTGATGGATGTGTTTACACCCTGCGTCGGACCGGACGGGAAGTGGCATAGAAACGGGAAAGATCCGTACATTGCGTTCGCGGCCAAGATGTACTGCTTGTCGTATGATCGGATTTATATTGATTCAAAGTCTGCAGACGAAGCGGTAGCCGCAGCAGCAAAGTTGATGCGCCAGATGGCAAAACCAGGTGTCTTGGCGGCTATCTATGGTCAAAGTGGCGGCGATTGGCAGCGTGGTAAGAGCAAGTACAAAGATCCTATCACAGGCGAGTGGGTCTGGGATCGTGTTCGCGGAGGTCTGTGGGGATACGCTTGGAAGGCTGGCGTTGAGATGTCGCAGGAGACCGCGCATATGGTGGCGCGGATGTTCCGTGACTCCTATCCAGAAATTCCGACATGCTGGTATGCGTTTGAGGACGCCTTCAAAGAAGTTCTGCACGTTGACCACCCGAATACCCAGCGTCGCGTTGGTATAAATGGATGCATATTGTTTGATCGCTTGAATATTCAGGGCCGTCATCCATTATTAAGAATGCAGCTTCCCAGCGGTCGTCGTTTGCACTACATGGACGCTCGGATGGAGATGTCCAAGATGCCTTGGGAGGATTCTGAAGGCCATGAAGTTTGGCGTCCAGGACTTGTTTACGCTAACGCTGATCAAGTTACTGGAAAGTGGGCAACCGCTAAATCGCACGGCGCGAAGATGTATCAAAACGGGGTTCAGGGAATTGCCCGGGATGTTTTGGCCGAAAAGCTGTTGGCGCTGGAAGAAGCGGATTTGCCAATTATAGGTCATGTACATGACGAGGGCGTGGCTTTAGTTTTGGATGATCCTTTTTCTCCTCGAGTTGATGACATGATCGACATTATGAGCCGACCCGTTTCTTGGGCCCCCGGCTTACTTTTAGGTGCAGATGGATTTCAAGACACGTTTTATAGGAAGGGATAATGAGCATCTACTTTTTAAAAGAAACAAGACAGCCGGAGCCAAAGGCTGATGCGGTCAGCCGAAAGATGCGCGCTGCCGATCAGCTTCCACTATTTATTGAGTGGCGCGAAGGCCGGAAAGACTTTAAATTTGATGACTTTAATCTCTCCCGCTTGTTAGAGGTAGCGGAGAAGTTCAAGCTGTTTGACGAGCGAATCCTCCCAACTAAGGCAAGCCTAGATTGTGCGTGGGATATCGCCCGCCGACTGCTGAAGTACAAGAACGAAAATAAAGCTTGACAAACGTCGTAAAATAAGATAAAGTGTCGCAAGTTTAGAAAAGGATGAGACAATGAACTTAGCAGATATGAGCAATGAACAACGAGAAGAACACAAGATTAGGGTCAGTAAGCAGATCGGGCTTGACCCCGCCCTCGGGCTTCTAGACTACTTCTGGATTCCTCAGGAGAATGGGTTTAGTAGTCTAGTCCTGTACGCGAAGCGTGGCGCTGCAGAGATTCTCCGCGATAAGCACGATGTTCATGTTACTGTCCTGACGCGCCAAGATGGTCCCGGGTACGTTTGCTTTACCGCCGAGGGCGTCAACAGGTCGGGACGGCCAGAGATCGCTATCGGCTCCGCATCAATCGAGGGCCTAAAGGGTGAGAAGCTCGCCTCAGCTGTTATGACCGCGAGTACGCGCGCCCTCCGGCGTTTGACCATGCAGTTCGCTGGGTGCGGCGTTTTGGACGAGAGCGAGGTTTATGGCATACCGGCTACTAACGCTTCGCCAGCCGCCTCCAATGCACAGCTAGCTGGTTCTGGCGTCGTTATGCCACCCCCGCAGGTCGTTCTCAGTCCAGAAGCAGGCAAAGACATCACGCCTTTGCCTGAAACAAAGACGGAATACAGGGTTCCTTTTACCCCACATGTCGGAGAAACCGTCAAATTTGAGACTCAGGAGCAATTTGAGGCTCGTCAGGCCGAACTTCGAGCGACCGCGCAGGCCGCCTTGGTTGCACCAGAACAAGCGAATTCTGCTGTGCCAATACAAGCCTTTGATGCTGGCGGTCCCCCGAATATAACAGAAGAGCCTCGCAAACGCCGCGGTCGAGGGCCGGCTCGCAAGAACACCAAGGATATCAGTTCGCCCGGCCAGGAACCGGTTCAAGCCGAGATTCCCGCAGGGCATATTGACGCCCAAGGCGTTATTTCACCAATTGAGCCTGTTTCAACAACCGTTGAAACCGCTCCAAAGACTGAAATCTTGCAGATGTCGCCAAATGCCGTCATTCCAGAAAGTCAGTGTTCGGCGACAACGCCGCGAATTGAAACTACGCCGTTTCCCCCTCTTCCCATCGCAGCCATCCAGATAGTCAATGATATGGTCAAAGCCGCAGAAGTCTTGACCGGCGTCGTAACTATCCCGCAACCTATTCCAGTTGCTCCTGCTCCGCAACCGGTCAAGGTTGACAATCTTTCCGAGGCCGAAAAGACCGCATACCTTCTGAAGTGGAAGGATTACGCACAGAACATTCTGCCAGCCCAAGGGCGCATGATGCCGATCGATTCTATCGGGGGGCCAACGATGCAGATGCGCCGCTTCGTGCAAGCTACGCAAGGCGTCCCAGTCGCGGAGTTGAGTCGAGAACAATGGGAAGACCTGTTTGGATTCATGGATAACTATCTAGCCAAGAATGGCGCGCCGGCTTTGGTTGAGTACATCCAGAAAGCGATTCAGGGGAAGTGATCAGCCTAATCAACCGATGGATTTTCGGCCCACAAGTCCAGACGTCGAAGGTGGTTGATTTGAGTTCTTACGGAATCCCAGAGTGCGTAAAGTGTCATGATTTCTTGCGCAGTCACATGATCCTAGGCCTGATGGCGCATCTATCCAAAGATCACCAAATGCACGAGGACAAATCTATTGATGCGGCCTCTCACATGATGAATCTAGTCTTGAAAGCGAAACGTAGAAAATGAATCTGCCCCTTAATCCAGAACAGCTAGCCGCCCGAGACGCGATTGACGGAAATTTTTGTGTGATCGCAGGTCCCGGATCGGGCAAGACGTCCGTTTTAATCGAACGGTATTTTGAAATGATTGGCCGTCGCGGGATTCCTCAGACAGACATTTTGAACCTGACTTTTACGAGTTCAGCAGCCGAGGAGATGGTAGCCAGAGCCGGTCTGATGGATGCCAAGAAGGTGTTCAGGACTTTCCACAGCTTCGCAATGGATCTTCTCAAGCGGGAGGCTAAGCATCTACCATTTCCGCTTTGCGAAACCGTCATCCCGGTATACGGGCAGGACTTTCAGTTGCTGAAAGATTTATTAAAGCAGTACCCGGCAATCACAAGCTTTCGGGCATTGAAAGAACGGATATCCGAGTGGAAGCGGTCGAACGTTAGTCCCCAAGAGGCTATGGAGCACACCTACAACAATGGTGCCGAGTTTTTTTTCGCGGCAGCTTATCGAGACTACGAGAAGAAATGCCGAGAAGACGGCTGGTTAGATTTTGATTCATTAATGAAAGTTACGGTTCAGCTGTTAGAAGAAAATGTTGAAGTTCGGGACAGAAACAAGATTAAATACACGTGCGTTGACGAGGCCCAAGATACTGATGTCGTACAATTTTGCCTGTTACAACTTATCTATGGTGGTAACATATTTTGTGTCGGTGATTCCAATCAGTTGATTTATGAGTGGAGATCAGCGCAGCCAGGAAATCTAGAGAATTTCGCCAAGTCTTTTCCAGGAGCGAAAACACTATTTCTCGGACAAAATTTCAGATCCACCCGCGCCCTCGTTTCCTTTATTAAACAGATCACACCCGTAGATAATGGTTTGGCTTCGCATATGATTTCCGAGCGCGAGGAAGGAGTCAAGCCGGTTTTCGTTCAATACGGCGATTCGCTTCAAGAAGCCAACGAAGTCCTGAAAAAGATTACCGATCCCGAGAACACCGCCGTTATAGCTAGAACTAATCGCCAGCTGCTAGACTTCCAGAAGCGATGCCTAGGCCGTCAGATCAAATCGGTCATGCTCGGTAGAAAAAACCTCTGGGAACAGACTGAGGTGGCTCATCTCCTCAAGTTAGCCAAGGTGTACGCACACGACTACCATCCGGCACATGAGGTCTTGACCAAGCTAATCTCGGACCACAACTTGACTTGGCTATATCGCAACTCCGGCAGTCCAAATGAGAAGGACCCGACTGAGAATCTCAACGATCTTGTCAAGCTTTCGGCCAAGCGCGGAACACTAGCTGAGTTTCTTACCTGGATGAGGAAGCTTACGTTTGGCTCGAAGTCCTTGAAGCACAAAGAGCCGATCCTTTCCTTGACGACGGTGCATCAGGCCAAAGGAAGAGAATGGAAGAACGTTTTCGTGATAGGATGTACCCAGGGGAAAATGCCGCACCAAGACGGGGAGATTTTAGAAGAGAAGCGAATATTCTTTGTGGCTTGCAGCCGCGCCGCTGATTTTTTGCACATTAGCTACTCCGGTCCCAGAAGCGAATTCCTTAATAATTTCGAAGGGGAGATTAAGATGTATGTCCAAACAACCTAATTATTATTGTTTACACTGCCCTCATAGCGGTGCGATGCATAGCGGTCCTAGAATGCGGTGCGGGGGATTAGACGCCGCAGGAGATACTTGTGATTGCGAGCCGTTCGTCGCGGCCACGTCTAGTCTACCTATGGAAGAACGAAAGCCCAGCAAAGTTAAATCAATCAAGGGTGAGACTAGCGAGCAGCACGAAAAGAATCTTCGCGTGACCGAAAGGTTTACTCTCGCCAGCGACGAAAGCGGCCACGAGTACGTTATCCCTGTCGCCAAGAAAGCGGAGTTTAATAAATGGAATGAGATGGACACAGAGTCAGAAGAATTCGATTGCGAACTATTCGATGAGTATCGCATTGACGGTGGTCTATTGACCTTCACGGACCCAAAGGTGAACTGATGGGCTTCCTTTATATTAATCCGAAGGGCCAGCAACATCGTCGTCATTCTTTCTCGGCGGGGAATACATTTGACCAAAGTCCGAAAAAGTACTTTTTGCAAAAGGTGCAGGGCTGGCGTGAAAAGGACTCACTGGCAAGATTCCAATACGGCAAAGCCATTGAAGAAACCGTGCAGTTTTACCACGAGAATAATGGCGAGGGCGCTTTGGATTTCTTCCGGAATCGCTGGTTGCAAGAAGCCGATAAAGACCTGAAGTACACCAAGGTAGAAAAAGATTGGCAAAACCTTCTGCTAGACGGTCTAGACCATATTCGCCTTTACATAATCCGTCAGCCTGGCCTTCCTATCCCGATGGGCGGAAGATCGCTATTCCAACAAGAACGCGAACGCGAGGTTTTTGTCGGAGACCCCACGTACGGCGATATTTTGGACTGCGGTAAGCTGGATATCATATCTTACGTTGAGCCTGACCATCCTTTGCTGCCCAAGTTAAACTGGAAACCCGAATACGGTGCTTGGCGCCCCCTGATTATCGACATGAAGGCTATGACCGCCGATTTGCCAGAACAGTACGGGATAGCTGCGTTCGATTCTCAGCTAAGACGATATAGCTATCAATCAGGGATTCGCGACGTGGCCCTGCTCGGTTTTATTAAGAAATCCAGATCGCTTCAAAAAGGCTCTTCCATTACTTTGCTTGAAGATGGCGGATTATTTAAAGCCGGTCAAGAAGCCGTTATTGCTCAAATCGACGGGGACGAAATAATCTTGGTCGCCAACGACTTCTTGATTGAAGAGATGGAGCGCGCACAAGGTAAGAAAGCAGATGGCAGAACCGAGCAAACTAAGGTAGCTAAGGAACGTAGGGATCAGTGGTTAGCCCAATACGGAGCCAGAGTTCCCGCAGAAATCATTACTAAACAGCGCCTACAGTTCAATGCCGGTTATGTCAGTATCGAGTCTGCCGAAGAAGCGGGCATGATAGCCGGTCGGCAGATTGTTGATATCGTGAATGCTTGGAATCGTAAAGAGTGGCCTAATGGATTCGGGGTCAAATTTCCAAGAGACGATAGATCAGATCCTTACTTCAGGGCCTTTATTTTAGGCGACGAAGAGTTTAAGAAGTTGAATTTCACCATAAGTAACGAGGATTCGGCCGAAGACCTTTTTGCCGACCGCGACCCGGAGGCAGAATGAAGCGAGACATAGTGACAGAAGAGTATTGGGAGGAGCAACTCAGGAAGCACGGTCTGGGGATGCATCAACTCGGATTACAAGATAACGGAGAAGGCAATCCTACTCCCGAGATCGAGCCGACTCGAGGCCGGCGCGTCTCAGGCCTTAACCGGGACTTCGAGCAACTCAGAACTAAATTCGACTCTCGAGACGGCTTCGTTTCTGGAGGCCACCAGATCAAGAAGATCAGGACGAGAGAGAAAGAGATTCCTTTGTGGGCTACAAACGACAAAGAGACTCAACAAAAGGTTCTTCTGAGGGCCTTTCCTAAGCTGCAAACGGATAGTAAGCAGAGAAAGCGCGCGGCTCGGTGGGCCGCAGTCCTGGTCTTGTTCTACCGCATGAATATGACGAAGTCCCAGATAGGGGCTGAACTCAGAATTGGCTCAACCGTTGTGAACTCAATTCTGCAGCGGGCCCGCAGGGTAGCGAAAGGCATAAGTGCCAATAATACCGGTATCCATGGGCGCAGGATGGGCCGCCCGAAGAAATCGTGATACCATCCCGCGAGCCTCTGAAGTACAGGAGTTCTATGTCGGTCTCTCGGGTTCACACATGCAAGGAGCAGGTAAAGATAGCGGAGGGAAGCGCCTGGCCACCTGCGCCTAAGTGTAGATGCCGCAAGTATATCAGCCTTCGGCGGGCGACCAAGATGGTCAAGGAAGGCGAGGCTAGCTGGGTCGTTACTTCCCGGATCGAGGAGGGCCAAGAGGTCCTTTGCCGACTGTGCAAAGGTGACCCAGAGTTTAAGAAATGTGCGTCTTGCCGCGGAACAGGTAAAGAGATAGCGAACGAGACTGTCGAGGAGTTCGGTAACGATTTGGTCTTGGTTAGTCGCCCGCCAGCGGATAAGAAAGAGAAAAAGCGGAGCTCGGCTTTGGCGAAGAAGACGCCTCGGACGGCAACTGTTGAGATGGGTCACATTCAGAACGCATATTCTGACGGGTTGACAAAAGCCTTTCCTAGGCAGTGGGATAAAAAGAACGAAGCGCGCGATAGGATCGAGGAGTACGGGCGATTATATCGAGAAATGCTAGCCAGCTTGATTGTCGGCTTCGAGCCAGAAGATGATCCAGAGAAAGGCGTTGGCCGAGGATTCGATTACGGGAGGTCAATATGACGCATGAGCATGATTGCCAAGACGGAACCTGTGAAGATCATTATATAGAAGTTTCTTCGGACGTCGTAAACCGCGTCTCAGTAGATTCCGCCGACAGTGTCGAGACCGAAACGATTCCCGCCTCCGCAGAGGCACAAGCCGCAGCCAATAAGGCGCTCCAGGCCATTAAAGATCGCTCGTTCAGCGGGAGGCATCCGGAGTTGGGAAAAATGATCAGTTGCTCCGTATGCGGAACAAGGCACCGTTCAGTCCTTAAGTGCGAGCAGCGATTCAAGGAATTGCACGTAGAAGAGGACCTCGAGACCGGCGAGAAAGTCACGGTATTCGCGACCTGTATCCCGCATGACAAAAAGCCGACTGTGAGGCAGAAAGTCGGCGCAGCAGGTTTCAAATCCAAGCGTAAGAATCCGCACCCGAATCAAGGCGACCTCCAGTTAATCGAGAGGTCCAAAAAGAACTTTGGCGAAACAGGGAACGAGGGTTACGTTTCTCCTGAGGAGTTCCAACACAGAATTCGATTGATGAGGACGACCGCTGAGTGCCAGTTGAGGAAAGAGGCGCACCGGAAGGCCAAGAAGTATCGTCGAACTCAGGACACTAGCCGAAGGATCAATCGGGGTTTATGAGCCACGAAGAGATTATCGGCAAGCACGTACACCTTTTCGCCAGACCGGAGAACTTTACGCCTCCGACTAACAAAGAAGAGGATTGCATCTGCGGTGGATTCAAAAGCGGTGGAAAAAGTCGAGCCCTGATAGCCAATTGTCCGTGTTGCGACGGCGCGCAGATATTGGTAGAGGGTCTTTGTGATTGCGATGATCCTAGCTATATTAAGTTCCGAGTCGTATTACCGCCCGATTCTAAAATTAGAATCCGACGTATAGAGAGTGTCGAACCGATATGTTAGATCTATCTAAAATCAGCATCGGAATCAAGACGTTTCTCCGCGACGAAAAGTTACTGAAGACTCTCGGCGACATAGTGAGTTGGGGATCGGATGTTAAGGTTATTGTAGCCGATTGCGGTCATGAAACTTTTACAAAAAATATCAATTTCGCAGGTTATGTAGCCTACAATGATTGGAAATTTTTGAAATTAAATTTCGACGCCGGATTTGGAGCCATGAGTAATGCGATCATCGACGCCTTGGATACGCCGTACCTTCTTGTGGCTAGTGATGATTTCGATTTCGCTGATCCGAGCGTTCGCGTGGGAATCGAGAAGATGCTGGCAATTCTTGAAAAGCACCCTAGGTATTATGCTGTCTCGGGGCGAGTAGACAATCGACCTTACGAGACGTTCTTGTCAGAGAATAAAGGCATCATAGCAGAACATGATGCCAAGATTGACGAACGTGTCAAAGAGAGTTCATTCCTTGAGGTCTTCGATGTAGACCTGACAGTGAACTATACGCTGTTCCGTCGCGAGACTTTTAAAGAACTTCGTTGGGACGACGATGTAAAAATCGGTGGGGGAGAACATGGTGCTTGGTTTGTTGATATGCGCCGTGCTGGCTTCAAAGTCGGCTTCGTCCCGGGAGCAAACATAAATCAGCAGCAAGGAACGGATAGCGCGGAGTATAAAAAGTTCCGTAACCGCGCGCTCTTCCCAGAGCGCCCATGTTTTGTCAAGCGCGGGATCAAGACGTACATCATGGCGAATGGGATCGTAGATTATCAGGAGAAGAAATAATGGATATCGTTTACTACCACGGCGCATGCCCAGACGGCTGGTGTGCCGCCTTTATCGCAAGCAAGAGATACCCCGAGGCCAAACTAGTCCCGCTCAATCACGGGGCAGAATTTGATTTCTCCCAAGTCAAAGGCAAAGATGTCCTGATGTTGGATTTCAGTCTCAGGACCCGCGAACTAAATGACAAATTGAATTCGCTGGCGAAATCTTTCAAGATACTTGATCACCACAAAACAGCACAAGCTGTCCTTGAAGGCGCATCATACGCTATCTTTGATATGAAACGTTCTGGTGCCGGATTAACGTGGGACCACCTATTCGGGAGTGACACAAATGCCCCAAGGCTTAATGATACTCATTACCCTCCCGCTAGGCCATGGATGGTCGAATATGTGGAAGATCGGGATCTGTGGAATTGGAAGCTGCGTTGGTCTAAGGAGGAATTAACTGCCGAAGCATGGGACGGTCTTTATGATATGGAAGCCAAGGACGCAGCTTACAAAGGCGAAGGAGCCTTAGCCCATATTAACCATTACGTCCGCGAAGCCGTTAAGCAAGCCCAAGTCGGCTTCTTCCAAGGATACAAGACGGCGGTCGTGAACGCTCTGTATCTGAATTGTTCGGAGATCGGGAACGAGTTAGCGAAGACGCATGATGTCAGCCTGACCTGGTTTGAGAGAGCGGATGGCATGATCCAGTTCAGCCTACGTTCCGAAGGCGACGTAGATGTCTCGGCGATTGCGAAAGTGTTTAACGGCGGCGGGCATCTTCATGCTTCCGGCTTCCAGCTAAGTCTTGAGTACGGCCGGCAAGTTCTTGATCGCATCCTTGGCAGGAATATCTTGACCGAAGAAGAGCGGTTGTCCGGAGGATGTGTCAAGTGAACCTCAGGCTGATTATCGCTGTCAAGTCCTGTCTCCAGCACAAAGACCGCGGCGACCATAACTTGATCCGCTCAACCTGGGGCCAAGACGCCAGGGCTGCCGGCATCCCGGTGAAGTTCTTCGTCGGCCAGCAAGAGCAAAACTCGGCCCGAGTCGTCAATTTCGAGTCAGACGAGATTCGGGTTGCCTGCGACGATGATTACAATAGCTTGCCGAAGAAGACCCGCGAGATATGCAAGTGGTTCCAAGGCAAGATGGTAAATTTCATTTTTCTTTGTGATACAGATACCTTCGTCAACGTCAAGAAGCTTCTTGCCTCGCCGTTCACCTCTTACGATTACTTCGGACACTTTAACGGCAAGACCTCAGGCACCTTTAGGTACGAAGCCGTCAACCGCGAGGGCGAGAAGGAGATGCATCAGCGTGCGTACCCCTGGGCCAGCGGAGGCTTCGGGTACTTCCTGAGCCGAGCAGCCCTGAACGAAGTCGTATTTTCGTATCCGTCTAGCTGGGCAGAGGATCTTTGGGTCGGCCAAGTTATGGGCTCGCTTGCGGCCGAAGGCAAGATTATGATTGGGGACTCGACACCTGAGCCATTTACCGACCACTTCCCTTCAAGTAGGTATGGCCAAGGGTACGACGAGAAGGTCGGTTATGATTGGATGAAAAGAAAGTATGCGGAGAGCCGATGAAAACCGCTCTTTTAGTGATAGCGACGGGTGAGAAATATCACAAATACGTGAATCCGCTACTGGAATCCGCTAAGGAATTTTTTGTTGAGCACGACGCTGTCGTTTGGACGGATACCTTACGAGCCGCCAGTCAATTTGACGCGAAATTCGTCATAACCAAAGGGGCCTTGGGCTATCCGAACGAAACGCTTTATCGCTATCATACTTTCCTCGGACAAAAGATATTATTGGAGAAATATGATCAAGTCTTTTATGCAGATGTAGATATGAGATTCGTGGCCCCAGTAGGGGAGGAAGTTTTTGCCGACGGTGTGGTCGGGACACTCCATCCTGGTTACATCAACGAAAGTGGCACACCAGAGAGGCGAGTGGAATCTTGTGCCTATATTAATCCGGCGAAAAATAATAAGTATTTCTGCGGCGGCTTTAATGGCGGGAACGCGAAAGCCTTTTTAAAGATGTCAGAAGAACTTGCGTCAAATATTAGTTTTGATCTCAACCGTTACATCGTAGCCGTATGGCATGACGAGTCTCATCTGAATCGCTATTTATTGGATCATCCGCCAGCCAAAATCTTGGACCCATCCTATTGTTACCCAGAAGGGGCCAACTTGCACTACCTAGATAAGTGGAAGGCCGCAGGCATCAATCCGACTCCAAAGATTCTGGCCTTGACTAAAAAGGACGGAAGGTGAGAGTCAGCATCGTGATTCCGTGCTTTAATATGCGCGAATACGTCGCGGAAGCGATCAGTTCTGCTTTAGCGCAAACGTATAAAGACCTTGAGGTTATCGTTGTCAATGACGGCTCAACGGACGGATCTCTGGGCGAGATTGAGAAATTTTCTGTCAAGATCGTCAATAAGGTGAATGGCGGGTTGGCGGCAGCGCGCAACTCTGGAATAGAGTTCTCGACGGGCGAATTAATCCTGCCTTTAGACGCAGATGACAAAATCGATCCGCATTACCTTGAGAAGACTGTGCCACTAATGGGTCCTGGGATCGGCGTGGTCTCGACCGATATGACATACTTCGGTACGCATACAAATCGCCTTCGCCCGACGCATACAGGGCTTCATCAGATTACAGCATATAACGGAATGCCGGTGTGCTCTCTGATTCGGAAGCAAGCGATCTTGGAGGCTGGCGGATACAAATCCGTGATGGCGGAAGGCTGCGAAGATTGGGAGCTCTGGGTCTCAATCTTGAAACGCGGCTGGCGAGTCCAGGTCCTGAACGACGCTTTGTTCTTTTACCGCAGGAAGCAGACATCCATGGTCTCGACTATGAACCGAGGCAAGATGATTGAAGTCATGAAGTCTTTACATCCTGAACTTACATGGACGGCGCGATGATCACTGTGATTTTGCAAGGCGGCATAGGCAATCAAATGTTTCAGTACGCCTTTGGGCGGGCACAGGCGAAGCGGCTCGGTGTCGAGGTACAATTCGACGCCACTCGGTTGGCGGTTAATCGTCCGTTCTCCCTAGGCCAGTGGGATATAGACGCCTTTAGATTGTCGCCTAGAATGGTGCCTACCGTTCGCGAAGTCGGCTTGCCGTACAACCAGAAGCTAGTGGATAACATTCGAGATGGAGACGTCTTACAAGGCTACTGGCAATCTGAGAAATATTTTGAAAACGTCCGAGAAGAACTAAGAAATTTGAATCCTCTTAATCGCCGCAAAGATTTAGAGAGCCAGATTTTGGCCGAAGAGAACGCGGTCGCGATTCATGTTCGACGTGGGGACTATATTCAAGAGCCGCATAAGAGTTTTCACGGGAATCTTGATTACGGATATTATGGTCCCGCCAGACAATATATCCGTGACTGCATCAGTCATCCAAAGTTCTTCTTTTTCACTGATAATCCTAAGTGGGTCTCCGAGACTTTTTACACGGATTTTTCTTTGGGTCGGGATGTCGTTGTAGAACCCGGTACCGAAGCGACGGATATTTACGCGATGTCCCTCTGCGATCATGTAATTACGGCAAATTCTTCGTTCAGCTGGTGGGCAGCCTATTTTAAACATCCTTACGGAACTGTGATCGCACCGAAGAATTGGTTCGGCCCGACATGTACGGAAGACGCTCGGGACATTTGCCCTGAGAGGTGGGTACGACTATGATAGATTTAAAGACAAACAAGTTCGTTATCTGGGGCTTCAAATCGAGCTACAACACGTTCAAACATATTCAGGAAGCCTGGTACCGCGCGCTCAAGTTCAAGTTCCCTGACCGCGAGGTCCTGTGGCTTGACGGCCAAGATAACTTAGACAATATCGATTTTAGTAATTCGCTGTTCTTGACCGTCAACGTGGCCGACTTGAGACTGATGCCGAAGCGCAAGGACACGTTCTATGTCTGCCATAATACTGACGAAAAAGTCAAGGAGCTCTTCGGTGATATCGGTTCTTACGATTTCATGAATTACGGCGTCTATACTCTGACGACTAACGTAGACAACGATATCAAGGTCGGGCACGATATATATCTATCTCTGCAGAGACACGAAAAGTATTCGTCTACCGTGCTGTATTGGGGCACGGATCTTCTGCCGCACGAGATTGAGGCCAACAAGCCGACCGCCCAGGTATTCAACCAAGAGAGCCGGGATGTCAATTTCGTCGGCACCATCTACGGCAATGTTCACAACCCTTTCAAGAAAGCCTGTCTTGAGAACGGGATTAACTTCAACGCTTACGGCGGGTACAGCGGCGGAACCGCAGTCTCTGTTGAGGAGAATCAATGGCTCGTCAAGGCGTCCTATATGGCACCCGCGATTGGGGACACCTACCACAACCGAGATAACGTCCATTATTTTCCGTGCAGGACTGCAAAAAATATTAGTTACGGTTGCTTCCCAATTACGAACAACATAGCGTCCAAGAAGATTTTCCCTGATTTGATTTTCAACGAGGAAACACGTCAGCTTTTCTACGACGCCAAGGAAGCCCTCCCTAAAATCAAGATTGATACCCTGCATAAGTTGATGGACGAAGTTGCCCAAAATCACACGTATGTTACAAAATTGAACGGTCTTTTGGAAGCCGTCCGAATCACCCAGGAGTCTAGATGAGAGTCCTCGTCCTAGGCTCAACCGGCATGCTCGGGCACAAGATGGTCGAGAGACTGCGCCCGAAGTTCGAGACCGTTATCGGCGTCTCCAGGCCGTCGTTCGACGCTACGGACTCCTCAAGCGTGGAAAAGGTCATCAAGTTTTTTAAGCCGGATGCGGTCTTGAATTGCGTCGGCGTCATCAAACAACGCGAGCAAGACCCCAGGCTGCTTGAGGCCGTCAACGCTAAGTTGCCACATGACCTTCAGGCCATGTGCCCATACTTAGTTCACTTCAGTTCAGACTGTGTATTCTCCGGCAATCTCGGGCGCTATATGGAAACTCATACTCCGGATCCAGTAGACCTTTACGGCAAGACAAAGCTGGCTGGCGAAGTTACGCAGGTGCCAAACACGTTGACGATTAGGACATCTATCGTCGGTCGAGAGCGAAATAACTACAAAGGACTCCTGGAATGGTTCTTGCGCCAAACGGGAGATGTTCAGGGATACAAGAACGCGTTCTTTACGGGTGTCACCACGAACTGGCTTGCGGACGTTGTTGGGGACCTTTTGAAGCGAGAGAGCAGGCTCTCGGGCCTTTACCATGTGGCTTCTCAACGTATCTCAAAGTTTGATCTTTTAAAATTGTTCCAGAAGACATACGGAAAAAGTGATGTAAATATCTTGCCTGTAGAGGCTGAGAAATGCGACCGAAGCTTGTTGGCGGTTAAGTTCAGGGCGGCTACGACATTGGCTCCGCTAGGTTTGGAAGAGCTATTGTACTGGCAAAAGAAGACAGACGACGAGGGAGACGGCTATGTTTTTTCAAAATAAGCGCATCTTGATAACAGGTGGAACCGGCTCTTTGGGAAGCGTGCTGCTTCGCCGGCTGTTATCAGGAGAAGGCGGCACCGTAGACAAGATTACGGTCTTTTCTCGCGACGAGGCCAAGCAGTCAGCCATGATGGCTAAGTATTCTATGGATCCCGAGCTAAGAGAGGAATTCAGGCGACGGGTTCGTTTTCGTATTGGGGACATTCGGGATTATGCGTCAGTGGCTAGTGTTTTACAAGAAGCGGATATCGTATTTAATGCCGCAGCTTCGAAGCAGGTCCCGTCCTGCGAATATTTTCCTTACGAGGCCGTCAAGACTAATATAAACGGCGCCGAGAATATCGTACGCGCTATCAGTGAACAAGCCCTTGTTGTCGAGACGGTCGTTGGGATATCCACTGACAAAGCTTGTGCGCCCGTGAACGTGATGGGCATGACGAAAGCTATTCAAGAGCGTATTTTTCTGAGCGCTGGTGAGCGCTGCCCCCAGACAAAGTTTGTCTGTGTCAGATATGGCAACGTTTTAGCTTCCCGCGGTTCTGTAATCCCGCTTTTTAAAGAACAAATTAAGAGAGGGGGCCCCGTCACGGTAACAACCAGAGATATGACTCGTTTTCTTCTTTCATTAGATCATGCGGTTGATACCGTATTTGCAACCGTCCAGTTCGGGAATTCTGGCGAGACCTGGGTTCCCAAGATACCGTCAGCACGAGTGATGGATGTGGTGCATTGTTTGATCGGAGAACGAGATATAGAAATCAGGATAGACGGCGTTCGTCCAGGCGAGAAAATTCACGAGATCCTCGTTAGTGAAGAAGAAATTTCTCGAACAGTCGACGGAGGCAGGTATTACGTGATCTCGTCCGTATTAGGACAATTTGAAACCAGAACAGATCTGCAAAAAGAATTTAGTTCAAATGACGTAATAATGGATAAAGATGCTTTAACTTGTCTATTATATGACAACGGATTTCTTTCATGATTATGATTTTCACTTTTGGCTCTAACCGACCAGATTTCATCGGCCTCCAACTGCGCTCGTTCCGGAGACACCTTCAGGAAGACTTTGAATTCGTTGTTTTTAACAACGCTAGGTATGACAACGGCTTCGGGGGAAATTATACCGGGCTTCACGAACAAGCCAAAGCACTCGGCGTCCAGATGATTGATGTCGAAAAGAACGAAGATTTACTTGCTCGTTGCCAGAAAATTGAGCTGAGCTGCTCTATTCTTAATCATGAAGGGAAGTACATGAATGCTAATGTCGCTCATGCTTACGCTTTGTGCTGGGCTTGGGAGAATCATATTTCGAAAGAAAAAGGCCCCATCGGTATCTTGGACTCAGACGTATTCTTGGTCGAGGGCATCAAGCTGACAGACTACTTGAACCCGCACGTAATGGTTAACATCTCGGATGGCAAAAAGCATGAAGACGGAAGAGTCTTTCATTACATGTGGCCTACCTTCATGTTGGCCGACATGGCTAGATTACCTAGTCCAGAGACTTTGAATTGGTGGTGTGGGAGAATTCAAGATACGCCTGTAGACGTAGGTGGTCAGACGCACCATTACTTTCAGGCGCATCTAGACCTTGATATTTTGGCTTGCCGCAAGAACCATTTCACGGAATTCAGTTATGACGAGTTCCGCTTGGGCGAAAAAGTAATTCTGCACTACAGGTCCGGTAGCAACTGGGATCATCGCTCCGCGGACTTTCATCAAAGAAAGACCGAGTGGCTGAAAGGTAGGATTGGATGAAGCGATCTTTCACGAATTATCCCAACTGCCATAGCGGCTCTAGGCTCGACGAGTTCTGTGCCCGTTTGTTTCATTTTAAAGTAGTCGGCACGTACGTTGACATCGGATCGGCGGATTCTAAGTTTCATAATAACTCGCATTACTTAGATTCGAAATTGGACTGGAGAGGCATCTGTGTCGAATTAGAAAGCCGATATAACGACAGCTATGCGGATAGGAAGCATTGTACTTATCTCAACCAAGATGCGACAAAAATCGATTACAACAAAGAGTTCGCGAAAGCGCATATGCCTTATTCTATAGACTTCCTATCTCTCGACGTGGATGTTCTGGACTTGGATGTTGCCAAGCTCGTGCTTAACGCCAACTATCGGTTTAGGGTCATTGGTATCGAGCATGACGCCTATCAATATGGCGATACGTACAGAGCGCCTCAAAGAGAACTCTTTTTAAGCCAAGGATACGTTCTGGCGTGTGCGGACATCTTTGTTCGCCATCCTGATATTGTGGATTCTCCATTCGAGGATTGGTATCTCGACCTAGGATATTTCAATCCTGCGACTATTGAAAAAGTTAAAAGTCAATCGTGCTATCCGGAAGATGTGATAGCAAAGCTGGAGCAGTATGGCCGCTAAAAAGTCGTGGAGTCAAGTTGGTCAAGATTTGTTCGCGCTCGAGAACTCAGGCGGAAACCAGACATTCTTGGATATCGGGTGCATGGAACCCTTCAGCGACAATAACACCTTTATCTTGGAACTCGCCGGCTGGGAAGGCCTAGCGGTTGATTTTGAAGACTTGTTTATATCTTCTTGGAATCAGTACCGAAAATGTCCGGCTATATGTGCAAATGCTTTAAACATCGATTGGCGCCAAGCGCTAACATCGCGTGGTTTGTCACTTGAAATCGGTTACCTGTCCTTGGATTTGTACGGCGAAGAGCTAGATGTGCTCCGTAATTTGGTCGCGGCTGGCGTTTCATTTCGTTGTGCCACGATCGAACACGACAGCATGGGCATCAAGCTAGAGCATCGGAATGCCATCCGGGAGTTCATGCTTTCACAAGGCTACAAACTTGCGGTTTCTGACGTGCCTTCTCCGTCTTGTGTAATAAATGATGTAGAAGTCGGCAGTAAGCCATTCGAGGATTGGTGGATACGATGAGAGGCAAAGTAGGGATTTTTCTTCCTGGATTGAATGGCGACATCGCTAGCGCGATGAGCGTCCTGAAGTACAAAGACCGGCTTTGGCCCAACAAGGACGTCATCTGGTTTTGCTCAAGGTATACCGAAGTCTTGAAGCACAACGATGCCATCGCTGAAATCAGGCCTTGGCCAGAGGGTTGGAAACTACCGGAGCGTTGTGTTTTGGAGAACGCCAGGATAGCCCGAGGAGAATCCAGAGACCTTCCTTGGGCGGATCTTAGCGTTTTAATGGACGCTAACAACCATCTCAGACAGGATTTCAAGCACCAATTTGAGATGACGAAAGACCTTGAATTAGGTTATTTCCCGACGCCGTGGATGATGTCCTTGGCTCAGAGGCACGGTATCGATTATCCTAATATCTCTCGAAAGGTATTCGGCGCCGATCCTAGTTGGGAGTGGCATCCGTATCTAGGCTTTTTGGACTCTGAACGCGAGGCTGTCAGGGATTTCTGTTCTACTCTACCTCATCCCAAAACCGTCATGCTAGAGACAGATTTCACCTCTGGCAAGTCTCAATGGGACGACGAGTTGACTCGCGAGACCATGACAATCTGCCGGAATCGCTTTGGCCCGACTAATTTTATTTTTTGTTGCGCCGGTGATAATTCCAGGTTTTATGATGACCTAGGCGTCGTATCTTGCTCGCAATTTACAGTCCGGCAGACTGCGCTCGTGAACAATTATTCCGATTTGTTTATTGGTATCTCTTCGGGTATCTCGGTCGTGACGAGTTGTTGGGGTAACAAGCCGACGCCTAAATTGCAGTACTGTGGTTCTTTTATCATGAGTACGTATAGCCTCGCTAATGGCCCGATGGATCTCGTTGTTGCCGATCCGCCCAGAAGTAACCCACCAGAACACGAAAAGCGCTTCCCGCCGAGCCTAAATCACAGGCAAGAATACAAGAATCGGTTAGTCAACATGTTGGACAAACTATGAAAGTCAGTATCGGAAATTTAATAGACGCCCTAACGATTGCGAATATCCGTATCTGGATGGCCGAAGACAGGAAGCGAGACCCGAAGGCTACAGACAAGCAGATAGCGGACGCGACTCGCGTCACGAATACCGCGAACCAGCACAGAAACGATTTGATCCAAGCCGTCGACGAAGAGCTAGGTCAGAAGTCTTATGGACAAGGAAGTTCCAAACTTTATGGGAAAGTTTAAGAAGATCGACAGATGCCGGATATGCGGAAATGCTAACCTTGTCCAAGTCTTGGATTTGGGCGAGCAAATGCTGACAGGCGTCTTCCCCAAGATCAAGGATGGGAAGATAACCCGAGGTCCGCTGCGTCTAGTCAAATGCCAAGGTCAGGATGTGTGCGGATTGCTCCAGCTAGCACACTCTTACAACTCAGGTGAGATGTACGGCGAGAATTACGGATACCGTTCCGGTTTGAATCCTAGTATGGTTCGGCACCTTCAAGACAAGGTTAGAAGAATCTTGTCCCAGATCAAACTAGACGCGGGCGACCTTGTCGTGGATATCGGCAGCAATGACGGCACTACTCTACGTGCTTATCCTTCAGATTTAACTTTAATAGGATTTGATCCGGCTGGAGTCAAGTTTGAAGATTGTTATTCTAAGTACACCATGCTAATTTGCGAGTTCTTTTCTGCCTCGTTGCTTCGAAGATGCTTTTCAAAAAAGGCAAAAGTCGTCACATCATTTTCTATGTTTTATGATCTCGAAGATCCGACAGGCTTCATGGCCGAAATACACGAAGTCCTTCACGAAGATGGTATCTGGGTCTTTGAGCAAAGTTACATGCCTAGCATGTTAGAGACAAATTCTTACGACACAGTCTGTCACGAACACCTAGAATTTTATGCCCTGAAACAGATCAAGTTCATGGCTGACCGCGTCGGCTTCATTATTCGATGCATCGAGTTCAACGACGTCAACGGGGGTAGTATCTCGGTCACGATGTCCAAGACCGGACCCGAGTCACCTGATGTCCAGAAAGTCCTTGACAAAGAGCGAGAACTAGGCTTAGATACAATCCGGCCTTATTTCGACTTCGGGTTGCAGGCGGCTCAGTCAAAGCAGGACTTGCTTGAGTTTATCAAATTAGTTCGATCTCAAGGATGTAGCGTGGCTGCGCTCGGTGCCTCCACCAAAGGAAACGTTTTGTTGCAGTACTGCGGCCTGACAGAAAAGAATATCTCGTATATAGGCGAGGTGAACCCAGATAAGTTCGGATCTTACACGCCGGGAAGCGGGATACCAATCATCCCTGAAAGTAGGGCACTTGCTATGAAGCCAGATTACTTGATCGTATTGCCTTGGCACTTCAGGAAGTTCTTTGTAGAGAATCCGAAGTACGCGGGCCAAAGATTGGTTTTTCCTTTGCCTAAATTGGAGGTAGTATGAAAGCACTCGTGACTGGTTGCGGCGGCCAAGATGGATCGTATTTATCTGAGCTTCTTCTAGAAAAAGGATACGAGGTTCACGGCATGGTTCGTCGTTCAAGCAGTGCCAACCTCGGACGAATTAGTCATATCTTAGACCGAATCAAGATTTATGACGGGGACCTAGCGGATACAAGCAGCCTACACAACGTTATAAAAGAAGTTGAACCCGACGAAATCTACAACCTTGCGGCTATGTCGCACGTCGGAGTCAGCTTTCATACTCCTGAGTATGCGGCCAACATTGACGGATTAGGAGTTCTTCGCCTGTTGGAAATAGTCCGTAAAGTTGTCCCAGAATGCAAATTTTATCAAGCCGGAACAAGCGAGTTGTTCGGCAAGGTTAAAGAAACGCCACAAAACGAGAACACCCCGTTTAATCCACAAAGCCCTTACGCTATAGCAAAACATTTCGGACATCAAACGGTCTTGAACTATCGAGAGACATACGGGATATTCGCCTGTAATGGAATTTTGATGAATCACGAAAGTTTTCGTCGAGGAGAGAATTTCGTAACTAAGAAAATCGTTAAGGCCGCAGTTCAGATTCTTAAAGGCGAACAAAAAACTCTCTCTTTAGGAAATCTTGATGCCCAACGGGACTGGGGTTATGCTCCCGAGTACGTGGAAGGAATGTGGAGAATGCTACAACAGTCCAAACCGGATGACTACGTATTGGCGACAGGAGAGACGCATTCGGTACGAGAGTTTTTGTGCGAGGCGTTCAATTATTTGGGACTTGACTGGACTAAATACGTCGTGATAGATTCAGGGAACTTTCGACCCGCCGAGGTAGATCTTCTTTTAGGGGATCCATCGAAAGCCAAGAAAAATCTTGGCTGGGAAGCCAAGACTAAATTTAGAGGTCTAGTGAATCTGATGGTAAACGCCGAATTTTACGGAGAGAAGAGATGAAATTTTCAAGTCAGGCTCGAGAGTGCCCTAAGTGTCATAAGAGTTGGGTCGCTGGCGAGATCCCTGAAAAAGACAAGCATTTGTTCGCAGGCGAGTTTTTCAGCCATTTGATTGGCATCGAGACCGCCGAATACGATGGCACGAGCGAGTGGATGTGCCCGTTTTGCAAACAAAGATGGCGTCGGTGGACTAGTGAGGAGATTTCTAATGTCTGATAGCACGATAGCGATATCCAAAACTCTAGTTCATGAAGGCGGATATACAAACTCGTCTTCGGACCCCGGAGGAGAAACGAATTTCGGAATCTCCAAAAGAGAATACCCGAACCTAGATATTAAGAACTTGACTCAGGCCCAAGCCATCGAAATTTATAAAGAGGGATATTGGAAAAATCTCTATTCCCAAATCGAGAGCCAAGCAGTAGCTGAAAAACTTTTCGATCTTGGGGTGCTTTTTGGAGTCGGAACCGCAATCACAATCCTCCAACTTACTTTGGGTGTTGTGCAAGACGGAATGTTCGGATCTGGGACGCTGACGGCCGTCAACCAGGCTGAGGAAATGACTTTGCTCAAGAGTTTCAAAGGCAACTTGGCAACCCATGCTTTCAATGTAGTAACCGCTAAGCCACAAGAGAGAATTTTTATTCAAGGCTGGCTTAACCGCATCAACTCTTAGGACCTATGGTAGATACCATCCTGCTAGTTTTGATTACGATACAGGGTTTCTTCGTCATGTACTTTGAGTGGTCTGTATGGGCAATGAACAAGCATCGTTTTGAAGAGAGGGCCGAATGGCGGCAAGCGAAGAGAAAACAAGCCGAGAAAAAAGCGGTTCAAACGATATCCTTAGAGCCGAAATCGTGACTCGGCGAGAAAAGATTTTGTTCGCGATGTCTCTAGTCCGGACGGCTTGCGCACTCCTGAGCGGATTGGCGTCCGCGATTGTGCTTTACAAGATTTTAGAGATGGTGCACCGATGACTTGGGGCTTATTTTATAGCAGCTATAAACGGGTACGCAAAAGAGGCTAAAGAATTTCTTTTGGCAGTCCGAGAAAACAATTGTCAAATTGGATCGGTAGCTCATAGACTGCGCCAAAAATTATACGAAAAAGAGAGAAATAAATTAACTAGGGCTTCCCGAAAATGCTGGTAAACTTATGATGTTCGCGTTGCGGCATCATATTTCTCGGAACAACATTTTCTAATTTTCGATATGATAGCGGTTTCGAGTTCCCTGACCGAAAAGCATGACAAAACTCCTCATCGCCGTCGCCAGTTGTCGCAGGGATCAAGGTCTTCACGATAGTATCCGAATTAAGTGGGTGCCTTTTTCGGATGTCGCGGATACGCGATTTTTTACAGGCTACACGCATAGCCGCACGAAAGCGGCTTACTCACACAAAGTTGTTCACACATTTAATGATAGGATTTGTCTTGATACGCCAGACGAATATTTTGATCTACCTTTAAAAGTTCAAGCAATTTGCTTTTGGGCATTAGAACATAATTACTCATATCTGTTTAAAATAGATTGCGACACCGTCCCCGATGAGAAACGCTTCCGAGCATTTGATTACACGAAGTACGATTACGCAGGCTCTTGTTTTCCTCGCGACCACTATCCGCCAGTTCACTGTTCAGGCTTCGGATATTTTTTATCCAGGAAAGCGATGCAGATAGTCGCGGACTTTGACGTTTCGGGATATCAGTTCGAGGACCGGATGGTCGGAGACGCCTTGAGGCCGCATATCATAGCGGGCAGGATCAAGCAGCACAACATTAAGTGGATGGTCGCGGCCGCCGGCGAAAGCAACGGCGGAGAACCTCCGATCTGATGTTGATTGACTACAATCCCGTCAGTCATCTCTTCGTGGCTCAGTTTAGCCAGGACTTCCAGGGCGATCTCGACGCCTGTAAAGCCGCCAAGTTCATGACATCCGGCCCGCCTGACTGGACCTGGTACGCGCCTCCTCCCGGACTCCCGGCACTCGAACGAATCCGCAAAAACAAACCCGCATCGGGCCTGACTATAACGGACGCAGCTTATCTAGTCTACCAGCGGCTAGCCGATATTAAGGCCAAGAACGACGAAGTCAAGAAGTTGATGAAGAAGGCTCAGGCGGAGGCGAAGAAGACTCCAGATAAAACTCCGGATGCTCCAGATCATGATTGCGGAGAGCATTGCTGGATTGGGCCGAAAGATTTGCCGCCAGAACCCCCGTATGTTTCTCCGTATCCAAAATCAATCCCGCCTGACCTCAAATGCTATGTCTGCCAGACTTTTGTTTATGAAGAGTACATGCTGACCGAGCCCTTCCCCGTATGCCTTTGGTGCGAAAAAGTACTAGATAAAAAGTGAAAATAAGGCTTGACAAGGTTTCTTCCCGAGAGCATATTGGTCTCGGAGTTAAATCTAGCCTCGGGCGGCGGCTGCACCCCATGCAAGAAGACCAAGTCCCGGGGTACAATATATCGGGGGATATATGAAAAAGGCTCTGTTTCTTCTACTCGCGTTATCAATATTGGTTCCACTTGGATATGGACAACAGGTTCCGATTATCAATCCGTCGTTCGAAGCAAATCCACCAACCGGAAACTACAATTACGGAACACCCACAGGATGGACTTGTCCTAACGTCGGCGGCGGTCATGGGATGCAAAATCCGACGCCTGCGCAACTCAGCAGCGGGATCAAGGGCAATACCGTGGTCTGGATTAACGGCGGGGCATTTTGTACGCAAGATTCTGGGCCAGCAGATCCCACTAAAAATTATTCTCTCACAGTATCGGTAGGCAGCCAATCTGGTTATGGCGGCGCGTATACTGTGTCGTATGCGGGATGCTCTGTTAGTGGAACTGCAAGTTATGCCCAGTCAGGATCGCTTGTACCCATTACTTTGCCGTGCCCTACGCCAACAGGTGAACTTATCATCTCCTTAGCATCCACTAACGGCCAGGCAATTTTCGACAACGTAACCTTGACCGCTACTCCTAATGTTCCTCCTCCACCACCGCTTCAGAACATCGTGACCGTCTCGATTTCAGCAACATACGACGATGGCTCAATTCCTACGATTTTGACTGTGAATGTCAACGATATTACCGATCCTAAAAATACAATCGGTCAACTAAATCTGACTCCCGATTCTGTGACTGGTGCCGCGATAGGAGTTTTTACCCTGGCTAGTACGGAGACGTACCAAGTCACGTTGGTTGCGATGGGGAGTCAAGTCGGGCAAACCTTCTACGATGGCGGATTAGTTCTGACCTTGATGCCAAAGGTTAGTCAAGCCAATTTCTCGATTGTCTTGTTCAAAGCAACTGGAGCGGTCAAGTCCTTCACGTCGGGCGCACAATGATCTGCGCAGATTGTGCCCAAACAGCCCGCTATGAAATCCGCGGGGTACGGAAATGCACGGAGCATTATATCGAGGCGTTGGAGCACTCCGCGCACATCGTTAGTTGGATCAACGAGTATAACCGTCCGTATATCCCGTTACCAGAACCATCTGTACAGGCCATGAAGAATTATCTTGACAACCCGCCGAATAACTGATACAGTCAAGGCTCGATCGGGGAGGATAGGGAAACCGAAAGTGCCCCGAAGGATAGCGACCACAACCGCGGAGGTCGGCTTCAAGGTAGCAAGAGGCCGACCTCGTCCTGAGGACACATGAGGATAGTTTTAAGAGTTGTTTTGGAGATCGGGATTCTGGTTCTGGCGGGACTTTTGTTCTTTTAGGAGATACAAACATGATTTCATATCTAAAACCTAAAGACGGCCCAGTAATTGACGGGCTTGAGCATAAAGAGATTGTCTACGCAAAAGATCAACCGCAGTACATCGCCTTGCGAACGCTGGTAGGAAACGACAAAGATCGCCGTGTATTAAGCCATTGGGAGCCTACCCCGGAACAGCGGGAAGCGATAGCGAAGGGGGCGGATATTTATCTCCAACTACTAACGTTTGGCGAACCACTACAGCCTATTCTTATGTTTGTTAGTGACGGTTCTTGGCAAGATTTTGAGAAAATCTCAATTGGCATAGCGGCGGAAATCAGCAACGGATAAGGGGACTAAACGTAATTCCATGAAAAAACCATTCACAGAATTTGAAGTCCTGACGATGGCGGACAAAGACCAGCGCGACCGTTTGTTTCAAGAACTCCGAGACGGAGACGAGAACGAGCGCAAGGTCATCAGGTTTAGCTCGAATGAAGTTACCGGAAAGAGCCATTTTATCCAATACACCGCGCTCGGCAAAGGTGGCATCGTGAATCATGGCGTTAACCAGTTCCGACCGGAATTCAGGAGTACGTTCTCGGTGGCGTATCCGAAATCATGATTTTACATAATATCAACTGGGGCAATTTCTTCGTCTCCGTCGGCATAGTTCTTGACGTTTGTGCAGCTATCGGTTACGCTCTCCAAGGCGATTGGAAGCGAGTTCTTTATTGGGTCTCGGCCACCGGTATTATGGTCGCAGTGAGGATAATGTAATGGGATTACAAGACAACGCTTTCGTTCAGGCATTCACAAGCAAACAGTACACCGCCTATAACATCAGCAAAGATCATGGATTTCATGAAGAGCCGAAGAATTTTGGCGAAGTGATAGCCTTGATGCACTCAGAATTGTCCGAAGCCTTGGAGTCCTATCGGCACGGAGACCCTCCTAGCGATCACATTCCAGAATTTACGGGAGCCGAAGAAGAGTTCGCCGACGTGATCATCCGAATAATGGATAGCGCCTACCATTTCAATCTTAGGGTCGCCGAGGCCGTTATTGCTAAAATGGCGTTCAATGAATCCAGGCCGTATAAACACGGAGGAAAGAAATTTTAATGTTCCCCGAAGGCTATCGTCGATGGGTTATGATTACCGAGGATCAAGAAGCTAGAAACAGGTTTGACGATATCCGTCAAAAATTGACTCGTGAGGAGATTTTGATTGTAAACGCGTACGTCGAAAAATTAATTGAATCGAGACCGAAGTGAGAGAAGTTTTTGAGTTTTTTCTGTGCCCTCAGCATGGGGTGTTTGGGGCACAGAATCTCCAGATTTGGATGACGTTTATCGACTCGCACGGTTGGCTGCAGATAAAGGACGGATTTAGATGGCTCCGGAATTACTCCAAGCGCTTCCTGTCGGCACGATAGTCCTGCTTGACAACGAGCTAGGAGAAGTGATACAGTCCGGATCGACAGTTCACATCATCTGGCCAGAGTCGGGCGTGACGAGTCTGATTGATACGAAGTCTAAAGCCTGGAAAGAGTTCATCGGTTACTTGGAGACAGAATGACCGAATACAAAGATCTGGAGCCCTTTCCGTTCGCCATTAAGCCAGCGGCAAAGTCTAGCACGAACGTCTGTATGGCGACGGTTTGCCCAAAGTGCGGGCATAAGTTTGACGGCAAGATCGGCGGGGCCGGCGAGCCGTGTGATTGCAAATGCCACCTAGGGAGGGTTTGATGGAGATCGACGGGTACAAGACGTATTTGGTACAAGGGACCCAAGTCAAGGCCAAGCTGACGGCGGGCGGAGGCTTCTATCAGGTAATCGGGCCCAGCGGCGAAGAGTTCACCGTTTTGAAGAGATCCTTCGATAAGGTCGCCGTAGAAGAAAAAGATAAAAAGGTCTTGACATACGAAGAATTCCGTGTTTTACTAGACGAGTTGAATGACGAAGAGATCAGGATGAAAAGGACGATTGAGCGCATGCAGATGCTTCATGTTGAAAAGCGGGAAGCATTGACGCAGAGAAGGCCAAATCAGTAAGCAATAGTTGTCATTGAATCGTACCTGTTTTAAAAGGAAATCAAGGGAATGAAATACGGATCGGTTTGTTCAGGAATCGAGGCGGCTTCGGTAGCCTGGCACCCTCTAGGCTGGCAGCCACAGTGGTTATCTGAGATAGAGAAGTTTCCTAAAGCCGTCTTGGCACACCACTATCCTCAGATTCCCGATTTAGGAGATATGACGAAGCTATATGAGAACAAAATCTTCCAAGAAAGCGAAATCAACCTTCTTGTTGGAGGCACCCCCTGCCAGTCTTTCTCCGTCGCCGGTCTCCGAAAAGGACTGGCTGATCCTCGTGGCAACTTATGCCTTGAATTTCTCAGACTTGTTGACATTAAACGGCCTAGGTGGTTCGTTTGGGAAAACGTCCCCGGAGTTCTTAGCAGTTCAAAAGGACGGGATTTTGGCTCCTTCCTCGGGGCGATTCAAGAACTCGGGTATGGGTTCGCTTACCGAATCCTGGACGCTCGGTACTTCGGAGTTCCCCAAAGACGTCGCCGAGTCTTTGTTGTCGGATATCTTGGAGACTGGCGTCCTGCTGCAGCGGTACTTTTTGAGCGCGAAAGCCTGTCAGGGAATCCTGAGAAGGGCAGAAAAAAGAGGCGAATCTCTTCCCCCCCAATTAGACAAAGCACTGAGAGAAGGGGTGGAATCAAAACTGTAGATTTCCGAAATCTACAGTTAGGTGATGAAGAATTGTCAGGAACTATTCAAGCTAAGAAAACAGGCGGGTATAGTCTTAATTACACGACGGGGGTGATTCAAACATTTGATCGTCAATCTACCGGAAAATACGGAACCGACACGGTGGCATCCACGGTGTCCGCGAGAGACTATAAGAGTGCATCAGATCTAGTTTGCGTTACAGGAACAAAAACCCACGCCTTGAAAGCCGATGGCTTTGACGGTAGCGAAGATGGTACAGGACGAGGACAGCCGATTATAGCTTTTCAGACCAAAGGATCAAATATTGATATCGGGGAGATTTCGGGTACAATCGGTTCAAATGCGGATAGAGCCTCAGGCTCTTGCCATAGAAGCGGCCGACTTGGTGCAGACTGCACCAAGTCCTTGGTTCGTCGCTTGACCCCAAAGGAGTGCGAGCGGCTTCAGGGATTTCCAGACGATTATACGCTGATCCCGATAGGCAAGAAAGCGGCGGACGGCCCTCGGTACAAAGCCCTCGGGAACAGTATGGCCGTCCCTGTAATGGCTTGGATAGGCAGAAGGATTCAGGAAGTAGAAATGATAATCAAGGGATGATTGATGGTCATAGGCAAAAAAGTCGAGAATGGAATCCAGGTCATCGTCGTGATCCTGGCGGACGGAGAGTTTTTGCCAGACAACCTGAATTACGCCAAGGTCGTAGCCTTCCGACAGGGCGAGTCCACTGGCCGGCAGCTTAAACTGGTCAAAGAACTCGGCAAGGCCGCAGACCTCGCGATCCTTCGGCCGCCGACTGAACCTGTCTGCAACTACGATAAGGCGGACGGCGATCCGCTTCATGAGCACACAGACGGAACTTTCTGGTTTTACGAGCAAAGCTGGAATCTGGAGAATGGGCCTTACGCGACCTACGAGACTGCTTTCGACGCCTTATCCGCGTACTGCGTCAATTTTCAGGAAGCCAAATCAGAGGAAGAGAATACTCTGGTCATGTTAGAAAAGTTGGCAACGGATTTGAATCTGGAGGTGGTTAATGATAGTTCAAGCGAAGATTCGACTGTACATCCCATGTCCTAGTTGCTCCAAAGGTAGTTGGCGTGCTGATCAAATCAGCGTAGGATTTAAGACGAATTGGTCATGCAATGAGTGCCAAGAGAACGTCGATATTGAAAGGGTATCCGAGACTGACTTCAGGACAATTTCTACAGGGAAAAAGAATACTCCTGTAACCGTAACTTTACAATCCGTAACAGAACCTAAGATTATCTTGAAATTAAATGCTTGGAAATACGCGCATAGCCAAGGCATGACATCTGAAGACTACGAAAGCCATCAGCGATATTTCTATGATGAGCACACTTGCCCGACCAACTGGACTCGGGATATCGTAGAAATCATCTTTAAAGGCGATCATGACCCGCACGGAGTTTTCGAGTTCGTTTCGGTCATAGATGGGCATTTGGTAGACGACCCTTATGGCGGCGCAATGATTTCAGAACAAGAATTAAAGAGGATCGAGAATGAAAATTAGAACCAAGGTCATCATAACCATCCTCTTAGCCGTAATCTGGTTTCTGATCACCCAAGCGGCCAAGGCCGGAGAGATTTGCGCCCTAGAGCAGGACTACGCAGACTTCAACCGGGATTACTTCCTGGGCCAGTTGCCAAAGAAAGTTAATGTTCTCTGGTCAGACATGACGGATGGGGAGAGCAAAGGCGACATGGGCGCCACTTGGGTAGACACAAACGGTGTTCGCCAGATCAGAATCGACCGGAAGACGAATCCGGTTCCTCGCCAGGCACGATTGACCTTGCTTCATGAACAATGCCATATCAAGACGGACGGGAAAGAACTTGACTCTCACGGGATCCGATGGCAGGCTTGTATGGTGGATTTGTCGGAGCACGGCGCATTTCACGATTTGTGGTAAATATGTCCGAGCAATATTACAGTGGAGATAAAAAACTCATGCCTGAAGACATAGATCTAGACTGGGAATATGTAAATAAGCCAAAAGATCATACGCATTGGTCTAAGCGGAAAAGCCGCTTCTATCCCACGAATGCTACTCATACGAGATTGCCGAACGGGGTTTATGAGGCTCGGATGGATAATGACGATAACATCTACGCTCGCGAAATTAAATTTCCTGCTGATAGTCTATTTATTTTGCCTGGGATGCCTACGGATTTCATTCTTGGCCAAATCAAAAATTTCTGGGGCCAAGAAGACGTGTTTAAACAAACGGGTCTGTTATTCAAGCGCGGTATTATGTTTTATGGTCCGGCAGGCTGCGGCAAAACTAGCATTATTCGCCTGTTATGCGATGAAGTCATTAGACGCGACGGCGTCGTGATATCGGTCACGAAGATAGAAACGACATCACAAATCATCCAGCACTTACGCGAAATCGAACCCAGACGCCCCGTCATGACTATTTTTGAAGATATCGAGAAAATGATGGATGATAAAGAACAAGAATCCGATGTTTTGAGTTTTCTCGATGGGGAAAAACAAGTCGATAACATCATCCATTTGGCTACGACTAACAAGCCTGACGTTTTGGAAGATCGTCTGATTAAACGGCCCGGGCGATTCGATCTTATTGTTGGCTTGAATCCGCCGATAGCCGACGCCCGCAAGACGTACTTAGAGTATTTAATCAAAGGCGCGATCCCGGCGTCGCAGGTCCAACGTATGGTTGATGATACAGACGGCATGGGGTTGGCTCATCTTCGAGAACTCGTAGTCGCAACTCTATGTTTAAAAATTGATTACGATTTGACCCTGAAGCGACTCCGAGGCAACATTAAAGACGTTATTAAGATGCCTAAAATGGGACAGAAATCAACTGTAGGATACACGCTCGGCTTTACACTGAATGAGAGTACTAAAAATGACTAGTACTTTTTTTTGAAAATACTTCTTGACAATCAAAGAGCTTGTGGTAGACTGATTTCATTATGAACTTTAAAACCAGAGCCGAGATGTTCATGACCGAGAGCCAGAACCGTCGTCGGGAGCCTATCAAGCCTAGGACCGCGGTCATCTACCAGTCTTATCTGGTGAACCATATCCTGCCAAAGATCGGTGAAAAGGACCTTGGGGAGATCGACAACGGGGTTCTAAAGACTCTGGTCGCCGGCCTGACCGAAGACGGCTTGTCCGCCTCGAGTATTACCGGGATCGCATCGGTCATCAAAGCGGTCGTGGCTTCCGCAGTAGATCCGAATACCGGTAACCAGATCTTCCCACGTACCTGGAATAACGACTTCGTGGACCTTCCGATCATCAATCCTAAAGAGCAGGCGGCGCCAGTGGTTACTTCAGAGGACGTAGAGAATGTCCTGAAAGCCTCGCAGGGCGAGAATAAGGCACTTTACGCTCTTCTGGCTGGCTCAGGGCTAAGGATAGCCGAAGCCCTCTCCCTGACCGTCCAGGACGCCGGGAACGGCAACTTCTGGAACCCTGAGACCTCTACGGTAGTCATCCGGGAGACTAAGACAGATGCGGGTACCCGCGAAGTGGACATTTCTGCGGACCTGAATGGCCTCTTGATCGATCTTCTTGGAGACAAGACTGGCCGGATGTTTCGAGGGGATTACCAAAAGAACCGGAGACAGATGGCTTCTGACGGCGTCGGCGTCGGGTTCCACGCTTTCCGCCGGTTCCGAATTACCCAGCTCAGGAAGGCTGGCGCCCCAGAAGGTCTGGTTAAGTTTTGGGCCGGACACTCTAAAAACGGGGATATAACGGATCGCTATGACAAAACCTCCAGCGATTTGGTTACACGCCGCGAATGGGCACAGCGGGCAGGACTCGGGTTCAGGCTGGGTGCAACGTGACGTATAAGGAATTTCAACAACAGAACGGGGAAGCGAGAAAAAGGTTAGGGCTAACAGGTCTTTATCCTTATCCCGTCATTTGGTTTCTGGCAGGTACGGATTTTGAAGTTAGAGCATTGACACCAGAAGAAGCTGCGGGAAAATTTCTATCAATCTCTTTGGAAGAACAGATTAAAAGAAATTTAGGTTTCAGATTGGGGGCAGCATGATCCGCGGAGACCGAAGGCAAATGACTCGACCGACGCCGGACCGCAGGTCTCGGGTACGCACTCCTGGAGCTTTCAAGAACGCGTGTGATACCGCATTCGAGGCGATCAGAAGAATGGAAAATGAGCGGTTCGCCGCGCTGGACCAGGCCATTGAGGAGCGCAAGAAATGAGCAAGCCGGGATGGAAAATTTGGACGCTACTTGTAGTTCTAACGATAGCGGCTATTGCATCGTGGTGGCTGCCATGAAGCGCATGGAGGCGGTGGTGCGCAAGCTGGCTCCTTACATGCAACACCGTGGTAGATGTCACGCGTTCCCAGCGACTTCGGAAGAGCAGGTTAGGCGGAATTGCGATTGTGGGTTGAGCGAGAAAAAATCAGGGATATCGGCATTGTTGAACTCTGGGCAGGCGATGCATGACTGGAGCGATGCGAGCGGATACGCCGAGGATTGGGACGCGCTAAAAGCGAAGTGGAACGCCGCCCTAGAGAAGCTGGAGAAGCCATGAGCAAACAGAAGAGAGCAGGGGCGGTGCGGGAAGTTTCGCGTCACGAGGATGCAATCGCGTGGACTCGCTGGCTTGAATCGGATGAAGGCAGACGCTGTACTTGGGCAAACGCATCGGGGCAATTTCTAGAGAATCGCTTGTGGCGAGCGTTCATGGCCGGATGCGAAGCGGTAGCTGGACGCTCAGTGCCCCGCAAGCGCAAGAGGTCCGCAAAGTGAGTGAGCGAAACGAGTTCGATAATCCAGCGGTTCATACTTATGTGAAAGAGAAGCCAGGGATGGCGGGCCAAGTGAAGGCGGAGGAGCGAATGGACACGACGAAGCTGATTAACAAGTGGGAATCCTACATCGAGAAGATGCGAACGGGTAGTGTGAAATTTGTCTATCCAGAGACGAAGGCTGCTGTGCAGGACATGATTGAATTGGCTGAACGATTCGTTGCTGACCTCCGCGAACCACAGGATGCGCTGGGGCAGCCGCCGAGGGAAGAGACGCTGCGAGCGGCACTGGTGAGAATCCGTGCAGTAGCGTGTGGTGAGGAGCAAGTCGATAGTTGGCACGGGCAGTATCTTTTGGAAGGCGATACTGGTGGAATGCAGTGGATATTTCGCTTCGCCGTCGAGACCCTAACCAACACTTCCGCCCCCGCAACCGCCACCCCGACGCCACCGATTGGCTGGCGTAACACTTGGGAGAGCACGCACTGCCCGTACTGCCGAGTGCCAATGGCTGAAGTGCAAGACGGAATCAGACACTTGCTAGGGACGTGCGTAAAAGCGCCAGCGAGTGCCCAGCCGGACAGCGTGGTGGGGCTAGTGGGAATGTGGCAAGCAGAAGTTGATGAATGTTGCGGCGGCAAAGAAATGCTTGATACCGACTGCCCTTCTTGCCGCCAGCAGAAAAGAGATATTCGTGGGCTGGAGTCCGCCCTAGCGACACGCCAGCCAGCTGCCCCCGCGTTCGAAGGGTTGCGGGAGCTTAGCGAGAAGCTGCACGGTATACTTACTTCGCCTGTGAACAACTGGTTTGTGGACGGTAAGGCCGTTGTCCATGTTTCAGGTAAAGCGCCTCTGATTCGAGACCACGCAGCACATCCACAAAGCTTAGCTTTGATCGCCGATGCGTTGAACTTTGCCAATCGCCGATTGGCACTGAATGAATTCGCTGTCGCCCTGCGAGCGGAACTGGCGCGTAAGGGGCCGGGCGCATGAGATTCCGAATCCACTTTGAACACAATGACGGCACAGAAGACCATTTCGATGTGTCTGGCGAGACTTTAGAACAAGTGCGCGAAACGGTTGGCAAAGAATTATTTGCACGGACGCACAACGCAATCGACCCAATTGCTTGGAGTGAAGAGTTGCCAGAGCGGGCACAGCAGGAGACGGAGCAGCCCTAGCCATGAAACCAGGAGATTGGCTCAAACATGTAATCGGGACAAAGCCGATGTATTTTTTGTACTTGGGACGAATTCTTTCTTCTTCCGGGATCGTACACCGGTTAGAGCTAGAGAACGGAAAGAAGATTGAAGTCGGGGACGAATTCTTAAGCAGGTTGGTTCCGGCTGATGCCGACGACAAACCACAGCCGAAGAAGGATTATGATCCGACACACGTCCCAGGGAACAAACCACTAAGCGGTGGCGGCGGTGGTGCCAGGGCTAAGGCTACGGGAGCCGAGTGGCAGACAGTCACGATGGTAAACCCCAACGCTTGGTGGCCTAGATTAATGACGAAGCAAGAATGAAAAACAAGGGCGATTGATTATCAGGAGGCAGGATGGAAGACTACAGTGCATTCTCGATGGAATCTATCGAGGCGGAATTGATGAAGATCAGGAAAGAACTGATGGATAAAGCTATAGCCATCGGCCTCGATCCACAGTTTGCTGAACAATGTGTAGCATTAGCGTTTGAGCAAGCGGGACGGAACTTCATGGAAGTGAATGGATTCGTTGAGCCAAAGCGATAATCACCGAAGAGGTGATTATCAAAACGGTTCAAAATCCCTCGCGTACCGATCTCCCGGCCTGACATCGGCTAAGATCCGCCTTAAACGAGAAATCCTGGCCTCGATCACGGTCTCTTCATTCCTGTATATCGACAACTTATCGTAGTACCTGAACCCTTGGTGCGCGCAAACTCCCGGGTTAGCCGACACGACTCGGCCGTCTAGCTGGCGGATCACTCTCCGAATCAGGCCGTCATCGAGCTTACTCATTTCTGGCCAGGGCTCGAAGTTTGCGTTCAGGTAGCCTTCTTGGTCGGCGTAATACGCTGAGCAGAGATGCGGGATCAAGGCTTCGACTAGCCGGCGAGATAAACAGGATCCCGGGTTACTGTACAAGTCCCCGAAGTTGTCCATGAAATATTTAACCTGACGGCCGCAAGTCGCCAGTATTCTGGATTCGCGATTCGCGAATAGCGAATGCTGGGCCTCGTGGAAAGCAAAAAACCCAGAGCGTACCATTACATCTTCTTCGACGTGGTAAATCAAATCACCGCCAGCATGATACCCCGCAGCTATGGAATTGAGTATGTTAAATGTTCCGGAGGGTGCTTTAGGATGGGGTTTAGCTTGGAAGATCATTGCTGAAGGGAAATACTGGTCACGAACAAAGGAGACAGATTCGAGGTCTGTCCCCGTGTCCGCATAAATTCTTACATCTAGATCAAGGCCGCCAGCGAGTTCTAATTTCTCTAAGCTGAGAGCCAAGAACTCCGGTCTCCGGCAAACCGGCATTACGACTACAGATTTCATTACCGGCTCTTCATCAACTCTTTCTCGCCGCCCTCGACTTTGGGCAGCCCGTTTTTCTTGAATCTTTCCGGATCATAATCGGCGAACATATCATCCCACTTCTTGTTCGAAACGCCGCCTTCGGTGGTTGTATATGTTGCACGAATCGCACCTCGAGCCAGCTTATCACCGCTTCCTGCTCCCTTTGCCATTGTGTCTCCTTTAATTGCTAATTAGCCAACGTTCTAGGGCTTCAATCAAGATAGCACGTATTTCTTGCTTTGTCAACCAATAAATATACGATGTTTCTTGTGTCCAAATCATTGTTCACCTTCATGATTCTTGGCGTGGTCGTCTGGATGTGCTACCTTGGCCTTCTTATCCTCGGCAGCGATATACATGTCTCTAGACTTGCGCAATTGAGCCTTGACATTCTCCGCCGAGACCTTGTCCACAGGCAAGGCTAGTGTGCTGCCCGTCGTGGGATCGTGGAAAAGAACCAAATCCTTCAACCCTATCTCTTCGTCGCCTTCTTGAACCCCGCCGGGAATCCCGCCGCCTTCCTTGATAGCGGCGTCATGTTCGCCCGTTGTTCGCTCCTGGGGTACTCTAAGGTTCTCGACCTTGGGTAAACGCTCTTCCGGTTCTGCTTTGGCGGCCTTTAGTCTTGGTTCTTCTCGTCCGGCTCCGCTTCCAGAACTCTCTCCCGTCGAGCGGGCAGATTTGTTTGCTTCCTTACCTCTTGCCTGAACTCCGCCAGTTCTTCCGGGGTTGCTTTCTCGATCCCCTCGCTGATTTTTTCCAGGAGTTGCCGATTTGTTTTCGCCCTCACCTGTGTTCTCCTTAGCTTCTAAAGCGTTTTTAAAGTCCTGTATCGCGCGCCCAGATGTTTCTTCGCTCATCAAAAGGCCTAGATTCAATCCGGCCTCTCGGGCCTGCGAATATCTCTGGAATATATCACGAATTCCGGACTTTGTAAAGTCTTGTCTGACGCGGCCTTCGGATGCGCCCATTAGCTGACCGGCCTCTGTTGGAGCAAAACCAGCGTCGATCAACAAGGTTCTCATTCTGCGCAGATCGGTTCTGGCCCCACTGTTTCTATGCACGGGGACATCGCGCATAACCTCGTCTGCTACGGCACCGCCATGGAAGATGTCCAACAAGGCTTCAATGTTGTCTTTTACCTTGCCGAGGTCAATCTTGCCTTTATCGTCCAAGAAGTCGCTGACATCCCAACGAGCCTGGGCTTGGGCGCCGCTGTCGATGTCTGCGTGCAAGCGACCGATTATGTCCTGCGTCGGGTATCCTGCTTTAGCGATCTGGAAATGATGGCCTAATTCATGGTGTAGGGTGAATTCGTCTTCTGGTGAAATGTGCGATTCGGACTCAAACGGCGTAGCCAGATTAGTCTTCAGACCTAGCTTCTCTTTCTCGGCTCGTTCAGCCTCGACGTCTGCCTTGGCTTTCTCGCGAGCCTTGACCTGCTCTTCGGCTAGTCCGCGGGCTCTTTGGAGTTCTTGAACCTTGGCTTTGTTAATCTCTAGATTCAGCTTTCGCTCTGCGGGATCGACAGGAACATTGTATTTCTTCTTGTCTGCGATGTCCTGAAGCAGTCTTTGCTCTAACTCGTTGTACGGGGTCTCGCCGATAGGCTCATCAAAATGTGTAGCCAAGGCGGCGTGCAGGCCAGTATTCTCTCGCGGGTTGATAGGAGCCTCAACTGTGGGAGGTAAAGGTTCTGCGGGCAAAACGCTCGGCTGAGCACCACTCGTATCTAGCGTAGGAACGTCCCCGCCGTGCATGGTCTTCATCCTACGTTGAATCAGTTCAGAACGTGTCAAGTCGCCCGGAGCCAAGAAATCGGCGGCAGCTTGTCCGGCAGAACCGCCTATGATGGCGCCAGCTTCGGTGGCGAAAGGGATTCCTGTAGCGGCGCCCAAAGCGGCGCCACCACCGATTCCTACCGTCTTGGCGACCTTAGACGCGATCTTGGCCACTGGGCCAGCCTCACCGGTTCCGCGGGCCTGGACGTCCGCTCTCTTGACTTGGCGTTCCGCGGCATTACGTACTCGGATAGCACTGGCATCTAGCTGGCGGCTCTCGCGGGCGCCCTTGACGCCTTTCTCTTCTAATTTGCCATAGACACCGTCGCGCAGGATATCCGCTAACTCATATCTGGCAGCGAACTCTGGATCGGTCTCGCGTGCATCTGCGATACTTCGAGCACCCCCCGAAGCATTTAACTTGTCTCGGTTTTCGGTGTTCAAGGTCTTGCGCAGCTCGTCTGCCTCGCCAACCGATGGATCCGTGGTATTGAACTTGTCGAGTTCCTTCAGAGCGGCTTCGGTGAAGCCCGGGCGAACCTTTTCGTCGTCCGCTAACGCTTCGACCAATTTCTGCTTGACGCTAACCGCGTTTTCGTCCGCATCGGCTAATTTCAAAGGCTCGTCTGAATATTTCTGAACCGCAGCCTTGACCTTGTTGTCTCTGGAAACGCGATCTGATTCCAGAGCATCTACGACGGCCTGAGGGCTATCAACGGGTGCCGTGTTCGCGTGATGGCGTTCAAGAATAGGGTTAACAGCTTTCAAATCTTCTGGTGTATAAGCGGATTTACCAGGACCTGCAGGAATAGCCTTCTGGAAGTCCGCGTTGGACTTGGCGATTTCTTCGGGACTTGGCCCTGCTTTGGCTTTCTTAGCCGCTTGATTGGCGATCTGTCTTCCGGATTGTGCCACCTTGAGTGCAGCTTGTGCCTTGGCTTCTGCTGCTGCCTTGACCGCGGCTTCAGCTCTAGACAAGTTAGCTTGTTGCTGGCTGGCTACTGTTTGGGCTTGGGAAGTATTCTGAGCGGCTGTTTCAATCTCTTGCGGTGTTCTAGCTGAGCCTTCCGCCAATTTAGCTTTGTCCGCAGCTAACTGTGCGTCTGCTGCTTGCTGCCTAGCTACGTCCAGTTCTTTCAGCCTGGCGTCGTGCGTTCTAGTCAAAGCCGCAGTATCGTCTACAGCGGTCTTAAAGGTGTTGACAATCTTTGTTCCGACTTTGTCAACTACCTCGGGCGTAGCCAGCGATGATGCGACGCCAGCCGCTTGCGCATACTCTCGATTTGAAAGGTGGTCCTCAATAGCGCCTAGTAGAGGTCCTAAAAGTGGAATCCCGCCTTGAACGTATCGAATAATTCCGCCAGCCTTGTTCATGAATCCCGGCTGAGCGTACTGAGCGACGCCGGTGTCAACTTCGTGCTGTTGAGCAGCTAACGCGCCTTTTCCGAAATCTATTGCTTCGCGCCCAATTCTATACTCGCCTTCGTAAGGACCTAAACCAGGAGGAACAGGGGCTCCGGAGAAATTTTTAACCTTGTCATACAATTCTTGAAGATTTTCGGAACCCGTCATCGTAACGTTGCGGGCTTTGGCAAAATCTGTCAATGACTTGTAAATAGCAGCGTAACCTGCTCCGCCGTGAGCATCTCCTTGACTGGAGGGCGCCGGTGCAGTTTGGGGAGGTGCCGCTGATGCCGCGACTAGAGGCTTTGACTTACTCATATCAAGAGTCACACCAGTTGTCGAATCAGGAGGCGCAGTCTGGGAAGGGGCAAGCGGAGTCGACTTACTCATATCAAGGGTGACGCCCTGCGTCCCTTGGTCTTGGTCGTACTCTTGTTGCGTAGGTGTCTGAGGGTCAGCCATCTTATTCCTTAGGAAGTTCCTCTGGCTTTGCCGCTCTCAAGATTTTTCCGGAAGCGTCGTGGAAATACATCTTGCCGTCGCTTCCCGGAGCCAATCCGGAAGCTTTGCCCGCGAGGTCGGCGGGGACTTGGAGATCGCCCGGCTTTCCGCCTGCGGGAGTCTGTGTCGGATGGACATTCAGATCTTTACCCGTCATGCGCTTATAAGCTGAGATGCTTTCTGGGCTCGCGATAGCCTTGGGAGCCGAGATGAATCTAGACGGGACGCCGTCATCCCACTGCTCTTGGAAGGCTTCAAGTTTTCCGCCCAAAAGTTCTGTAAATTCCTGGACGTTAGTTCTCAACTTGTTAATGGTCATGCCCGCTGCGTTCGGGTTAAGCTTCTCTTGCCACTTCTTTGCCTCAGCTTCTCCGACAACGCCGCCTTGATACAATTTACCTAATTCACCAGCTACTGCGGCTGCATCATCCGCAACCTTTCGGCCTGCGGCATTACCTCCAAAGAATTGCTCAACGGAACCTGTCCAACCCGCAGTGGCGGTATCTAGATTCTGACTCATTAGATTCAAGTGGTGAATCGATGTGTTAGCCGCATTAATACCTTGGGCTTCTTTACCGGATGTGAAGTTAGAGCGCAGTTTAGCATACGCCGGAGCCTTGGACGAATCAAGGTCAGGATAGGCTGCGTAGACGTCATCCAAATACGCTTGGCCTTTATCTGTACGCTCAAGAGCTGATGGGTTCAAGACCATCAAGCCGTTCGCGAATGCGCGCAACGTATTAGCTCGGGCCGGAGGTAAGGTCTTGATGAACGCCTCGCCGGTCAGTCCTTGCGGGTTCGAGGAAGCCGCTTGTCTCTGAGCGGCCTTCTGCTTAGCTTCGTCTTTAGCAATTTCCTTAGCTCCATCCATTTCGAGTTCAAAAGATTCAACAGACTTCGCTTGCGCGAATACCTGCGCCGCAGCCGCTTTATCTTGCGCCGACTTAGTCGGGTCGCTCATAATGCTTTGAGCCGCAGCCTTGACTGATGGGACGTGTCCCTCGATCTTTGTCGGGTCCTTGCGAACCTCGTCGATGATGCTGTGAATACTATCTGCGTTCTTTTGTTGCTGGGAGGCGAAGCTGTCTTGCATCTTCTCAAAGTTCTTCTCAGAGTCCTTACCGCCACCACCAGCCCAAATCTTGTACGCATCTTCGTCTAGACCACTGGACGGGTCGTCAAATTTTCCGCTCAGCTTGAGTGCGTTGTACGCCTTGACTACAGCGTACGGGTCAGTCGGGCTAGCTGTTGCTGCTTGAAGGGCGTTCGTCACCAATTTACTCTGCCCGATCGTCTTGGCCGCGATATTCGAGTTAACGTCTGCGACCTCGAGTTGGTGCTTCTTCAAGTCCGTATCGCGCTTTTGCTCATTAGCTTGGGAGTTATAGGCTTGCTGCAGTTGGAGGTTTAGTTGCGCGCCTGGGAGAACCTGGAGGCCTTTATTCGCGGCGCCCTCTTTCTCTTCGGTAGGATAATTCGTACCCGCATACTTGTTAAGAAGTTTCGCGGTATCTGGCTGTACGACCGCCTCGTGCGCAGGAGTCACCACGGTATAGGTAGTCTGATACAGGGGTAGTCCGTTCGCGTCCTTGCCAACTAGTCTGCGGCCCGTGGCAAAAACGGTCTGCTTGGACATATCTACTTCGGATTTACCGGTTGTCGGATCCGGCGTAATCATTTTCTTCAATTCGTCAGACGTCTTGTCTTTGTAGTCTACGGTTCCAGAAGCTCCGCCGGGAGGAGGCGTTGTGATTGCGTCTACTCCCGCCTGCCCGTCCTTGACGTGCTCGGCTACCGCGTCCTCGCCCATCTTATGAACCAAGGCTTGTTGGTGAATCAACTGGGCATTCGCGGAGGCCATAGCAACAGCGTTCTGTTGTTCTTCCTGCGTTCTCTTCTTTCCTGCTGCTGCAGCTTTCAAAAAGCCGCCCACAAGACCGTGTCCGCCTTCTGCGGCACCCGCATCAGCGAGTTGGTCCGTAACCAAACCTCCGAGTCCTCGTGGTTTAGGTTGCGGCAAGCCGCGAGTAGGCTGACTTGCATCTCTATTTGCCAAAGCACTTTCCCACTCACCGGAAGCGGGCGCTGTACCAGCCGGCGGTGTAGCAAGGGCGTCTGTCGTGGCGCCCATCCAGAGTTGAGCCCAACTAGGCGTTCGTCCGGATTGCGCGGCAGCTTGCTTGGCTTTATTCAAAGACGCAGCCAGCTTGTCTTGAAAACTACCGGAGCCGTCTGTCGGCAGTGCGACGTTGTTTGGGGTCGGAGGAGGCGCTTGACTTGATTGAGATAGAGCGTGTGCAATATTTGCTGCGGTCGCAGACTTCGTCGAATCTATGTCATCAGCCGTCGGTAGATTAGGCGGCGCTTCCGCTAATTGCGCTAAACTATTTTGATCAAAATCCATATCCCCTCTTATCCCGAAAACGCGTCAAGAAAACTTGTATCCGCGTTTGGACTGACCTGCGAAATCAAAGACGACAGACCGCCAGATGCTATTCCGACTCCGCTCTTCACTAGACCGCCAATTTGAGACAGCATTTGACTCTTCTGTTCTTGGATCTTTGCGGCGTCACCGAATGCCGCTTGATTCTCTTGAATGGCTCCGCCTTGAGCACTAGCGGCTGTTCCGCCGTATTCCTGAGCTAGATTCTCGAGGCCACCTACTGTTTGTGCGGCATTAACTCGACCTTGCTGGTAATTTTGTTGGGTTATGCTGTTCTGTGCGGAAGCTAACTCATTGGCTGCGGATGATGCTGCCCCAGCTCTTAACTGCTCTTGAACACCAGATACAATGCCAGAACTCCCGCCGCCACCTTCACCGGCAGTGAAGTTTCCAATCGCTTGTTGAGCATTTCTGGATGCCGCTCCAGCAGAGTTAATCGCAGCGGTATTCTTGGCGGCTAATTCTTGAGCTGAAAATCCAGTACCTGTTTGACCGGTCTCGATCTTCATGATTTCGCTATTCAAATTTTTAAGCGTATCTTGCTGTTCGCCGAAGGCAGTTCCGTAGTTCGCGCGCAGGACATTGGAAAACGAGTCTGCCTGATTAGCCAAACCTTCTTCTTGTTTGCTCGGTCCGCCGAACAGATCAGTTATGCTGCACATGTGCCCTCGAAGATAAGCGCGTAATCATCGCCGCCTACCGATTTAAATCCTTGCTTATTCATGAACTGTATCAGAGGAGGATTCACGGACTCGTACACAACGCCTTTATATCCCTTATCTTGACTAAATTTCAAGACCGCTGGAATAGCCGCCTTCAGAAGCGCGCCTATGACTCGCCGCTTACTGACTTCTTCTTGCGGTCCGAATTGCGCCGACCACCGAACCATATTTTGTTCGGCATCCAGACGAACGAACATCACATCCCCAATTTCATCGACGATGCGGAACGTCAACAACCCTTTACCGGTCAGAAGTGCCTCGGCTTGATTCTTGGGACTGTCTCGATGAAACGGGTCCGCCTGAATCCATGTTTGAATTTTATCCAGATAGTTTACTGTTATCGCTTCGAGTCTAGTCATTAAAAATCCTGCTGGGCATAGAAATACTGTATATCAAAATTTATTGTGCAGCTGCCATTCACCGCAAAGGTTATCGTTGGAGACCAATTAAACCCGCTTGGATTTGACCCGGATATGACTGTGGGAGCGCCGCCATTCACAGAAAATGATGTAGTGTTGGCGATGTCATTCATCACGATTTCCACGAACGTACTTCCGGTCGTAATCGGTACCCCGGTATCAACGGATGACCCATTGATGGTGGCATGCCAATTGTCCGTGATACCTAATCCGGGAGTATACAGCCCTAAATAATGATTCGAGCCAACAAAAGGGAAAGTCCGGAGAGTTGACGGGTCGCCTGTTGAGAATCCCAAAAAAGTTATGACGGATGCCAGAGATTGAGTCGCAATACGTGCTTGGTACCGGCAATTACGCCCGGCTCTAAATATGCCGTTGGCGTTGTTGGCAATATTTATAGGTGTCCAACCGGCATAAGCCGAACCTGCTCCACTGGCTACGGCTACAGGAATAGCCACGCCCAAGTTAGAAACAGGAAAAGCTCCGTTACTTATAGCAACCGTTCCTCCGCTGGTAACAGCAGTAGAAGCGTCTCCAATAGTTTGAAGCCCAGTCTGACCGACAATCGCTCTAGCTTCGAAATAAAGGCCACTATTCGGAAGAGGAATAGACGGAGTAGACACTTGAGCGGTAGCCGCGAACGTTTTATTCCCGACGTTATCTTCGTTAATAGTTATGCCTGTACCAGCAATAAAGTTCTTAAGATTTTGAGTCGGATCCTTGATCCCGTTTGTCTCAAAAAGGACGCCTGGACCTTCAACGACTTGTGTATTCTTAATGATGCTAGTCGTACCGGCATTGACTGACGGATTTCCGGATGGCGCCAAAGGCATCAAAGGAAATTCTGGAGCACCTGAGCCGCCGTATCTTGTTTTATAAAAAGCAGCATCGTGTTGCAAGTTAGAAGATAAGGGACCGGCAAAATACGAACCCGGGCCTTGTTGCTGATCCGATGAGGGCGCGCCGGGGATGATAGGTGCAGAGTCCTTGGGAACCCAGTTTTCGGGTAGGCCGGCTTCCTCTGCTATTGTCTTTGGCTTATCTTCTTGCATTTTCCTTTCTTTAATCTCTCGCGACGGCGCGCCCAACCGAGAGACATGGCTTTTCCTCTTTCTAGTTTTTGTTTGGCGCTATAACCATCCCAAGCGGCTTGTTGTGCCGAGCCTATTTTACTTTTGTGGCTAGTTGAAAATTTCTTACCCGTATTTGATTTATTACCTAAAGAAGCGAATCTCTTTTTCTTTCTTGTTTCTAAAGAGTCTTTCGTGCCCCATTTCGGATGATTTTCTCCGAGATTTATGTCACTTAACTTTTTTTTAGTCTCAACAGACAGTTTTCTACCTTTTTGCCAGCCGGGACCGCCGTCTCCGCCCTTAGTAATATTGTATCCCAAAACTAATCGCTTTGTCAAGACGATTTTTACGTCTCCACCATAATTCTACCGCACAAAGTAAGGTTAAAAACCTCGTTTCCAGTCGTTGTGGTTCCTAAATCTACGCGTATCTGCATATGGCGGGCTCTCGCCAGACTAGCATTTCCTAGAAAATAGTATCGGCTCGGAGAATACGATGCTGCCACTGTCGTTGTCCCATAGATGGAGGGAGGATCCATTTGTGGCGCGCGTGTAAATGGCGTAAAAACTCCACTGATCTCGTTCAGTAAATAAGAAACCGTCGGCTGATAATTGACTCCGCTCATATCCAATTCTATAAACTTAAGCAAAGCGAGCTCGCCTGGATGGCACAACATAATGCTACCCATAATGAAGAACGCGCCGTACGGCGTACCGTTATCCGTAAACGTGGTCAAGCTGCGCTCAAGAATCTGTTTGTTCGGACTCGGAGATCCTACGAGCAATTTCTTAATGCCCGGCAGAACCTCGGTCGTGTACAGCATCTTCGCGCCGCCCGTGATATTGGCGAACGGGCTCCAAACCGGTTGCGGGCCTTGTCCTGCTCCCGGAACTTGGTGAGGATTGCAACGATACCATCCTGTCGCACCATCTCCAACGAATAACGCATTATCAACGCCGGATTGCAGAACAGCGACATATGCGGTTGCTGGATTCCAAGTCGTGTCTGATACACCTGAGGAGGGCTGATTTGCGAACTGATCTCCTAAAGCGAATCCGAATGTAGACGCGTTCAAACTCGGGCTCAAGAGCATCAATTGGTTGTCTGCGGAAAAGAAGAACATCTCTCCCATGTAGACATCCAGACCGTTGTAATTTCCAAGACCGATTCCGGGTGCCAAGGTGACAGAATAAAACGATCCCGTAGCAGGTCCACCGGCGATAATTTCAATGCTGTCTGTCAAAAAGGTCACAAGACCTTGCGGGGTCTTGACTAACCGAACTACGGTTGCCAAAAACGGCAGATTGTCTGCAATATTAAATGACGAGTTAGGATTACCTGCTCCTAGAGCTATCGTGTCTGGGCCGCCACTAAAATAAACGGTGCTGCCAACCGATCCCCAAATTCGGGTAAAGTTGTAAGCCATCGGCAAAAAACCCGATAGTGGCGGGTTATTGACACCGTTAATCGGTGCATCTATCAACTCATTCAAACCAGGATAGCTAACTCCGCCTATTGTGGTTGGAGTATCCGGAAGAAAGTCTCTAAACGACCATTGGCCGTTTCCAGCATTTGGGCTGTTAGGAATCTCAGTCAACTCAAACATATTAGGAGTACCGCCGCCATCGGCTGAGCGCCAGATAACAATCGTATCGACCGCAGGATTACTTGAAACAGGTCCGGAGATTGTCAGGACTGCACCAGGATTTGGCCCTGCCGGAGTCACGGTAGCCGGGGACGCACTTGAGACATCGCCCGTCAAACTGCCAGTCGGAGCCGGAAGCGGTGCAGATAACCCAGGAGGAATCGGCGGCTGAGATGTTCCCGGGACATTAACCGAATAAAAGTCTGTCAGTGATCTGGACTTATACGAATACGCGTACGAGTAACCTTTCGTAAAAGCCAAAGACTGCGCGCTAAACGCTTCTTCGTTAAACCAAATCAATCCATTCTTCGCGACGCCTGCATGCGTTTCGTTAACTTGGCTCGTGGTCGTAACAGTAAATGTTGTCGATGTAGCGCCCGCTTGTGCGACCACGTAGCCATTATTTCCAGCGTTTGTGAATCCAGAAATAATCAACTGTTGACCACTGAGGCCAGCTAAACCTACTCCTGTGTAAGTTGTAGTAGTCCCGCTAACAGTTACCTGACTTAGCGTGAAGCTAGTACCGTTATCATCCAGATAGGTTCCTATCGCGCCCCACGTCGGCTGAACGGCACCGCTTTTACCGCTGTTGACAACGAATTCCACGTCTGGGGGAACATTGGTATCAATAATGCTCGCGCCACCAAATGGTGTTGCTCCAGTCGGAGGAAAAAATCCTTGCGTAGGCAGAAACCACTTCGTATTCGTGGCCCAAGTCATCGCGTCCCCGGCGTTGACCCAGACTACGGTTCCGTCATTTGTAGTAACACCGTAACCTATCCCCCAGGTTGGTTGACTTCCGGCTGAAACGCCAGTCTGAATGCAGATCTGATAATTGTTATTTGAATCCACGATAGCGGAGAACGGCGTACCATTGGCTGACCAAGCACTAAATGCCGTCGTACCCGTCCAAGTAAATGATCCCAGACTCATCCAGACTAAATCGTTATCCGTAACCAACGTACCCGCAGCCAATGCCGATGTTCCAAATGGCGTATAACCTGAACCGGAAGTGCCTCCGCCGGAGGCTTGAAAGTATAAAATCGTTGGTGCGGCTGGAAGGCCCGCAGTCAAGCCGCTAGGTTCTACGATGCCTGTAGCGGCGTCGTTGTTTGAAACTGTTCCGACCTTAGGATATGCCGTGCTAGGAAGCCACGGAGCCAAACCAGCGTTTGCGATTCCGGGCCCGATCCAAATCCATACACAGCTTCCGTCGTTCGTGTGCTGGCCTAGAGCCTTCTTGAATGTCGGAACTGTGTGTCCGCTGGTGCCGTTGGCTGCGGCGGAAGATTGAATATAGACGGCCTTCGTGACCGGATCAAATATGACGCAGGGATTTACAAGCGTTCCGCCCACGGTGCCGTTGTTGTAAACGGTGTTCGCGGTCCACGCGACGATAGGGCCTTTGTTTGTCCAAGTGATGTTTCCGCCGCCAGTTGTGTCTGCGGTCGTTCCACCCGGGACCTGATTCCACGGTGGTTGTCCCGAGCCGCTAGTGCCGACTTGCGTAGTGTTCGTTGTGGACGCGTTGACAGATTGAAGCTGGAACATATCTCCGGTTCCGGAATCAAATACCAAACCCATCGTTGAGAATACAGTAGATGCGATCCATGCAACCGAGGCGGATCCGCTTTCTGTAATCACAACAGTCGGAGCTACCGTAGGCGTAGGTAGACCGAATCCGAAAATGGTCCCGTTCGGACCAGTATTCAACGGTACCCAAACTTTAGTATCAACGCCGTCGCCCATATACAGGATGCCATTGACTGCGACAAAATAAGTTTGGCCCGCACCTGGGGACTTTGCAAAAAGTAAAGTCGTCTGACCATTTTGTATATCCCAATAGACAGCACCCGCAGATATCGCGGTCGCAGCATGGGTCTCGGCAATACCGTTCGGGTTGTTTACGGTCAGAGTTGTCGCGGTAGACGAGACAACTGTATAGGTCCCGTTGTTAGACGGATTAGTAACGAACCCAGTGATCTGAACAATCAGGTTTGCATACGCGTTGAGAGCGGCCGCAGGAAACACGCCAGTGTACGTTGTGGTTCCGCTAGCGGTTCCCACGGATGTAATTGCCAGCACGCCAGTTGAACCCGAATCCACGACTACGCGAATCGTTCCATCCGTCAATTCAAAAGCGAAAGTTCTGTTCGGTGCAGTCGGATACAAATCGGTGGAGAATGGAATCAATCCTGGGCGGCGCTGAAGGGTCAAGCGATTCGTGAGTTCAATATTCGAACCCATCCAAAGCGCGTCTGGTCTGCCTCCGTAGTACTTAGCAGTAACGGTATCGGAAGGGTCATGCAGCGGGTTGCGTTGCGTGTAAATCCCAGTCATCGATCTGTCGATGAATAATGGAATCCACTTGGGTTGTTTCTGGGGTTGAGCTCCAGCTTGTTGCAACAAACCTGGCATGATGCTCCGAAATTTTTATGATTTACTTCAGGTTACAAATAGCGAAACTTAAACTCCGCGACTCTGGGCCGCCTGTTGCGTACGAAGTGTACCCGCCAACATCTGGCGATCTCGCATCCAGTACTGCTCCAAAAACAAATTCTTATCCATGTCCGACAGACCTTCTGATTTAGCCAGGAGTGCGGTGACCCCGCGTTGACGATAAGTGTTCGCGCGACCGTCGTCCACGTTGGCCAAGGCTTCGCCGACAAATAGATTATCAAAAATGTCAATGTACTGATCTGGAACAACCAGAGTACCGGCGTTGCCAGTCAAAGCAGTCAAAGGCGCCACGAGTTTCTGGTAATCCAGCGTGATAAGATAAACCTGGTCAGGAACGGCTAAAAATCTCAATTTGAAACTTGTGCCGAAATTAATCGTATGAACCGACGCAGAGTTCGGGCGATTACGCTTATTCGGGGTAGCGTCGCCCAAACCTAGGGCCGCAGTATTATAGACATCCGAGACGTTCCATGTATTTCCGCTCGGGTCTGTCAAGGTTACCTTTTCGAGAAACCCGAAGTCCGGGACCGGCGTAACGTAATCTTGTATTCCGGCGACGGTACTTACTTGATTATTTTCAGCTCTATTCCAACCCCACGTAAAGGGCGGATTCATCATGAGATTTTGAATCTCGTTTGCGATACCCAGCGCAGGCTGGTTTCCGGTTCCGACCGAGAGCGGAGAATATTGCGTGAAGGTCTGTGCAAAATCAATCAGGTTCTGTACTGTAGTCGCCATCGTTAACTTCCTGCTGGCCCATTAAACGGCCAAGCTGCTCCGCGCCACAAATTTCTAGATCTGGACGCGCCCATAACAGTTCTTTCTGGAACAAACGAATATTCCTCTAATTCTCGATCCTGTGTCTCACGCAGACTGTCGAGGCTCTTGAGCCACATTCTCCATTCGTCTTGGAACTTGGCGCGCGTCTTGGGCAGAGTTGAATAACGATAGCACTGTGCGATGAAACCGGCTCTGAAAAATGGCTCGTACTTATCCGGAAGCGGGAACAGCGTTTGACCCAACTTCACGAACTGAACTGGGGGCTTCTGGCCGACGATGTTAAACTGCCAGGTGACGCCTGTCTGGGACGGGATCTCTAGAATTCTGATTCCGAGTCCGTTAGGATCCACAACGGTCCAGATTGTTGAAGCGCCTTGTCCGAAGCATGTCGTTCCAGGAGTAGCGTTGACTGCGGCCAGTGGTGCCGTAGTACCTTCAATTCCGTATGTCGTAAGCAAAAGCAGGTTGCCATTCGCGTCCACAATTTGGGTAATCGGGTTCGCGGGCTGACTCTGGGCCGCGGAATTATTGATGACTCCTCCAGCTTGGAATACGCCGGGATTGCTAACCATCGTAACCACGACCTGCGGAGTCGGGTTCGGCTGAGAATCGTTAATGCTAACCACGATCCAATTCCCGTTATATCCGTTCGGAGCAACGCCTTGAACGTTCAGGACGGAGCCGACTGTTACGGTTGACGGAATATACGTCAGTGTAAATGTCGCCTGGCCTCCGGCCCACGTGGCTGTTATGACGGCCGACGAAAGCGGACTAGTGTAAACGGACCCAGGGACAGGATTGTTACCCAGTGTCGGATTGCCAACGTTTGGCGCGCCCCAGACACCGTAATAAAGTGAATAATTCGGATACGAGCTAATGATGAAGCCGGGATTGCCTATCTGGGTTCCCGAATTGATATACGTACCTGTTCTTTGCGGGAGACTGCGCCCGCATTCAACACTGACCCACGGCTTAGGAATGGCGGAATTGTTGATATCAAAAGCTACTCCGCGCTCCAACCATTCGACATTTGTTACCGAGGTCCCGTTTGGATTCACCAAAGCGTAGTCTTGCTGGAACGAGTTGGTGTAAAACTGAGGCAAAGCGACTTCATTCCACTTGTGGGGAAAATTTACCGCGCAGATCGCGGTCATGACATCCGTCGCGATAGTCAGTGCGGGCTGGTCAACCTTGTCTGGGATATTGAAGATAGGCTCGATCTCGCCGAATCCGCGCACCCTGTCGATAAGATTTTGAACCGTGAATGTTGAGGCTGCGCTGTACGGCATTTTATCCTATTGTCTCTAGAACCATCTGGCGTTGAGTAGTCGAATTACTGGTACTGGCTGTTCCGTAAGCAACCGTAACTTGAAGAGTTTGGGCGGCCGTTAGGTCCACCGTGCTAGAAACTGCGGTGTTTGTATCCGCAAAGATTGAATCAGGAACAAGATTCCCAATACCTAAATCCACCACTAAATTTCCATGGGTTTCGAAAACTCCCGTCGCGCCTGCGGTCTGAATCGACAACACGCCGCTTATGTTAAATTGGTTGTTCGTGGCCGTAAAGGATTGTGACGGAACAGCGATACTCAGAAGAGTTAGTGCCCCGAATTTCACCTTAAAGGTGATCGTCGTCGTCTCAGCCGCTGGAGTAGTAAAAACTCCTGCACACCAAACTCTTAGAGATCGTCCAAGTCGATTTAGTGTACCTGCTGGAACTGACGCAGACATAAGATTTTGATCTGTCGCTACGTTAGCTGCAACCGTAACTGGCGTTACGTTTGTATTCTGCCAAGCGCCGCTAAACGAACTTACTCCGTTATTATTGGAGTTATGCGTAAAGGTGTGAGTCGTGGAATCGCCGTATAGAATATCGCTTGACGCGACTCCTGCAATTCCCGCCCCCTCGGGTTCTAGGAGACCGAGAACAGAAAGCGGGACTCCGGTAAGAGATAAAAGTCCGTTGATGTTATTAAACGTCGCCGCCGTAGTATTAGATCCGATAAGAAGAGATTGACTGGCTGAGCCAGTTTGTCCGATGTTAAGTTGATTACTCCCCGAGCCATTTAAGGTAAGGGTTAGCGTACCGCTGTTGTAGTTAAGTCCAAGTGTAGTTGCGGAGACGCCCAGCGCTCCGCCGTTGTTGAATAGAATTTGCCCCGTTGTACCCGGAAGAGTTACGCTTGTGGCTGCAATCGTTCCTCCGCCCGTGGTTGAGATAGATGACCCCGCCCCGACGACAAGAGATTGCCCAGTATTCGTACCACCCGTAAGCGTAGCGAACGACGCGGGCCCGCCTGAGCCACTGCCTGGATTAGTGATTGCGCTCATGATTTTTCCTTACTCCTGGATATAATAAACTTCGCCGCTGACTTGGACGGCGTTAGAACTGTTGATGACAAAATTTCCCGTAGCGTTAAACCACAGAAGGGTATCGGCTACATCTAGAACGATAGCCCCGTTTGCCGCCATCGGCATAGCTCCGGAAAATGAAATCGCAGAGCCATCCTTAAATGTGATATTAGTAGCCCCTCCGACAACTAAATACAAACGAACCACTTTTATCCATTTACCGGCTACCGCAGCAACAACGGTGTTGTCTCCGGATGCAGAGAAATTTATAGGGGCGTTTTTAGTCTGACTGTTGTTTGACATAGTTCTTTTTCCTTAAAAATTTTATACCGCTAATGCCGAGCTTGTCTTAATTGCACACCCACACACCATTAAGTCTTTTTGCCAGAGCGCCTGTGCCATTTCCAGCACACGGATTTGCGATAGTACAATCCGAACAATACAAAAGAATTCCGTTAGCGGACGATCCCAGATTAGCGAACAACGTACTCGACATTTGAATCTGAGGGGTCACGAGTCCTTGAGAAACTATCCCGCTCACGATTGCGTTAGTAGTAGTAGGAACGCTCTGACCACAAACTGACCCAGATGAATCTGAGTATGGGGCGAATCCAGTCAAGAAAGTGCATCCCGGGATAGCGGCTAAAGCCCCGTTTCTATATAACGCCCATCCAATAGCACCGACAGGGGGTGTTGGAGGAGTTACAACAACTGTCTGGTTACCATTAGTGGTAGTTGCCGATATGGTTTGTCCTGTAAGTGTAAAACGCCCCAAAACATCCACCCACGCAAGGCGATAATTAATAGTACCTACTGGGACAGAACCTCCTGCACCAACTACCGCCGATGCTGGGGGAAGCGGAGTTCCTAGTGCATAACCCACCGTCCCCGAGGGGCCAAAGATACTGACAAACTTGTCAGTAAAATTCGATTCAGACGTGACTCCAGTATTCTGTCCTGAAAATACGCCGTAAGTTTGAACCGTACTAAGGGCGCTTCCACTTATTACGGGGACGCCGGAACTAGGAGCCTCATCAATCAAATTTATTCGTACCGCTCCAGTAAAACTTCCGGGGCCGAGTAAATAAGTTAATATAGGTTGAGCACCCGTATCAGGAGTGATATGATTCAAATCAATATTTCCCCCGAGATTTCCCCCTGATCCGGAACCGGACACAGTTAGAAACGGGATCGTCCCACCTTGGCAGTATCCCCATTGAATTGTAAATTCAAACGAAGGCGTAGCCCCAGGACGGGCATAAATACCTTTTCCGCTCATGATAATGGATTCGATTACTCCTCCACCTGCGTTAAAATAAAGTATCGGAGTTGCAGTCGACCCAACAGATGCCTGATTACCAAAAGCTCCTATTCGCCGCATTCTACATGTAACATTTGCTTCACCGTCAGCCATACCTCGGCCTAACCACCCAATTCCGACGGCATCATTAGCACCTAAGACAAAATTTACGCGGTCGTATATCGGAGCGCCTGCTCCGCCGCCGCCATCTTGCATCATCAAGATGTTATTTGTTCCCGAACCAGTAAGCTGAAAACCCTCATAGTGCCCGCTGGCTCCGTTGGCTATCAATATCCCGGGGATAGCCTTGACACTTATAGAAGGCAGGCTTTCAAATTGGAAAGATGTGGCGGTCCCACTTCGCGGCAGGTTAGTCCCGTACCAATTAGCGGCTCCTAGAATTAAAGTGTCGCTGAGAGTTAATCCAGCACCGAGTATGTTTAAGAAAAGAGAGCTCAAATCCAAAACTGAATTAATTACAAAAGACCCTGATGTTGGAATAGGAAAATAAAGTGTTGATGTATTAGCCGCCGTTGCCGCTGTTAGAATATTCGGAGCGTTATCAAATAAAATGCTGACTCCGGATATAGACGTTCCTGCGGTCGTGGCCAGCGTAAGAGTGGTGGTTCCCGCTCCCGATAGAATCGTTGTAACCAAATTGTCGCTGGTCGCCGATGCGGGTGCGGTGCTCGGCACATAGCCGGGGGTTGCGGTCATGCCGTCCATCATCGGGGAACCAAAGTCGTCCCAATAAAAGGCACCATCAGTGAACGACCCATTAACTGGCTTGCTTACGCCTATCAAAGCAAAGGTCCCAGAAGACGTGCGATCACTATAGATATAATATTGAAAAGCTCCGGTTACTGGACTCCACGTCAAGTGGTTACAATTAAACCAAAAGACTACGCCTGTTCCGGACCAAGTTGTAGTCGCGCCGTTACGAGTATCCTGCCCGCTGACAAAAGTGAAATGTGTGTTATCTGCTGAACCCAAAACTTGATACCAACCAGCAAAACTGGAATCGCCGGAAGACATCTGAATATAAACCATCGACCCGATTGTTAGTCCGTGCGGAGAGGACGTGGTCACTGTAACAGTAGCATTCGAACGAGACATCGCTGAAATGCTGACAGATTGTGAACCGAGAGACGCCGCTCCGGTTGTCGTAGTTCCTGCCGAACTTCGGCCGTCAAGCCGCCCTTTGCGTCGCGCGCAATAATCTTGTAATTGTATGTAGTACCACCTGTCAAGCCATTAACCACCGCTCCGGTGGCCGTCAGTACTTGGGCAATACTAGGGGTTACGGTCGGCGCTCCGGGCGTTGTCATGCTATGAGCAGCGCCTGCGCCATAAACAACTACTCCGTCGCCATTCTGAAACGTGCTCGCGGCAGAAAGAACAACCGAAGACGATCCGGAAGTCATTGTCGCACTAGCTGATGGAACGGTAGAGACCGCGCGAACCCCGTATCTCGTGACATCGAAGTAAGGATTCGGACCTTTAAAGGCTACATTGACATCAAATGCCAAGGGATTCGGAGAGGTCACTGGGCTAACCAGAGATCCTGCTGTCGGACCAATCAGTGTCCACGCACCGTTCTGGCAAGAATAAAAATTTCCGTTCAGAGTATTTACCCCAGTCTGCGCAGGCAAACACAATCCCGTTGGCGCGCCCAAAAAAGGAACTGTGACATTAACAGGGGGCGGGAGAGCGGGAGGAAGCAAATTACCGTTTAGGCTACCGGAAGAATCAATCCAACCCAATACGTTGCCCGTGGAATCCGACATTTGCAAAAAGTCGTTAGAAGCATTATTTTCCCACTTCAGATACGCTCTTTTTGTCGGACTCATGACTTCCTTTTTAAGTTGATACTGGTTGTGCTACAACTTGTGCCGCATTTTGCTTCTCTAATTCTGCCACCCGTGCTTGTAACTTAGCTATGGCTTGATCTTTGCCGTCGCACGCTTGAAGCAAAAAAGTGATGATCTGCTCCCTCTCGCTCATGAGACTCCTTTATATCCGAATTCTAGTTTTCGTTTCGCGGCCGCCAATAATCTTCTGTCCCACCTGTTGGCGTCTTCTTGACATATCCATGCATCGCATGTGGAACAATAAAAACACATCTTCAAAGAACAATCGTAATCTAATAGACGACAAACATCGCAGTTACGGAGTTGCTGTGTTTGTATCATAACGAGTTGAGATGCAGCCAGGAGCTATCGGCCGAGAGATTTGGTATACTGCGGTCATCTTTTTCCTGAAGAAAAATGGGGCGGATTAGCCGCCGCCCCTCGGGTTAGTGTTTACGAGTTTTAGTACTGGATGCCTTCGACTATGTTGCCGGCTTCGTCGCGAAGACTCAAGTCAACCTCGAGACCAGATGCGTCTGTCGAGATATTGATGCCTTCGGTATCGATGCTGCCTAGCGGGACCTCGGACATAGTCTGCGTATTCGAGCTTTGCGCGAACAGATTGCTAACCTCGGCCCAGCCCAGGTGAGTATAATTTGAAACCTTCTGCTTCTTGGTTCCGCGGATGAGGAACTCTTTCGTATCTCCGGGAAACCACTTCATCTTGCAAATCAAGCAGACAATGTATACCTTGCGAGAAATGAAAAGATGCTTAGCTAATGCGTAATCCACGCGGTTGGCGTGCTTACCGCCTTTCATATGGCGGCACTTTGCCTGCTTAAGCAAGGAACCTTTTTCTTGGCCCTTGGCTGTTCGGCTTCTCTGCTTTTCGCGGTTTGAGATACGTTCTTGCTCTTCTTGGTACTTCGCCTCTTCTCGGGCCTCTTTCTTTGCCTGCAAGGCCGCCTGAGACGCCAGCAAAGCGTTCTGCTGGGTCAAGAGGGTGATCAGACCTAACAAATCTAGAGCGGGCGCGTTGGCCGGTGCGGGACGGGCATCCATCGTTGCCAAACCCCCAGTAGCTGGGGGAGTCGGTTGACCGGTTCCTGGGTTAATGCCTTTATCCAAATCTTCAAATACGGACTTCGGTTTGTTTACTTCGTGTGCCATTTTTGACTTCTTTACTTCAGATTGTGCCTAACTTGGATATACTGCTCTGAAGGCGGAGGGCGGATTTGCTATTAGATGTCGTTATTGGCTATCGGGACTTCAGAGAACTTTTTGCGGTTCCTGATCTCCCATAGGCTTCGATGATAACGACGGAACATCTTATTGTGGCTTGCGTTGCCGAAAATCTTATTGACTTGTGCCTCGGTCAGAATCTCTTTCTCAATCAGCTGGACTGCCACTGTTCGCCATCCGCGAAAGTCTTCGCCCATCGGCTTACCATAACGGTCAGTCTTCAAGACGGACCACTCATACATGGCTGGGACCTGAGCGTAACAAATGTACCTCGCTCTTGACATAAGGTTCGGGGGCAAACACCATAGAGCCACGGTATTCGGCGGGAAGCCGTTATCTACGGTGAAGCACTTGACGCCATTCCGGCGGAGTTTTGCGATGAAATCTCGCGTGCTCATCGGGTTGACCATTCGGGCGACTTTGTTGGTTAACTCGGCCTGGTCTTCAATCTTGTAATCTTGAGCACCAAACTCACTGTCTTCGCGGTGCTTCTGAAACTCTTCTCGAGCGTATTCCTTATAATCGGCCGGCCACTTGACCCAATTTGGCGTACCGTCCGCCAGCATCTTGGCGACCGACTCTTCGGTCGTGCTGACATCGTGAAATTCTTTCCACGGTTGGTCTACATCTTTGAGTCCGTCTCTTGTCTGAATACGATTATCTACGGCCATTATTATCCTTTTGTTTCTAGGTATTCTAGGACCCTCCTAATCTCTTCTATACTAGCATCAGATTTAATGCGATTTGCCCGATGGGATATAAAGACTAAGTTGTCCTTGTATTTCTTCAAATACGGCAGGTTTGAATTCTTTCGATCAACAGAAGGAGATGCGTTCTTGTCCTTCAAAGAACCTTTGTTATACTTCAGCCCTAGCACATGGCAAACATCTGTAAGTTCTGGCAAATCTTGTAAATCTAAATCGGACTCGTACCCGCGACGGCGGGACCGCTCTTTAATATTGACTAGCGCCTGATACTTAACTCGATCTGCGTAAGGCGACGCATCAGAATATCCACCGTGCTTTCTGTTAGCGAGGCCGACCGCCTTCGTCAATTCTAAGGATAGACAACCGCAAGATTTTGTTTTTTCTTGTAATAGGGAGTTTGAGGAGACTTCTACTATCTTTCCACAATCACAAAAACACTCCCACATTACAACGATATTTCCGCCGCTAGTAATGTGGTCTAAATATCGGTGCTCTACTTTTAAACGACCGAATCTTCGACCTTGTAAATCAATTAACTTCGTCATCTACTCTCCAGTAAGAGTCGGTCAGGGATGTGTTACTGGCACATCCCCAACCTACTTTGATGCAACTCTAGCATAAGCGGTTGCTTATGTCAAGAGGTTTATTGAATTGCGGGAACCGAGTCAATGAAACGAGTACGCTGGGTATTCGTTCCAGTTGCCGGAGGAAGTGTCACTGTCTGCGACGCACTCCCTTATTTTTGTTACTCACCTTGCGGCGGAGTTGATCATTTCTGTCAACCTCACTCAGTTCATTTTTCTGGGTGCTCGGACTATTGCATCAGCTTTCGCTGTTTTCTCGCTTAGTCTCTCACGCTGCTTTCGCTTGCGCCTCGTTGGGATTCTCACCGTTCGAGTCAATTAGAGAAAATTTTAATTCCACCGGACTTTTAATGGAATCTATACGATGCCCAACCGCCGATTGTGGCGACAGGATCATACGAAGACGGAGGAGCATCGGTCACGACTCTACAGTCGATTGTACGCCAGTCTCCCTCATCCATATCTGTGTCTCCGGGCCGTTTGTTACCGCTTTCGCGGGGTTGGTCATTTCTGCCAACCTCTGTATCTTTCTTTTTGATACAGAGCAGACTATCGCATCACCCCGAAGGGTGTTCTCTCGCTTAGTCGTTCACGCTGCTTTCGCTTGCGCCTTGTTCCCATTTCAGGGTTCAAGTCAATCAGAGAGAATTTTCTACTAGCAGATTACGCTGCTAGGAGTCCATTTTGAACTTGGAGCCACACACCGATCATCGCGTAGTTGCCGAATACGTATGTTCTGTATGCGGTCTTACCTGCGCTGAAGTTCGCGGTCTTGGTTACGAATGGGGTCTGACGGAACACGATGTTCGTTCCGGGAAGTTCGATTTCCATGGTCTGATCTGCACCAGCTATTGCGTCAAACTTCTCGCCGTTGGAGTACTTCCACAAATCGACGATCGAGTTGTTCACTGTCGTTGCGTTGTAAATGTCTCCTAGGACGTTGGGGCTGATAACGCCCATGTACTTCCCGCGCTTGCAAGGAAGAACAGATGCGCTAACAAGTTGCTGCTTCAATTCACGAATTGTTGCCAAGTCGAGAGTGAAGGGCGAACTCAACAGAGCGGACTGGTTAACGTTACCGTCAACCGAGGCTGCGCTGTCTGCCACGGCGCTGTACAGTTCGGAAATGCTCTGTCCAGCCTGATACCCGAGTTCAACCGCGCTGTTCCCAACGAGTTCGTCGATGGAAGAAGCGATGCTGAATGCCGAGAAGTTACCGTAGTTGTTCCATTCACCGACCTGGGCCGGAGCGGAAATCTGCGAAATAACTTCTGGCGAACCAACTACGCCGTCAGCGTTCTGTATAATGTCACCAGCGATGGTGTTATACTGGAAGAACTGGCGGTTAATGCCCATGTGCAGGCCTTGCACACGGCGTTCGGCGACTGCTACGAACGCATCGGTCTCACCTTTGCTTATGTGTTAGCTAACGATTCTTTTTCTCGTTAGAACGGACTATCGCATCGCCTTACGGCGTTTTCTCGTTTAGTCTCTCAGGCTGCTTTCGCTTGCCCCTTGTTGGCTTCACAGCGTTCAAGTCAATTAGAGAAAATTCTCACTTTTATATTAAAGTGACCCCATTAAAAAGGTTCGGGATGAGCTCCTTATCGAACAAAATGGCCTGTGCGGTCAAAACGTTTGAAACGTTATTGCCGCTTGGATTTGGTCCAGACATATGGACCTCTAGTCTCTAATGTGATCCTTTACGGACCCGTCCGATTAATAGGCTATGCCCACCGCGTCATGCTGGGCTCGGAATTCGGCCGAGGTTTTCAGCTTTTGGCGGTATTCAGTTGAGGACATTTTGTTAATAGCCTTCAGTAATGCGGCTCTTGTGGTCGTTTGCGGTTTCTGTTCCACGCTAGGACGCGCTGCAGTTAGCGTTCCGGGAGGGAGTGAACCGTTGACCCCAGGTCTACGGGCAGCTGGCGTATTTGTCGCCGCTGCAGGCGTGACTACTGGCGCTGCCACCACCGGCTGAGATGCCGAGGGGGCTGGCGTAGATGCTGGAACCGTGCTCACTATAACAGGTGCCGGTATTGCCGACGGGACTGGAACAGGAGCTGCGGGTGCCGGAGTGGGCGCATTAGGCGCTACTACGGCGGGTTCTGCGACTAGATCAGCTATTGGCTTTGCTAGTCGATGTTCGTTTGCCTTGAAAGCGACGTCGAGATTTTCATAAGACAGCTTCCGGTTATTTTCCTTCAGCCAGGCCCCAATGATGTCGGTGTTCGCTTGACAATTCAAATAGTTGTGTTCGTGGTCAGCTAACCAGTCATTGACAATTGTCATCTGGTTTTCTGCGGCTGTGCGCGATGCCTCGACAGATTTGCTTTCCGCGTGTGTGACCTTACGAAGTGCCTCGCCTAATTTGGCGGGTTCTTTGGCTGCTTCAGCGACGGCTTCATCGGCTTCCGCTCGAGCCTTGGTGGCCTGTTGGGTCACCTGCTCTGTCTGTGCCAAAATGTCTCTGCTCTTTAATTGATTCTGCTTTGTTCTCTCGGCATATCGCACGGCGTTCTCGTGAGCGGCCTTCTGCTTTGAAACCAGTTCGGGCCAGGACTTTGCCTCAAGATGTGTCGGACGGCCAATCGGGCGACCCGCGTCATCTTTGACTTGGTAGTCTTGGACAATCTTGGTGATATTGCCAGCGGAATCTTTATGAAGCGCGATCCCGAGCTTGGCCAATTCGGTTGACTCGGCCTCTTGATCTGCGGTCGCTACAACCGGCGCCAGTACTGCTCGCTGCTCTTCGGCAATACGCTCGGCTTCTGCGGCTTCAGCGTCTGCTCGCGCGGTATCCGCGGCGATCTGGGCTGCTTCCTCTTCGTCTACCGCTTCTGGTGGGATGGCTGGCGGAACATAAGCCTTTCCGGCTCGAATACATTGGCTCATGTCCTGAGCAATAACCTTGCCTTCGGGACTAGCCAGTGTGGCATTAAGTTCTGTCAACTTAGATTTGTCTTGCGAAGATAAGCGCGCTGCCGCTTGCAAATCGTCAAATGTGGCGGACCTCAGCCACTCTAGGTCAAGTACTGTATCGACGTTCATTGTGTCCTCTGTATTAGTATTGATTCTGCTACGCCCTTACGGGATTACTTCACTTCTTTCTTTTTAACAGGTTTTGCCGGATGAATACCAAACGTTTTCTGAATGGCGTCAATCGGTTGACCACCTACGGCTGAATGAATTCCGATTACCCTGCCGACCGCTGCTTCAGCCGCTTGATTCTCTTCAGCATCCTGTTTCACGATCATGTCAAGATGGTACTTGATAGAATCCCGAAGGATGGCAGCCGCTTCATTAATGTTTCGGGCTCTCTGGGTTCGAACCGCTAGCTTGCGTTCATAACCCTCTTCTTCTGGATCCAGCTTTGTGGTATACGCCAGGGCGTCATCACACATGGCCTCAATCAACTTGATGACGACATTGAACCCGGGGCTATGGTATGTTTGCCCCAAAACGATTCGTTGGACTTGCGTCAAACTGTCTTGCAGAAGCGGTTTTCTTTCTGTTGTTTCTGGCATTGGTTATCCTTAGACTTCTATTCTATAAAGCCGTTTCTGAGAACTCGCCCGTATTACCAGCTTGGCCCTCTTGCAACTCGGACTGGGTCGCGTGCTCGATGGCTGTACGATAGCCTTGGTTAGCGGCCTTGCCGAGCTGCTTCTGATTTTCTAGAGTCTGTTCTTGTTCAAACTTGGCTTGCATCTGCTTATTATTGTTCGCGATCTGGGCTTGCTGCAAAGCAGCCGGCGAATTAGCGTCGTGCTTCTGTTTCTCTTCAGGAGTCATCTTACGCAAGAAGCTCTGGCTAAACTTCCAACCTGCGGCGTCAGTAAACGCTTTGAAAATGGCTGGAGCGTCGAACTGATATCCCGCGTCGTTAGCATTAGCCACGAAGGTCGGGTTATTCAGCAACTGAATAATGATAGGCAGAGCCTGGGACATTTCTTTCTTTGCCCCGAGCTTCGCGCCCGCGAGAACTTCGTATTCAATCTTGGCTTCACGGAACTTGATATGATCAACCATATAGGCCGGACCAAGTTCCTCACCTAAAACGTCGCGAATAACCGACGTTGGCAGAAGGTCGTTATTCAAATCATCCATCTGGTACAACCACGGTTCGAATACCTGACGGACAAATCGCCCGTCCGGACCATCGAGCCTAGATGCATTAGCCTGGATGACCGCGGCCGCTCCGGTTCCTGATCGCATACCAGTTGAACGAACGCCCATAGCTCCTGCGCCTTGGACAACCTGTTCGTTTGCGCCTGACGTGGATGCGCCAGCACTCTGCGCCTGCTGGATAAACTGCCACGCCTCTCCTGGAACAGGGGGCATCTGCAGGAACTTGAAAGCCTTGTCGACGTCTTCTTCAACGTCGATAATCCCGCCTTGGCGCCAACGAACGTCCTGCGTCAAAGTATTAAATCCCTTCTTGCGTACAGCGGTCGGCTGTAGCCCGTACGCTAGTAAGTCAAGCGCTAAGTTCGTGACGCCTTGCTCAACGATCTGTTCTGAGCCGATCAATAGGCCTAGGCCTTGACCATAAAAGCAATCGGGGATATTGCGCCAGTTAAAGCTATAGAAGGGAATCTTTCCGTACGGATTCGCTTCATTACGAATCAGGACGTTATGCCCATTGAAGCAGAGCACGACAATGACTTTCTCGTCATCCCAGTACTCGAGCATCTCCATCGGTGCCGAGTTCGGATCTGCCGACGTCTTATAGCTGCGAGGTAGGGCGTGCTGGAGATATCCAAGCATACCTTCTGGCAACGTCATAGTAATGTTATCTGGGCCGGAAGTAATGCCTTCAGCGAAGACGTGTCTAAGAACATCTTCTGCGGGGATGACGTAGCCTTCGTACCCGCGCAGCTTGTCTAGGTCAGAATAGGTTGCATAATCTCTATAGACTACCCAGCCCGCTTCTCTAATGTCGCCGACGCGACAGCCTGGATTGACCAGAACCGTTCTAATATCCGTAAAGCGGATCCAGGGATGCGAAATAATCTTGTCGTAAAACTCTATTTCAAAGTCGTCAGAATCTGGAGAATCAAACTTAGCGACGCCGCCTTCCGGCTGGCCAACGGAGACCTTGTCTCCCTTGCGCTTATACTTCTTCATCTTCTTGACACGCTCGGTATACCCCCACTTCATGATACCGGTGCCAAGCAAAGCGGCTTGATCAAGAGTGCGCTCTACCTGCTCTTCGAAACGCATCGCGCCTAGTTGAGAAGAGAATATCGCGGTCTTGGCGCGGATAACATCCGCTTCTACGGACGGACGAGGACGCAGCAAGAACGGCGGATCTTCATAAAAAATTCCGCCCATAACTTTTGGAACAATAGCAGAAACGATACTACTTACCATAAATTTCGGGACGGAAGCCTGCCCGACGTTTCCGCCGTCGAAAGCGGACTGAGACGCTGGCGATTGATACAACAGATCAGCCATTGTCCACCCGCTCGCCCACTGCTGGACATTAATATACTCATCTGCTTTCTCGGTATTTTGCAATACGAGCAAAACAGAAGCTTCGTCATTCAGTTGTATGGTATTTGTATCTGGGTCTACTTGGGTATTTTCTTCTGTGATTTCTGCCGCAGGAGTGATAAAGAGTTCATTAACTCGTTGCTCCAGATTCTCCGGCATTAATCTCTTTTTGTCTTCGTGCTAAATGCGCGACGGACATTTTATTTTTAGTTTCTTCTGATACTATATAGCCAGACGCTCTTCTTCGTTCCCAATCTCGTTTGGCGGATTCCGCCATTTTCTTTTTAGTTTCTTCAGAATGCTTGCTACCAATCCGCCCTAAAGATATATTTCTTCGGTGTTTATCTGAAAGAACCTTTCCTTTATGAGATTCTGAATTTTTCTGATTAGATTCTTTAGACTTGGGAATGCCTTTTAATTTACTAACCCGTCCTTTACTTTTAACCGACATCTTTCGGCGACCCTCTTCGGAAACTGCGTGACCGGGGGTTCCTTCTCCGCCATCCGTCAAATTGTAACCGTTCGGTGCTCGCGTGCCAAAGTCTACTATTAAATAGCGCTCGTAATAATCCATCTCTTGTTTTGTCCCAACAATAACAAGAGGCTTGATCTCAAAATTTTCTGGACCGTATTTTCTAATAGCTGAATAAAGACAACGCTTCTGCCCTTGGTTATGAAGAGCCCACACAACATTACGACGCCAGTACTTCTGAAGGTCATCTCCAGAATGTTGACCAACGTACTTCTTGTCGTTAATTTTATTTGTGATTAAATATACGAACATCTCTCCCCTCCTTTACAGGGGTGATCGGGGCGGGTAAAGGCCGCCCCAACCAAATTGTAGCTACAACATCTTTAACCAGTATACCACGACTTTATCGATTTGTCAAGCTTTATTTTAAACTATTTTAGGCGAACAGAAGGCGAAACTACATGCGCCAGCCGCTGCCGCCGAATAAGGCTAGACGAGGGTCTCTGGGTTTTTGTGCTGGCTCGGCTGAGGTCGGCTTAGCTGGCAAAGGATTATGCCCGCCGAACATCTGCTTATATGCCGCCTTGCTCTGCTCTTCCCGGCGACGAGTCTCCATTTCTTTTTCTACTTCTTCAGTACTGACGTCAATCTGAAGTGCGATCGCTGGCAAAGGATAAACGAGGAACGATAAAGCGTCCGGGATATCATCCTTGCGGAACGCGGTACTCTTCTCGCCTGTGTATTGCGTCAATTGCTTGATAACCTCTTCCATGTATAACGAGCTGTCTACAAAATCTAGACGGTCATCGTCTAGGAGGGTTTCGATCGACTTGATGCGGTTACGCTTGGCGTTAGCTCGCGTATCTACCGGAATCCAGCAGATCACATTCTCGCCCATCATATCTAAAGCGTTCAACTTGTAGGCTGCGTTCTGAAGAGCGGTCTTGAGTAACTCGCCGCCGTTAGAATTCTCGACATACATACGCTTGAACTGGCCCAAGCCTTTGTACTTTTTATAGAAAGCAATCATCTGGCGAACTAGTTCAGAGTCTTTCCACTTATCGTAAATTATTTCCAGAACATAAACGGCGTACTGCCCGTTCGTTTTTTTATAAATTTTGACCGCTATCCCGACCGAATAATCCGATGTCTTCTTGTCAGACAAAGCCCAGTCCCACAGAATGAAAACCTCTCCGTCTACAGGAACCGCTTGGGCTGGATGGGTGTGCGCGTTAATCACTTCTTTACTGAAGTGAATGACGAAACCCGAATCCTCGTTGTCATCCGTAGGCTCATTCAACTGCTGGTTGCAGAACGCGCGATATGGGTTCTTATTCTTCTTATCCGCCTTCTTCAATAGCTTCTGACGGAGTTTATTAAACGCTTCTCTGGGCGTCTTGCCAAGTTGCGGGAAGGTCAGATTGACCATCTCGAACGTCAGCATCTTTAACGAGGTGTCGCGGTACTCCGGCTTTACGGTCCAGCACCCACGCTTGAAATACTTGATAGAGGCTAATTCTTTCGTATCCTCGTCAGGCTGGAGGCGCGTGCCGTACCAGTCCGATGAAAAGTATCTGGTGCCGATGTGATCCGAGAATCCGTGCGGGTCTAGAAGGTCGTCGGTTCCGTCGTACTTAGATTTGATGGACGCACGAGCGTCATCATTATTCGAGTTCTCGTCGGTGACGATATCATCGCCTTTCTTGATATCGCAGTGCCAACCAGACAGGTTCGCCACAATAGCGTTAACCCAGAGGCTGTTGCCCTTCTGTTTTAGGACTCGAGCAGGACACTTCATAGGCTGCTTAGACGTGCCTTTGACGCCTGTTAGTACGTACTCAGGAAACAAAAGATGAAAGGGGCTGGGTTCAGAGCCCTTGGCGAAATAATAGTAATCCTTGATTTCTTGCAAGAACTGAACCGCAAGTTTGTACTCGCCCGTCAGAATAAAAATGTGTGCGTCGGGGCAATTAATGTGCCAGCTGACGCAATCGATACCGTTGATCGTTGACTTATAGAAGCCACGGGAGTCCAACAACATCATTTCTTTTGTCGGATTACCTGATGCATCTATGCGGATCTGAGCATCAATCATACGGTGGAATTGCCCCAGCGTATAATTCTTATGATACATCCCGTCAAAACTCTTTGAAACGAATTGATCGCAGATCACTTGATGAACGTCAGGAAATAAATCTTTGCCAAGCATCTTACAAAGCCAGTAAAGATCCTTGCGGGCTTTGTCTCGGAGATCAAGCCAACGGCGAAATGAAACAATTTCGTCAACGCTGGGATCAATCGCATCGTTCAAGCGTTCGATTTCCGGAATCGTGATTTTAGTAATGGACGGATTCGGACCCTTGGTATTCTTGGCTACTCTCTTTCTCTTCTTGACTTCGGTGTCATCTTCGCTCTCGTCTTCTTCCTCTTCTTGGAGAGCTAGGCCTTCGTAGATTGCTAGAAGCTTGACGCAAGGACGGCACTCACTTTTATAAAAGGCGGGCTGCGCATCCTGCTGTAAAGCGAAAGCTAGATCCTGCTCATGTTGACCGAGACGTTCTTCTATACTCGCGGCGGACGGAATAGATCCTGTTTGATACGGTTCTGGCAAACCTTTTTGTCGGGCTCGCTGATTTGCTTTCTTCTCTCGGTCGGTAAAGGGCATTGAAATCCCATTCTATTGAACTTATTCTAGAGTCTTGAGACCTGCGTTCTCGTTCTCCATCCTATTCTTGACGCCTTCGCCGGTCTCGCGAGCCTGGCGGGCTAGAGAATACGGCGCCTCTCTGTGAGTCTGAGGAATCTTGGGGGCCGTTGGCTTCTTTGGAGCGAAAGCGTCTGTGGCGTTACCGGTTACGCTCTGCGTGAACTTGTTTGCATTAGCCAAGGCGCTCTTGGCGCCGGCTAGCGTGGCTTCGACTGAGTTGGTTGCCATACGTCCTCTTATGCTTTAATGACTTTCTTTGCGAGTTGAAAACCCAGGCCGAACAAAAATCCAAAAGCAAACATGGATACAAAACAGCCGGCGACAAGTAGCATCGGGTTATCTCCTCGCTTTATTCGTTTTTTGGTTTTACTGCGTGTCCGACTCGCGCATAATACCCGTCGATTGCGGGAGAAGGAACTACGACTACGCCATTTTCAAAAACATGCCCTTCTAAAATTCCGACTACCTTTCCAGTTCTCTCGCTCATAACCGGGGAGCCGCTGGCTCCTGGGCCACCGCCTGTTTGCACCAAAAATCGTCCGGTGCAAAGATCGCCGTCTACGTCGTCACATGATTTCGGGATTATTTGACTACCCACTCGTCCGGTGTAAACCGCCTGAGTAATCATCTCCGGATAGCCGACATAGAAAACTTTGTCATCGATCGCTACTGGGGCGTCTTGCAACTCCAAGATCGGATACTGCTTCAAAGTCTTCAAGTGAACTTCTGCAACATCCATCTTGCCGTCGTCAACAGCATTTAGAAGTTCGACGGGCTGATAGTCTGGCTTGTCTGTAATCTGACCGCTGACGACTGAGTAAGTCACATCCGGGGGCGCGCCGTTTCCGACGAAGCAATGTCCGGCCGTCATCAGGTAATAGCCGTCTGGCGCCTTCTTATAAACGAAGGCTGTACACAGAGGCTTACCAACAACTTGGGCTTGTGCGGAATTACCGTACAGAACGAAAGTCGACAGCATCGCTGTTTGATGCTTCTTATTTGCATAAGTAGGCACGCTTCCAAAAACCAAGAGTGCTACTAGTAGCAATCCGCGAATTATTTTCATGCTGCTTACCTTGGGTCTGGCGTCGCGCGTGATGCCGTGTTCGGAGCGAGTTGCCTACTTCTGAATACTTATATCGTTTACGATGGTCGTGTTTTGCGTCTGACGAGCGTGGTAATCATCTAGCGCGTCATGAGCGCAAAGCAACCCCTGAATCGCAGTAATTGCCAGAGCAAAGTTAGGATCAAGTTTGCCTCTGAAGGCTAGGATAATAGCGGCGGAGCCAAAAACAACGGCCCAAAATTCGCTCAGCCCACCGAACGCGTGATAAACTGGGGTAAATATTCCGCTCTCGAGAACCTTGGCTACTTTGTCCTTCAGAATCATTAGTGCTTGAACCCGCCCATTGTTTTTGCGAAGGACTTCATGTGCTTCAAATGCGCACTATCGTCTGGATGAATCTCTAATTTTTCTGATGGAATTGATTTGTCCTCTGAAATTCCCAGCGCGCGATGAAGGCCTCCTTTTCGGAGGTGGTGCATAGCACGATAAAGACTTACGTTGTGCTTTGCCATCTTAGGCTCCTGCGGCTGGTGCGGCGCCGGGGATACCCGCGGGAGCGGCCTGCGGCCCAGCATTGGCCTGTGTTTCACCGAGATTAGGAGCGGAGGTGTGATCCATCATCGAGTCAATCATTCCGTCGTGGTCCGCGACTGCGTGATGAATGTCCTTGTGTGGACCTTCGTGGTGGTGGTGCTGGATTGTGTGCGACCCGTCCGCATGGTGGTGGACGGTGGTATGCGTGAATCCGTGGTGCGCTACTGGAGATTTGCCTTCCATGTTCATTCCTTAAATCGCTGCGTCTTCTTTCGCGATGTTACTGTGACGAGAAACTCCCTCATCGCCATTTGCCGCCTGCCACGCCTTGCGGGCGCGAGGTCCACAGGAAGTGTCTTCCTTAACTTCTCGTACGGCTTCAGGCTTAGGCTTCGAACCCTGCCTTAGAGACTCCAAATCGGAACCTCCGTCGGATGTGGTATTCTCTGTCTCGGCTTGCTTTAAGCCGGATGCCTTAAGACCGCCGTTACCGGAAAAGCGCCCAGGATTACCCAAAGCTGCTTCAGGCTCGACCGACTTATGATCTACTTTTTGGACTTCTTTCATGACTACTCCTGTTTTGCTCTGCGTATCGCTCGAGCGCGTACATACTCGGAATCTTCTTTTTTAACCGGGTTATTTTGTCCTGGACTCAAAAAATGTTCTAGTCCCAACTCGGCCTTGTTTGGCATTAGCTTCTGTGCTTCTCGCCAAGATATATTCTCGCCTTCGTGCCCGTCACAACAGTCGTCCCAATCGACGCTTTGACCTTTGTGCTCAGACATTGCGTCGGAGGCTTCGTCCTGCTCTTTGGACATCAGCTTACAGAGCCCGTCGATTCCCTTATCGTCAGCGGGAACAAAGTGCTCGCAATCTGCACCCTGCTTGAATCCGCCACAGTTCGTTCCAGTCGGGGATTTTGCCCACTCCAAACCCGTTTGGTCCGCTGCCTTATCACCGGTCGTGTTGACGTTATAGACGACTACGTCATCTCCTACCGCGAGAGGAGTTCCGCCTTTTTGATAACAACAAACAGGCGTATAAACCTGACCGTTTTTCGTAACTCGGTCAATGATGATGTCCGGCCCGTGAATCTGGCATCGCTTCTGATTGATATACAGGAAGGGGCAGTTAAAACAAGACTTCGGCTGGTCGCCTGTATCTTTGCCGCCGACGAACGCTAGCGCCCATCTCTGTACGCCGGAAGCCGGTTCTATTTGTACTAGCTTATCGGCCACGCTAACTCCCTGATTCTTTTCTGGCCTCGCGGGCTATTTTATAAGACGGCTTCCCGTTATGGACATGTTCCGGAAGATCGTGCTTGCCCTTTGTCGCAGCATCGAACTCCGCTAACTTCTCCTTTCCCAAAACTTCGGGATGGGCGTGAAGGTAACCTTGTTGTGCTGACGATACGAACGGCATTTATTTAATCCAGTGAAGATACTGCGCAATCTGATGGAGTGTACCAACTACAGGGACTACCGCGACGGCTTGGATTCTCGACCACATCCTATCAGACTTAGCGCTGCCCTCGAGACTTTCAACTTTCGTTTTAATCTCGCCGCGGAATTCTCGGAAGTCGCCATGATATAGTTCAACAATTTTGGTTAATTCTGTTATCGCTTTTAAGACTTCTTTGTTATCATCCGTCATAGAGTTGGATAGGCTATTACTACCCTTGCTGTGGTTTTCGCACGCCGAGGGTCGCCAGCAATGTCTGGCGTACCGCCACGGAAAAATTAAGGGCTCCGAAGAGCCCCATGGTTAACGGGTAATTATCCTTCGACTGTGAACTGGGACAAGGTCGCCTTGTTGCTTGCGTCCGAGGTTCCGAAAGTCACACCGACGACCAAGCCAAATACTGCGCCTTGTTGAAGAGCGGGGTTTCCGTTCGCGAAATCTAGCTTAGCGATGACGTTGTCAAGGGCTGCGGCGGCCACGGTGCCCGATGTCGTGTGAAGGGTATTGCCGAGCATCGACGTATAGTTGCCAACCAGGATGCCGGATGAGGTATCACCGATCATAGTGATATCGAAAAGCCAAGGTTCAGCCGAAGCAAAGGTCAAAGCCAGAGCGCTAGTGGACGCAATCGTGGTGTACGTCGGAGCCAACAAAGCTCCAGTAACGGCTTGCACTTGGACATTTACTGTTCCAGATGGATCACCGGTATCCGAACCAACGTTTCCGCTGATAACGATATTCATCTGCTGCCCGTTATAGACGTTCGCGGCTGGGATAAACAGTGCTCCGACAGCGCTCGTGGACGAAGGCGTGGACGGCGAGTTGCCGTACAGGGGACCAACAACAGAGCTGCCGCTGACTCCGCCGAGACCCGCAGACCCAATCGTGGTTCCGCTGATGCCAACCAGACGCGGGAAATACTTAATTGTGGTTCCAGTTCCGCCAACCTTCGACGCGAGCTGTCCATTTACTGAAAAATCCAGTGTGTTACTCATGATTCAATTTTCCTTTATGTGTACGTCCAGTCGGCAGGATCACCGTCGGCGGGGCGCTTTTTATGGGAAGAGCGCTTTGAACGTGCTAGCGCTTTAACCAAAATTTTTAAATGCCGACGTGTTTTTCTAAATATAAAACAGCGTTGGCAAGAATTTCTTTGTTCTCATAGCTGTGCCCTAAAAGAAGATTACAGCTGATACATATTAAGTCTCTTAATTTTCCAGATTTATGGTCGTGGTCTTGGCACGGGACTTTTGTTCTTGCTTGCCCTAACATAGGCTGCTTACAGATAGCACAAAGACCATTTTGTGCTTTAAACTTAGCATCAAATTGTTCTTGAGTTATACCGAAATCTTTCTTACGACGCCAAGCAACAACAGACTTAGTTCGACTATTTCGATTATCTTTAATTGCTAGCCATCGAGATGATCTACTTTTTTGGGGCTCCGGATCACGCCTATATCTTAGGCGGCTGGATTCATTTCTGCAATCCCGACAAAAACCATATCCGCTCTGAAATATAACAGGCGCACAGTTCTGTTCTGTTAATTTTGTTCTACAATGGCCGCATAAACCTTTGATTTTGGTTCTCATTCCATTCTCCTAGTAAGACGACAAGGGGAATGTACTAGGCATCCCCCGAGTCTAAACCTCGGGAGCAACCCCGAGGGATAAGTCAATGGTACTACAGTACTGCTAGTTTGTCAAGTCTTTTCTATACATACGAAACGGTCACAACCGCAGCGCTAACCGGTGAAGTCGAGCCGGCCGTGCCGCCCGTGGTTACGCAGATCGCACTCAACGCGGTTCCGAAAGTCTTACCTGCTGCAGCACCCGTGAAAAAGTATTGCGTAATGACTGCGCCGGCGGGAACATAGATGATCTCGTCGGGGGCCGTGGTTCCAACGACTACAGAACCGCTGGCCAAATTGTAAATCTTGACGTAGCTCGCTGCTCCGCCGTTGGCAGAGTTGTCGATCTGAACCGAATACAGTTTAGCCGAAGACGCCTTGATACCATCTGCGGTGTTGCCCATCGCGGTATCTGTGAAGACAAATAATCCGGCGGGTGATGCGACTTCTACTTGCGAAATAGCCAATTTAAATCTCCTACAGCCAGCGCCAACCACACGCGGGGCAAACTTTTATCTCTCCTGAATTCTTTCGAAGTAGGAGTTTACAGACTGCACAAAGACGTTCCCACGTATAGCCTCCGAGAGACTATCAAGAACCCGCAGCTACTCCCTGAAAGTTCAGGTTGTAATGAACGTTGCCGCCTTCATTGATTACTTGGATGATGTCCAGATTGGAGGGATTCGAGAACGCGTCTGCAAAGAGTTGCGCGGTTGTTGCAGAGGATGTCAAGCGGGATTGAAACTGACCAATGCGAGTCTGGCCGATACCGCCGGCCGAAGTTGTAGGATTAACAGCGGGATTATGTACGACACCAGCGGAGTCTACGTTGAGAAGGATGGGTCCACCGAAACCGACGATCTGAATCAGATCTAAATTTTGTGGGGCGACGCCGTTCGGAGTCACCTGGGGCCAAGCGCCCGCTATCGTTAGCGGATTGATGGCGAAATTAATTGTATACATCGCTGTCGGGGTTGCAACTGACATGAGTTATTCGTGATTATAAAAATGGATGCCAAAAAAGGATTCGAACCTTTAGCCTTGGGCTTCAGAAACCCCTGCGCTACCGATTGCGCCATTTGGCAATTGAAGTCTTGTGAACGTTCTTGCCGCTCAGCCAACCCTCCATCATACTCGCAGATTCCGATGATGAGGATCGACTTGACTTTTGTATCTTCATACTACTCTATATTCCTAAACTTTTCTTAAGTACCTGAACTTCGGCCGATGATCTCTCGAGATCGCCGCAAGCCGCTTTAATCCCGTGGTTGTCCTGGAAGCCGTTAAGCCAAAGATTCATCAACCGGCCCCAAAGGCGGCCTTCGTTGCTGGCGCGCCAACTGTGCGCCGAGATGGTCTCGCCTTGATTGCCGCGGAGAACGACGACGTTCAAAAAGATGTCAAACGCGACGAGTGCGCGATGCAACCAACCCTCGGCTGCGGCTCGATCCTCTTGCTTCGGGATATCAACTAACGGGACAAACGGCACCGGAGGTCCTAAGACCTTGTGGCGGATGAATCCCATAACGGCGGATATCGCTATCAGCGTTGATGCCGCGGCTACATAAATCTCCGCGCCGAGCAGAACCTTGTGAAGGATATCCATGGGCCCTCGAATATGGCATGAGAGGATGGACTCGAACCACCGTAGTCGGGTTTGGAGTCCGACGTCCTAGCCGCTGAACGACTCTCATATTGAAATGGCGGAATGGATGGGATTCGGACCCACGATGGTCTCCCGTGACAGGGGAGTGCGATTGGCCTCTACGCGACCACTCCGTAAAAATCTTTTCTGCTCACTGCTGGGGCAACAGGATTCGAACCTGTAATGTCCTTGCGGACTGTCTGGGTAACAGCCAGATGCTGTGCCGGTTGAGCCACACCCCAGCGCTGAGCAGAAATAAAATGGTGGATGACGAGGGATTCGAACTCTCTATAGCCGCAAGGGCCAACAGGGTTACAGCCTGCCGCGCCACTCCCACTGCGCCGCTCATCCGTAAAATTTGGAGCAGAGTGGAGGACTCGAACCTCCGTGGGTTTCCCGGCAGTTTACAAAACTGCTGCTGTCGCCGCTGAGCCAACCCTGCTTGGAGCTACTACCACGAATCGAACGTGAGTTACCGCTTTACCAAAGCGATGTCCTACCACTGAACGATAGCAGCTTGGAACTTGGAGCTTGACAAAAGACTCGAACTTTTATTAACGGTTTACGAAACCGTCGTATTACCTTTGTACGAGTCAAGCAAAACTGGAGCGGGCTGCGAAAATCGAATTCGCTTAGCTGGTTTGGAAGACCAGAGCCTAGCCAATCGGCCAAGCCCGCTTTGAAAATGGTCGCAGGGGTCAGAGACGATCTGACGGAGGTCTGCTTATGAGACAGACTTGAATACCCATTCTCCGCTGCGATGGTAGGCATGGGTTGAATCGGACAACCGACGACGATTTTATCAGAATCGCATTCTGCCACTGAATTACACGCTATAGAAATCTGGGATCGCTCGGAATTTTAACCGAGACCTTTCGCGTCCGTCTTAAGCCTCGCGCGACTATTCGTTTCTTTTCGAACTCAAATCCCACAGAAAGTGGTGGAGCGCCAGCCGGATTAAAATCCGGGCGGTTACGAGGCCACCGCCGGGGCAGTGCGAGCCGAGTTTCACAGACGCCATCTCGGTAGTTTAACGTCCTCGCTATCAGTCCGGTGAGCCTAACCAGCGCGCGACTCGTGTTCCGCGGAAACACATGTTGGACTGAATCTTTTTGCAATCCATCACTTGATTGCCAGTAGCGGTCTACGATCGCTAGCGTCCCGTTTAAGGCCATGGGCTGGGGCCGTACTTTTCAGGCCATTACGCGACTTTGTCGGTGTACCTGAAAACTGGTCGAGATGGGAGGAATTGAACCTCCAAGGCGTTTCCGCACTCGCTTCCAAAGCGAGACCGCTGCCAGATTACGGACCTACACCTCGATTAAAATGGTCGGAGAAACTGGATTCGAACCAGTGTGCTTTCCCTTCCGAAGGGAACGAGATAAGCCAAACTCCTCTACTCTCCGATTAAACTTTATAGCAGATCGTCATAAGCACCTTGCCTGACAAGCCGTTTAATCCTTTTGACAAATTTTGGTCCGTGGCCGACGTCGTGGTGCGCGCTTGCGTGAACCATTTCGTGAAGCAGAACCATTCGAGCGAATCGGCCGTAAGACATCAACTGCCTGTCGACCGTTATGATCGGAGGACAGTCTGAGAAGAACGATGTCTCGCCTGCGCCTTTGGGGCGGATGCGTCCAAACCGTACATCGGATACCTTCAACTTAGAGCCGAAGTATAACCGGTTGTACTTCCGGAAGACCGCCATCAGGGTCGGCTTGTTTCGTCCCATGAACAGATACTCTCATACTTCGGGGATCTTGTCAAGGGTTATTTTCGACTATTTTTAATCTAGTCGAACTTTACGGCATTCCTTGCAATATGACGCCACACCGTTGACGTTTCGAACATTGGAATGGAAGGCTTCGATCAATAAATAATCATTGTGTCCGGAACACCAAGCAGTACCTTCTGGAGCATTCTTAGTCTTCGTATGTCTGGGGTGTTCTGCTAACGTTTGAGGGTTTCCAGACGAACTTTTATGCTGACGATTACATCCGAGATGAGAAAAGGCAATATTGTTTAAATCCCAGAAAAGCTCCGCGGAACGGTTCTCCCAAGGCAATTTATGCTCGATGCTCAGACTATCTATGGTTTCTATTCGCCTTTTGCAAACAAAGCAAGAATCCTCGCCTAATCTTTTTAGAAAATTAAAAAGAATAATTTTCCTGAGTCTGTGGGCTGCGGCGCCCGGAGACATACCTAACTGCTGAATTACTCTTTCTTTTCTGGAGTTCATAATCTCAGACCTTTGGTCATAGATTTAAAATTTTGGGGTGCCGATCTCGACTTGCACGAGAACCTGCGCCGTCACAAGGCGACGTGCTACTTTGACACTATTGGCACCCAGAACAAACAGGATACCACGGCCGGGTCGAGATGTCTACAGCAGAGCCTTCAGACGGGCGACTACCGCTAGTGCGTCGGCCTTAACTGTGGCCAATAGCGTTCCGGATACAACTTCGCCTTCGATCTTGGAGACCTCTGCCTTGACAGCCGCGACGATGGCCGCGGTGCCATAATGTTTGTATTCGCGATAACCTATGAGGGCGACTGCGGCCCCGACGCCTAGTGCGAGAATCATTTTATCTCCTATTCTCCGAATCCTACGACCCAGCGAATACCGGGGAACATTGTTGAACTACCTGTTACTTCTAGAATGACGACGATCTGATCGCCGTCGCTGAAGTTAAGGCTGGAACTAAAAAGTCCGTTGTAGTTACCTGAATTAACCCCGACTGGACCTAACGTAGTGCTTGTTGTTACGTTTTTGATTGAGCCCTGGAGTTGAGTGGCTCCGCCAGGAACCGCTTGATCTGAACTTAACAAAAAGTCTGTGAGTCTTCCGCTCCCTGACGCAATTCCAGAACTGTTAATGGACGCGCCAAAAGCGGGAATCTGGACGGGCGTGGTACTAAGTGTAACGTTGGTTATGGCCCCGATCATATTGGATAGGGAACACCAGCCGATAAAGAAACTGCTTTGTTGTGCTACATAAACTTCAAATACGGCTACAATTGAAAATGTATCCGAGTTCTCTACCTCAAGAAGATACGAACCGGTGCTAAGACCGCCGGGCAAAGAAGCAACGAACAATGTATCAGAAGAAGACGAAACGGTTAACGTTGAGCCGTTAAATCTGACGGAGGGTGCCGAAGAACTCGGCTTGAACCCGCTACCAGAAACGGTAATTTGGGTAACTGCGGCATCTACGATTACACTGTCAATTACTGGATTGCTCATCTATCTCCCTTAATACTTTTAGATTTTTCGTAGTACTTCGGAATCAAACTAAATCTTTCGGCGGTTCTAATTATTCTTTCTCTCGGCTTGACATCTCGATCCGAATACCAGTGCGCCGTAATGATGTCATTATCCTCTTGCGGACCTTCCGATGTACGAGAGTTGAACCTTCTTTCCTCGGTGGCTGAGACGCCTAGTCGTGCTAAGTTTCTAAATACCAATTCGTCTTCTGCGTCTGCCCAATCTAGTTCAAGAGGCAGGAGCAAACTCATTGCCTTCTGGCTAACCCAATACCCGCTACCGCCATAATGCCCAAGATAGTCGTGCTCCTCAAATCCAGACTTCATCAGCCTGGGGATGTGAACGTAAGTATCGACATCGCATTTGAAAACGTAATCATATCCATTCTGGACGGCATATTCAAAGACACACCATACCTTGCGGGATAGCCTACGATAATCATCGGGTGCGTCTAATACTATTTCGTCTTTGGATTCGGACTTTGTGCCGTTCCCTAAGAAGAAAGCATAATCGATTTCGGTGCCTTTCAGCCAGGTGTTTCGGACCATTTGGTGGTGTCCGCGGTCTCGCTGGCAACTCAGGATGGCAATTAAGGTTTTTTCCATAAAATCATAATCTGCATGTTTGGAAAATGCTTGATGTCCCAGAATTCCGGTATTTCAAACCAGTAAGTATCGTTTATTTTAAACTTGCCCTCGTGCTGGATAACGTCATCTATGGCCACGAGGGATTCAGGGGCATGATCTTTTATAGCCTTTAATTCTAAAGGGATCTGATTTTCGGCCGTTTCGTCGTGCTCATTACCGTGAGCATCTAACCAAAAGAGCGCCTTCGTAATCTTATTAGTTATAAGCAAGCGTGGTAATTCTATTCCACTTGAGCCTAGAATAAGATTGACATTTCTTCCTTTAAGTCGATTAACCGCGAGATTATAATTATACGAATCGGATTCAATAGAGTACGCGCACTCAAACGAATCACAAACAGCTTCTGACGTTGATCCCTCTTGCGTTCCTGTTTCAACGAACGTAGTCAAATTGTATTCTTTTTGTAAACCGATTAACGTTTGCCAAATCTCGCTACGGCCATTGTCTTGTATATCTACGATCATTAGAACAGCAAACCAAAAGATATCGCTACTACTCCGGCGCTGGGAGGAGTTGCATATGTATACGTAACTACATTATCCGACAAAGAGATTGAATCCGGCGAACTAACTGGCACCACTCCTACCGGTTGATTTCTAAGCGAATTCTCTGAAAACCAATCTACTGGAAGTTCGCCGAATCCGTTACCTTGGAAACTTATAAAGTACGGATCTCGCAATAAATCAATTTGATAAGTTGAGTTAACGCCGTCTGCTAAAATGGCACAACCTACTACAATTACTTTTTGAAGATTTGCCATATTTCCTCCTTGGGGAATAAAGAAAAACTATAGCGAGAAATGCTTTTTATTTTTCAAATGCCAAAAACTAGAAGAGTAAACGCTGCCCTGAATATCAAATGCAGGTTCTAATTTTTCTCGTAGATGTGATATCTGAGACTCCGTCAACCACCCGTCATTGGGGCAATGCCTGTCTTCGTGAAGTTCTAAATGCATGTACCGAGTATTCTTCAAAAATTCTACGTCGGTGCTCATCAAAACAGCGTACTCTGCGCTCTCGATATCTATCTTTACACAATCCCAAACAGTATTACCTAAGGCTTGCGACAAGGTAACGCAAGGAACAAAAATCGAATCCAGTCCAGATTCTATATTACCGTTGCGGCACTCTCGAGTTCCATCTAAATGCCCAACACCTTTGAAACTAACTTGACCTGTGTATGTCCAGACTGCGGCGTTGATGGCGCTCACATCGATATTGATCCGAGCAAACATGTCGGTCATGATCTTATAGGTTTCGGGATCTGCCTCGTAAGATGTAACTTCGGAACCGTTAAGTGCCCAGAAAGCCGTAACCATTCCTAGATTTGCGCCAATATCAAGAACCTTAGCGCCAAGAAAAGGCTTAAAAGTATTCGGATCTTTACCCGGAAGATGGTCGTAATTATACTTGGTAAAATATTCTAATGCTTGTTCTCGTGTTTTTATCAAGAATTTCTCCTAGTGGAGTATTATTCCTTTGCGTGCTCCGTACCCTGACCCCAAACGGCCCGAGTTCGCTTCTTCGGATTCCCGTCTCCGCGGCCTTCTTGCTGTTGCTGGGCTCTTTCACGGACGCCGGGGTTAGCCTTCAGATCAACTTCGCGGACTGCCTCGCTAGTCGGCAAACTGCCGGATCGGAGGGTTTGGGTCACCTCATCGGACTTGCCTTCTGGGCGGGTAGCACCGGACTTGGCTGTAACGCCTACGGTCGTTTGTTCAACGATGGTTTTGTTGGAGCGCGCGTTTGGCTGGAGTTCCACATTTAAAAGCTGCGGAACGTCGCCGTCAAATTTCTTTTGGTTTTTCTCGCTGGGCGTTATCGCCATCTGCCACCTTCTTGATCTTCATGAATCCAAAATCTATTCCGAACAACCGGAAGACGCGGAATATTATCAGCTCATAGATTTTAGACTTGAGCGAGACCTTGGTCTTCCAGTACATGGGACCTCATGGATAAATCTTTGTATATAACCAGCCAGCCATCGAGACGCCTAGACCTACGTAGGCGAGCATGGGATGTCGAGAAACCAGACCGCCAAATGCCAACATGTAGCCGACGAACTGCAGCCACGGCTTGACCTTGATGTACTGATCGACTTGATTCAAAATTGTGGATAGGCTCATGTTGTTTTCACCGGTTGCTTACCTTCGAGAATGCCGCCTTGGATTAGATTCTCCGGGGTCACGACATTCCGATCGAAGTGGTTCTCGTGAGACAAAAGAAAGTCCGGCTTGACCGATTCGCCTCTCGAGGGCGGCAACTTCCCGCTAGCCTGGTCGGAGGTCGGGGAATGCTTTCTGGCTTGGCGCGCGATCTCGTAATCGTTAGGCATCGGTTCGTCCGTATACGGCAATGTACCTCGGGTCCGACCACATACACGAATCGCAAATAAACTCTTCGCCGAGATTAGCGAACTGTTCCCAGCCTCTGGCCGTGTAATAGCCTGCGGTTATCCCGCTATCAGGGAGCGGGCTGCCGGTATCTTTGGAACATCGAGAACAAATTGCTGTCATTTCTCTTTCTTCTTGTGCTCTACTAGCCGCCCGTGGAGTTCGCTCGGATCCTGACCTTTGTGATAGCCGGCTGCGTTCACCTTGCCGTATTCGTAGACCATGGTGCCTGAGTCGGTTTCGAAATGAAGGCGGAGACGGCCGCCTGGGAGCTTTTCGGTCTTGGTGATGTTAGACTTGCTCATCTTTCAAACCTTGTGTTGCAAACTTGGCTGCCCGCCATCCTATCTCTGCTGCGGCTTGCTCAATAATGGGATCGAACATTTTGTTGCTTGCGGCGGTAATAGTCAACGTCCGTTTCCGGAAACAATTTGACTAGCGGAGCGAACGCGGGGATCGCTGCCGCGGTTCCGAGCCAATCGAGAAATTTTCTACGGCGCATCGCCTTTCCTTTCTGTACCTACAGGGGTCGTTTATACCCTAATCGGGTACGGTATGGGGAGACTGGGCCTCCGACATGGGCGGGGTGCCCGGGTTGGTACCCCTACCGGTCACGGTGACACCCGTAAGTTATTGAGGGCAAATCACGTTAACGTCGGCGGGTGGAAAAAACCGCCTGGGGCGGGTACGACTCGGCACTCCCGCCGGCCTTGGCTTCGGTACTCTACGTGCTGGCCGCAATTCGAATTCCAAAAAATAAGTGCTTTAGAATCAGTGTTTCGTTTTTCCGTTCGCTTCGGATCGATGCTTTGCTTGGCTGTCACGCCTAGTTAATGCACGGCCGTTTTAATGCGCCGATTGCAATAAATGCTTTGTTTTCAGTGTTTTAAAATCAATATTGTATTGATTATCAGTTTTGGCTCTTGACTTTTCGAGTTCGCGGCCGGAATTGCTTCGCCGTCCATCCGTTTGCCTGATTTGCCCATATATGGTCATTGACTCTTAACGTTTGGCTCTAAGTGTTTTGCTTTGTGCGATATAATGCGCCGTTAGGCTTCTGTTCGCGTCTAGCTTGTCTCTTCTGGCCGAATTGTCTCTGTCACTTGTCTTCCATTGGACCAGACGGATAGTATCACGACATACCTCTGGACGCGCTCAGGATAGCGCGCATGATCCGGCGCGCGAGTAATTTTTGCTCTGCAGGATCGAATACCTATTTGCTGGCCCGTGAGCAAATATAATCGGCGCCTGACTATAAATACTCTGATTTGCCTTGTTTATAATCGGTCAAAGGCAAAGTGCAACACAATAACTTGCCTATGATTGTGTGGGTATTCGGTCTCTTCATAGTAACGGGAGGAACCTATTAAATACTCTCAGAATTCCTTGTTCTATTAGGATGACCTCTTTTTTTGATTGATTCTAAAGGACTTAGTATTTTAAAAGCGAATATAAAGCGAAGCATTATAAATAATAAATACTCCGAAGTGAGTATAAATACTATTATAAATGCTCAAAATACTCAAAGGGGGGGGGGTACTGAAAGGCTTGGATCCCCACAGAATAATTGCCGAGTATTCTGTCGCACTTTTCTAAACGGCCTTTTGTCTTGACATTCTCGACGCAATATGCTATGATTTAGCCTGAGGGTAACTATGATTTATTTCATGCAAGGCACGGAAACAAAGAACATCAAGATAGGTCGCACCGATAAGCCAGTATCGGAGAGATTTAACAAATGGGCAAGCTCGGATGTTCTAACATGCCTAACAACGATAGAAGGACATTCAGAGGAGGAGGGTATAATTCATGTAAGATTCGCTCGCTTATCCTTGCATGGCGAATGGTTTAAGCCAGCGCCGGAATTGATCGAGTACATTAACTCGCTTCCCAAGTCTAAATGGTCTGGCTGGACGCAACCGAATAAACCTTCATGGTCCCCTACGATCCAATTAAGAATAGAGCAAGAACAAAAGGGCGATCCGGCCGTCCTACCCCGAATTACGGGATTAATCAAACACGCCGTTGAGTATGACGGCCTTTGGCGCGCCGTTGCTATCTTCAAATGCTCTATCTGTCCAAAGAAGCACAGGGAGGTCCTGAAAGGTACTGGCAGCCTACCTACGGTCTTTACGCTAACCTGTCGGAATACAGGCGCCTCGTTAGAGGTAGTCAATTGGTAGTCCTAGTACCATAGGCACAATTCTCCTTAGTACTCCCTTTTCCCTTGACACTATTCCTGCTAACTGGTAGTCTGTACTTGCAAGGGAGATTAAAATCAACGAACCGGGCCCCGGGAGACAAGGTATCGCGCAATGAACGGTGAAGTCTTGTCGGAAAGCGAACAGGTGCAATCGTGAAAAAATTAAATATTACAATGAAAGACATTCTATATATCATCGAACATGAATTGCGGCCGGAAGTAACAGTTAATGACCGTGATGAGTTAATCGCGCGTCTAAAAGAAATTGAAGACTGCTATTGCGCTGAAGAATCTTTGTCAAATTAGTACAGAATTAAATCAGTGCGGCCTGGCGCCGGCAATCTGGATACGCCGTGCGAGAATGGTCCGAAGACATATTGCCTAGGCCACGACTGGTTTGAGGATAACAAAGCCCCGTATCCCGTGTACTCTGTCGAGACAGGCGAGGTAGTCAATCCCGCGTAGGGTTGAAAATATCCGATGCGTACCCTAAAGCATTATGCTCTATCTGTTTTGTTTCAAATCTTGGCAGTAGTTTGTTTCGCTCGAAAAACTTAATCTAAAAAAAAAGGAAAAAGGAAAAATGGAAAACATGAAAATAGTATCATATTGGGATAGCCGTAAAATTATATATCAGGCTGAGGCAGAAAGTTTTGCTGCCTTGCTTCAGGCCGCGATTAAAGTATGTGCGGACCTGTCCAGTGCGAACCTGTGCAGTGCGGACCTGTCCAGTGCGAACCTGTCCAGTGCGAACCTGCACGGTGCGGACCTGCGCGGTGCGGACCTGCGCGGTGCGGACCTGTGCAGTGCGAACCTGTCCAGTGCGAACCTGCACGGTGCGGACCTGCGCGGTGCGGACCTGACCAGTGCGTACCTGGCCAGTGGGAACCTGCTCGGTACGAACAGGGA